ACACACCTCCATGTGTAATCTTATGAAATTTGGCAAAAAGTCAAATTAGCGCATAGAAGGGTCATCAAAACGATGTTCAGGTTTAAACTCACGAAATCTCTTCCGCGACGCCCGAGATCCATCCGACCATTCTCTCTCAAACTCCGCACGTTTCTCGTCAAACTTCCGCTCCCTTTCCGCAATCTCCCGCGTCACCCCCGCAATATATTCCCGATGCTTATTGATTGCCGCAGTCGTCCCGAAAACTCCCGCGAGTATCCCGATAATAAAAGCAATTATAATACTAAACATTATTTATATTCCCGTAGCTTACGTTCAATACGAGCTAAGTGGTTATCCAAGACACACTGCCCTAGAATTACCACAACTAATAAAACAATAATTATTACTCCCATTATATCCACCCCGCCATAGCTGCTAACCAAAAGCCTACGAAGATTAGGAATAATACAAAACCAAATCCATAAATATTAATCCACGCTTCGTACACTTCTCCGCGTCTGTTCTTTCTTTTATTTGACATATCTTTCATACTCCTGTAAATATGCTATTTTAAAATATTTTATAGTTTGTGCATAACCAACCATGCTCGTGACTTCCTAGAAGGACTTTTCACTTTCTTGCATAGTGTTTTCTGCCAATATACCATCCAAGAAATAAAAAATTTAGTTTACTTAGATGTCTTTTTGCTTTATACTAATTACAGGTAGTTAGATTGCTCTAGTTTAAATTTACAATCACCATATTTAAGGTCAAACTGACTGAGATCCCACCACCCAAACTTAGTACGGAGCTGTACTACTGGAAAGCGATCTCCCTTAATACGAACTTTTTGAACCTTGAGACCGTAATGTTCTTCTCCCGCACCGCCAAAAGATTTTACAAATCCCGTACAAAATGGTTTAGGAGCAGGTGCACAACCAGATAACATAACTGCGGCAACTAGTGCAATCACAAACTTTTTCATATTTATCTCTCCATTTCTAATTTATGAATCTATTATAGCAAAATAGAGGGATGAAAGCAAATACATTTTTATAATAGGAGATTATATGGGTTTTTTCGCTGGAAAATATAGCGATGGTAAGACCGTACTATCTTTAAATACTGAATCTGGTGGTGACATTAATAGTCACTATAGTCCAAATAATAATAGTATTTTTCATAGTGATATGCCATTTGTCCTAGTTGATGGTACTTATGAGGCTGGGTTAGGTGATGCTGGAAATGGGTTTTTTGTATGTCAGATGCCCTCTGACATAATAAATATTAAATCTAATGACCCAGGTAGAGTTATACTAACTGCTATTGAGATTAATGGTACTCATAGGGCTTTTCTTAATGGTACTCAGAGTAAGGTAGGTCAAACTATAGTTGCTACTCAAGCAGACCCCTTTAGATCTTTTGCTAGCGTTTCCCAAACTAGTGGATTTGCATTTGGTAATAGCCTGGCATCTGGAACATATAACTATAACCCATCTATAGGGCATGAAGAATCTATCTCTAGAAATGGTACTGGTGGAACCACCCTACATAGTACTTATCATGGTATAGTTAGGCCAGGTGCAGGAGCTCCAGTAGGTATTACTGTTGCAGAAGCTTTTGCACAGCTGGGTTTTCCTACTAATAGTAGTACAGTACCTATAGATGGTAATAACCAATATTACTGGGACCCAGGATGGATGTCTCCTTTAGGATCAGCATACAGAGGACACGATTGGTTTTATGTTTGTAGCTCTAATATACGTGGGTATGGTGGGGTAAGACAAGGTCTTCCTGGTAATGTAAATACTATGTATCATGATGGGGGTAATAGATTTGTTTGTAGAGGTTCTACAACTAATTTAGCTAATCAATCTGGTAATGCTACAATATTACAGGATTGGTATAACATAACTCCTACTAAGGTTATTTGGTATGTACTTAATCTGAGGTATTCTAATGGTAATATGGGTATTTCTGGTAATCCTTTTACTGGTTCAGATATTCTTATTTCTCCCTCTAATTTTACTATAAAAGGGGTTAGTTTACCGAATACTGGGTATAAGTTTATCAACCAAAATGCTTTTGGTAACTTAGGCTATAGGCCAGATATGGAATTCATTGGAAATAACGCAGCGTACACTGGAGCCTTCGGAGATACCACTGCAAGGTGTGAACTTGTAGGTTCTAGTAACGGGAGTTTATGGTCTCCTGTAGATCACGGAGGGGCTAAGTCTCAAATTAGTATTTACAAATTCGGAGCTGGTAAGCAATGGTACGTAAACTCAAGTAATAATACTATTGGTAACGAACATGGTGTTGTTTGGGGGCCCTCTTCAGTTCCTCTGAGACTTTTTAGTGGAAATGTTGGTAGTTCTTACATGGGGGATGATATTACTCCTTACTATCCAGGAACTGGAGATAGATATGTGGCTTTATCTACTATTGGACTAGGAATTCCAGGAGGTAATGCTACCGTTATTCTTACTACTGAAGTTATATCTGGTAATCTTAATTGTGCTGGTGTTCCAGCTAATACATGGAATAACGGTGTATTTCAGGTGCAGGGAAGAAGGGCTTATAGCTATAGTAATGGAGATGCAATATTCCACCAGATTTTAACATTACCTGTAGGTTACTTAGTACCCTTTCATACTACATCTGCATTTAGATACACACCTAATAATGCACTAAGTAGAAATAGTTTCATATATACAGTTAAAAATCTAGGAAATGGAAATGTAGAATTAGGGGTAGTTATGCACGTAAGTTTAGGTAGTGCAGTTTTCCTACCTAGATTAAGAGTAACAGTTCAACGCCTTACCTAAAGGAGGAAATATGGCAAATGATGTATTAGTACCAGATCTTATGTCCCCTGAAGGGATGGATGTAATTGAAGCTTATTTACAGTGTGGTAGCGATGTGCCTTCTGCCGCACGTAGTCTTGGAATGTCCGAAATTGCTTTCCGAGATATTATGAATCGTAGCGAAGTTAAGAACTACTTAAACGATATTTTTATGGAAAGTGGATTCCGTAACAGAGATCGTTTGTTTGGTGTTCTAGATGAAGTTATTAAGCGTAAACTAGAGGAACTAGAAGAAACCGGCATGGGTTCTGACCAGGATATTATGGACATTCTCTGGAAGGCACACAAGATGAAGATGGAAGAAATGAAAATGATGGTAGAATTGGAGAAAGTGAAGGCAGCAGCCCGTACTCCTGCTAACCAGACCAATATCCAGAATAACATTATTGCTGGAGCTGGGGATCAAAACTATATGGACTTAATTACTTCCCTGGCTACTGGAGGTAAGAAGTAATGGAAGTATCAAGACCCTACGTTAATACAGTAGATGTTATTGATTTCGGAATAGACAAACGTTTCTTTCGTCTACCTGTTTCCGGAATACTAGCACAAGAAGGTATTACACCTAATGGTCCTCAAATAGCGATCATCAATGCTCTAGAAGACCCTAGACATCGTTTTGTAACGGCGTGTGTATCACGCCGTGTGGGCAAGTCTTTTATAGCGTATACTCTTGGGTTCCTAAAATTGCTGGAACCTAATGTGAAGGTGCTAGTAGTTGCCCCTAACTACTCACTGGCCAATATCGGATGGTCTCAGATTCGTGGTCTTATTAAGAAGTATGGCCTACAAACTGAACGTGAGAACGCTAAAGATAAAGAGATTGAGTTAGCTAATGGTTCTCTGTTTAAACTAGCTTCTGCGGCGCAGGCTGACTCCGCAGTTGGACGTTCATATGACTTTATCATCTTCGATGAGGCGGCAATTTCCGATGTTGGTGGCGATGCCTTTAGAGTTCAGTTGCGCCCTACCCTAGATAAACCAAACTCTAAGGCTCTATTTATCTCTACTCCTCGTGGTGGTAACTGGTTTAAAGAGTTTTACGCCTATGGATTTGATGATACATTGCCTAACTGGGTATCTATTCATGGTACGTATCGTGATAACCCACGTGCTGACCTGAATGACATAGAAGAAGCACGTCGCACAGTTAGTAAAAACTACTTCCGTCAGGAATATGAGGCTGATTTCTCTGTATTCGAAGGTCAGATCTTTGATACCTTTAACGCTATCGATCATGTTAAAGACCTCAAAGGTATGCGTCACTTCTTTAAAGATGACGAAGCATTCGAAACCTTACTTGGCATTGACGTTGGTTATCGTGATCCTACAGCAGTTCTTACTATTAAATATCATTACGATACGGATACTTACTATGTATTAGAAGAGTACCAGCAGGCGGAGAAAACCACAGCTCAGCATGCTGCGTATATTCAACACTGTATAGATCGTTATAAAGTTGATCGTGTTTTTGTTGACTCTGCCGCAGCTCAGTTCCGTCAGGACTTAGCGTATGAGCATGAAATTGCATCGGCTCCAGCTAAAAAATCTGTCCTAGATGGTCTAGCATGCTTGCAAGCGCTATTCCAGCAGGGCAAGATTATTGTGGATGCTTCATGTTCCTCATTAATTCACGCATTGCAGAATTACAAGTGGGATTTCCAAGAAGGTGAAGAAAAATTATCACGTGAAAAACCACGTCATGATGCTAACTCTCACCTCTGTGATGCTCTGCGCTATGGAATTTACTCTATTTCCCGTGGTAAATAAATAAGTATAGGATGGGATACTACTCAGTTGGTATCCCATTCCTGCATTTTAAAATCCCCTTTACAAATTCGATACGATTATGTATACTATATTCATTGATCGGGAGAACTTCTCCCATAATAGAACGTAAACAAGAAAAATTAATGCTCTACATGGGGTGTAGGAGATTCTATGAGTCGACAAAAGCTAACAATAAAAGATATAAATATTAGATTAGCTGATCGTGGAATCCAAATTGTCGGTGAATATGTAAACCAACGTACAAAAACAGTATTTAAATGCCAGAGAGCACACGTTTGGGAAGCAACACCACATTCTATACTCCATATGGGGAGAGGTTGTCCACACTGCTCCAATAATACAATATCGTTAGATGAAGTTAATAACAGAATATCTAATATAGGGTATACTCTGTTAAGCAGCTATACTAATGCTAAAACAAAACTACATCTACGCTGCAATAAGGGGCATGACTGTTTAATTACCTTAGATGGATTGACTCAAGGTAAGAGATGTCCTTATTGTTCTCTTAAGTGGGAGAATGGCGGATTCCTCTATATCATGTCCTCCTCTAGTGGTACTAAAGTAGGCATAAGCTTATACCCTGAGAAACGGCTGAATGAAGTTAAAAGAGAATCTGGATTTTCTGACCTATACTTGTTCACCATGTATCATCTGCCAGATAGAGAGACTGCTTTAGATTTAGAAAAGGAAGTTCACAGAGAATATTATAATAAAAACTGTGGGTTTTCTAATTTTACAGGAAGCACGGAATTTTTTAATGTTGCTCCTGAGGATATAGTAATCTTTCTAAGTAGCTTTGGATTGGAGGATTATGGCCACTAATACTAAGTACAAACGTGATGCCATTTCCATAATGAGGGATGGTATAAAATCTAGGTATAGTAAGGATGGTTGCTGTGCTATATGTGGTAGTAGTGAAGACCTAGAACTTCACCATTATCATACTATATCTCAGCTAATAAAAAAATTTGCTAAAGAACTCCAGCTGGATTTCACTGATGAGAATATCGTCCTTTCAAATAGGGAAGCATTCTACAAGAAATATGAGCATGAGTTAGTTAGGGATGTGGTAACATTGTGCCAGCACCATCACCAATTATTACATAAGGTTTACACAAAAGAACCTCCTTTATTTTCTGCTAATAAGCAAAAAGCGTGGGTTCAAAAGCAGAAAGACAAATTACAGAATCCTCAAGAAAAGACACAAGTCAAGACTGAAACAAAATCAGGATTCGCAAGGTTCTTATAATGGGTTTAAAAAGCTGGATTACTGAAAAGTTAAATCCGGGTCAACGTATTATAAGAGACATGGAACCAGTTAGTCATCGCACTAACCGTAAGCCTTTTACCACTGGACAAGCCTACAGTAAAATTGAGATTCTCAATAGAACTGCTAATATGGTTATAGATAGTGCGGCGGAGTGTTCTTATACTGTCGGAGATAAATATAATATTGTTACGTACGCTAATGGCGTCAAAACAAAGACTCTAGACACTCTCTTAAATGTACGACCTAATCCATTCATGGATATAAGCACATTCCGTAGACTTGTAGTCACTGACCTACTTTTTGAAGGTTGTGCATACATCTATTGGGATGGCACATCGCTTTACCATGTCCCGGCTGCTCTTATGCAGGTCGAGGCAGATGCCAATAAGTTTATCAAAAAGTTTATATTTAATAATCAGATAGACTATCGCGTAGATGAGATTATCTTTATAAAGGATAACAGTTACGTGTGTGGCACAAATTCTCAAATTTCTGGACAATCTCGTGTTGCTACTGTTATTGATTCTCTTGAAAAGCGTTCTAAGATGCTTAACTTTAAAGAGAAATTCCTAGATAACGGAACCGTGATTGGTCTTATTCTTGAGACGGATGAAATCCTGAACAAGAAATTGCGTGAGCGTAAACAAGAAGAATTACAACTCGATTATAATCCTAGTACTGGTCAGTCTTCTGTCCTGATTCTAGATGGTGGTATGAAAGCTAAACCGTACTCCCAAATATCCTCTTTTAAAGATCTAGACTTTAAGGAAGACATCGAAGGATTTAATAAATCTATTTGTCTAGCCTTTGGAGTTCCGCAAGTACTGCTTGATGGTGGTAATAATGCGAATATTCGACCAAACATCGAATTGTTCTATTATATGACTATCATTCCTATGCTGAACAAACTGACTAGTTCTCTTACTTTCTTTTTTGGTTATAAGATTACTCCTAATACTAAGGAAGTAGCTGCATTAACACCAGATAAAGAATCTGAGGCTAAACATTTAACCTCATTGGTTAATAATGGTATTATAACTGGTAACGAAGCTCGTTTAGAGCTGAACCTTGAGCCTTTAGATGATGAGCAGATGAGTAAGATTCGTATTCCTGCTAACGTCGCTGGTTCTGCAACAGGCGTATCCGGTCAAGAAGGTGGTAGACCTCAAGGTTCCACCGAGGGAGATAAAGAATGATTGATTATAGTGGTCTAAAGACCATTTTTGGTGAAAAACTACCAGAATCTCATATCTTCTTTGCTACGGTTGCTGCGCATAAATATGTTCCTAGCTATGCTTTTCTGCGTAGAGAATTAGGACTTTCATCTGCGCATACTAACCGCAAAGTATGGAAGAAATTTGTAGAGGCATATGGTAAAGCAGTTCCTCCTGCTCCACCATTAACTCTTTCTAAAGATTTAATTGCTAGCATGTCCGTTGAAGAGGGAGCAGCATTAACACTTTCTGTTACTGCAACTGGTGGTACTGGTCCATATACTTATGCATGGACTAAAGATGGTTCTCCTATTCCGGATGCTTCAGGAGCTACCTATACTAAGCCTACAGCAGCAGCTGAGGATGCCGGCTCTTATAAAGTAACTGTAACAGATAGTAAGCGAGTAAGTAAGGATTCTACTGCGTGTACTGTGACAGTTAACCCTGGGGTTGGAGGCTAATAAATGACACAAGCTGCTATTGACTATAACAAGTTAAAATCAGCACCCGTTCATTTAGATGCTTATATTAAATCTATTGATAGCGAATCCAAAGAGGGTGTTGTAAAAATCCGTGGATTCGCTAATACAATTAGTAAAGATCGCGCTGGTGATGTAATTCCTGCTTCTGCGTGGAAAACATCTAATGCACTTGCTAACTACATGAAAAACCCGATTATTCTTTTTGGACACGACCATCGTCGTCCAATCGGCAAGTGTATTGATCTTAATCCTACTGAAATGGGTCTCGAAATCGAATGCGAGATCTATGAGAGTTCTGACCCGGCCATCTTTTCACTAATTAAAAACGGTGTACTGAAAACTTTTAGTATCGGATTCCGCTGCCTAGATGCAGAATGGGATGAAGCTACTGATATATTTATTATTAAAGATTTAGAACTATACGAAGTTTCGGTAGTTTCTGTACCTTGTAATCAGGACTCAACATTCAATCTCGCTAAGAGCATGAATGGTCATGATTATACTGAATGGCGTAAATCTTTTACTGCAATAAGTTCTAAAGCTGTCCCAGCTCAAGAACGTAATCTTTCTGAACTAGAAAAACTTGCGATAGCTTTAGGCTACGTTAAAGAATAACGGAGAATTATTTAAAAATGACTATTGATATTAATAAGCTGAAAGAAGAACTTGGTCTGGGTGATCTGGCTAAATCTCTGGAAGGTCTTACTGCTGCTCAGAAAGCTGCTGAAGCTGAACGTATGCGTAAAGAGCAGGAAGAAAAAGAACTGGCTCGTATGAATGATCTGGTTTCTAAAGCAGTTGGCGAAGATCGTCAGAAGCTAGAAGAAGCTCTGGAACTGGTTAAATCCCTGGATGAAAAATCCAAGAAGAGCGCAGAACTGTTTGCACAGACTGTAGAAAAACAGCAGGAAACTATTGTTGGTCTTCAGGACGAAATCAAATCTCTGCTAGCAGCTCGTGAAGGTCGTTCCTTCGTTGGTGATAGCGTAGCTAAAGCACTGTATGGTACTCAGGAAGCTTTCGAAGACGAAGTTGAAAAACTAGTTCTTCTGTCCTATATGATGGAGAAGGATGTATTCGAAACTGAGCATGGTAAAGCCCACGTTAAGGCTGTTAATGGTTCTTCTTCTGTTTCTATGTCTAGCGAAGCATACGAAACCATCTTTTCCACCCGTATTATCCGTGATCTGCAGAAAGAATTAGTAGTTGGTGCACTGTTCGATGAGCTGCCAATGTCCAGCAAAATTCTTACTATGCTCGTTGAACCAGAAGCTGGAAAAGCTACTTGGGTAGATGCTTCCAAATTCGGTACTGACGAAACTGTTGGTGACGAAGTTAAAGGTACTCTGACTGAGATTAGTTTCAAAACTTACAAGCTGGCTGCTAAGTCCTTCATCACTGATGAAACTGAAGAAGATGCAATCTTCTCCCTGCTGCCTCTGCTGCGTAAGCGTCTGATCGAAGCACATGCCGTTTCTATCGAAGAAGCGTTTATGACTGGTAATGGTACTGGTCAGCCGAAAGGTCTGTTGACTCTGGCTAGTGAAGATAGTGCTAAAGTTACCACCGAAGCTAAAGCTGATGGTTCTGTACTAGTAACTGCTAAAACCATTTCTAAACTGCGTCGTAAACTGGGCCGTCATGGTCTGAAACTGAGCAAACTGGTACTGATCGTATCTATGGATGCTTACTACGATCTGCTGGAAGATGAAGAATGGCAGGATGTTGCACAGGTTGGTAATGATGCTGTTAAACTGCAAGGTCAGGTTGGTCGTATTTACGGTCTTCCGGTTGTAGTTTCTGAGTATTTCCCAGCTAAAGCAGCAGATAAAGAGTTCGCAGTTATTGTTTACAAAGATAACTTTGTAATGCCTCGTCAGCGTGCTGTTACTGTTGAACGTGAGCGTCAAGCTGGTAAACAGCGTGATGCGTACTACGTTACTCAGCGTGTTAACCTGCAACGTTACTTTAGTAATGGCGTTGTATCTGGTGCTTACGCTGCATCTTAATACAGGCTTTTCAGCCGATAAGGAGAGCTTCGGCTCTCCTTTTTTATTGGGAAAAATAAATGCAAATCATCACAGCCGAAGATTATAGATTATACGGTAGTTTAAAACGACCTGAATTAGAGTCTGGTGTAGAAATGATGATTACTGCTGCCAATGCGCTGATTACGAGCCTTCTAGGCATGGATGATGCTGATGCGGTAGATCAGTTAATCAATACAAAACCTACACGTAGGAAATATTTTCTTAGTTCACCATCTGCTACCTCCGTAACTAAAGTGACGATTAACGATAATGAGATTGACCCAGAGCAGTATAAGCTATACTCTGACGGTATTATCCTTCTCAAATTTAATCCTCCAGAAGGTTATATGGATGTAGAATACACACAAGGTGGATTTAATCCAATACCTGAGGATCTCAAACTTGCAGCATGTATGCTAGTAGATCATTGGCATAAACAGGATTACCGTCAAGCTAAAACAATTGGCGGAGAAACAGTTACTTTTAATAATACTAAGTCTGGTATTCCAGAGCATATTCGTACTATTATTGAAGTTTACAGGAGAGTATAATGTCTCTTTCTGATTTAGCTACACAAATTATTAAGGAGCAGCTAGATAATGTTGGGCGTTCCGAGAACAATAAGAATACTGTTGTATATTCTGTTGAAACAGGACTGAAAGATCCTACCAGAGATGGTACTGTTGCTCAAGTATCTTTTAAGTTTTCAAAACCCGTATCACAAGATCTTCTTGATGTTAGAACAGCCTCTATACTAAAAGCGGTATCCTCTAGTTTAGATCTTTCGGGAGATTTAGGTGCTCTAGAGAACTTAATACAAGCAACCGCTGGTAAAAAATCTGCTGTAGGTAAAAAACGTTCTACAGGTAGAGTACAGGTAAACTTCGGTGATCCTAGAGATGTGGAAGATGGTTATTCTGGTGCAGTAACAGGTGCTTCCGGTCGTTTTGTATCAAATAGTAATATGCGTACTATTCTTGAAATAGTTGCTAAGGAATATTTGATAAAAGATATGAAAAAGGCAGGAGCGCCATTAAAGTTTAGAACTGGTAGATTTGCAAATTCTCTAAAAATTAAAGATGTTATGCTTAGGGATGCAGAGACTAGTAAAGGTGCCCCCGAACTAAACGTGACGTATAATTATATGGTACGTCCATATTCTGTATTTAATCCAGCAGTATCTACATATAGAAGATTATCTTTACGACCCTACCCAGGTGCTAGAAACCCACAAAAACTTATTGGTGAGGCTATAGCAAAAGCTGCAAGAGACCTGATTCACTCTAGATATAAAATCAAGGTTAATCAAGGAACCTAATAAATGGATCATAGAACAAGTATTGCACAAGCTCTGGTTGACCGTATATCTAAACAGTTGGACGGTTCTCAACCTGACGAATATTTTAATAACCTATATGGAAACGTTTCTCGTCAAACTTATAAATTTGAGGAAATACGAGAGTTTCCTTATGTGGCAGTTCATATCGGAACTGAAACTGGGCAGTATCTTCCCTCAGGTCAACAGTGGATGTTTTTAGAACTTCCTATCCTGGTGTATGATAAAGAGAAAACAGACATTCAAGAGCAACTTGAAAAACTCGTAGCGGATATAAAAACCGTTATTGACACAGGTGGAAATTTAGAATATACTGTTAGTAAACCTAATGGATCGACCTTCCCATGTGAGGCAACTGATATGATCATTACATCAGTTAGTACAGATGAGGGTCTACTGGCCCCATATGGTTTAGCAGAAATAAATGTAACAGTGAGGTATCAGCCTCCACGTAGGTCACTTCGCAGATAAGTTACAGATTAGGAGAAAATAATTAAATGTCTTTACAACTATTACGTAATACTCGAATCTTCGTGTCTACGGTTAAGACTGGTCATAATAAGACCAACACGCAAGAGATTCTAGTTCAGGATGATATTTCTTGGGGTCAGGACAGTAACTCAACAGATATTACTGTTAATGAAGCTGGTCCGCGTCCAACTCGTGGTTCTAAACGTTTTAATGACTCTTTAAACGCAGCTGAGTGGAGTTTCTCTACTTACATCCTGCCCTATATCAATAAAGAGGATCAGAAGCAAATCGTTCCTGACTATATGTTATGGCATGCACTTTCTAGTGGTAAAGCTATTAACTTAGAAGGTAATACAGGGGCACACAATAACGAAGCTAACTTTATGGTTAACTTCAAAGATAACTCTTATCACGAGTTAGCAATGTTACATATTTATATTCTGACTGATAAAGCATGGAGTTATATCGATTCATGTCAGATTAATCAGGCAGAAGTTAACGTTGATATTGAGGATATTGGTCGTGTAACTTGGTCTGGTAATGGTAATCAGCTTATTCCTCTGGATGCGCAACCATTTGACCCAGATGAATTAGGTATTGATGATGAAACTTATATGACTATCCAGAGTTCTTATATTAAGAACAAACTTACTATCCTGAAAATTAAGGATATGGATTCTGGTAAAGCATATGATATTCCTATTACTGGTGGTACTTTCACTATTAATAACAACATCACGTACCTAACCCCGAATATTATGTCCCGTGTGAATATTCCGATCGGTTCATTTACTGGCGCATTTGAACTAACTGGTTCATTAACTGCTTATCTGAATGATAAATCTCTTGGTTCTATGGAGCTGTATAAAGATCTTATCAAAACTCTGAAGGTAGTTAACCGCTTCGAAATTGCTCTAGTACTTGGTGGTGAATACGATGAAGAACGTCCTGCGGCTATTCTAGTAGCTAAACAAGCACACGTTAATATTCCTACTATTGAAACTGATGATGTACTTGGTACTTCAGTAGAATTTAAAGCTATTCCATCTGATCTGGATGCTGGTGATGAAGGTTACTTAGGCTTCTCTAGTAAATATACCAAAACAACTATTAATAACTTGATTGTTAATGGTGATGGTGCTACTAATGCTGTAACCGCAATTACTGTTAAATCTGCTGGTGATACTACTACAGTAAACAACTCGGCTACTCTTCAAATGAGTGTTGAAGTTACTCCTTCTTCTGCAAAGAATAAGGAGGTTACTTGGGCTATCACCGCCGGTGATGCAGCCACAATTGATCCAGAATCTGGCCTATTAACTGCGGACACCACTAAAACTGGTGAAGTAACTGTAGAAGCTACTGCTAAAGATGGTTCTGGAGTTAAAGGTACTAAACAGATTACTGTAACAGCAGGTGGCTAATTAAATGTACTACTCTCTAATGAGAGAGTCAAAAGTTATAGTTGAGTATGATGGTAGGGCATTTCATTTTGATGCCCTATCAAACTATGATATACAGACTTCCTACGAGGAATTCAAGACTCTTCGTAGGACTGTTCATCGTAGAACTAACTATGCAGACTCTATTATAAATGCTCAAACCCCCTCTTCTATCTCTCTAGCAGTAAATTTTAGTAATACTCTTACTGAAGCTAACTTCTTTGAATGGTTAGGTTTTGATAGAAAAGGTAATACTTTCTTACTCCCACTATATAGTAGTAATATTGAACCTATTATGTTCAATATCTATATAGTAAACAAAGATAATAACTGTGTATATTTTGAAAACTGCTATGTATCTACAGTAGATTTTTCTTTAGATAAGAATATACCAATTCTTAATGTTGGTATTGAGTCTGGGAAATTCTCAGAAGTATCTACCTATAGAGAAGCTTCTTCTATTATACAGGGTGAAGTAATGTCTTACAGCCCAGTAATAGCTTCTACTAATGGCAGCATCTTACCCGGTCTTATTTCTGCCTCTTTGTCTTTCCAACAGCAGTGCTCCTGGAGAGAGGATAAGAGTGTTTTTGATATAAATAAAATTTATAATAATAAAAGAGCTTATGTAAATGAAATGAATGCTTCGGCAACCATTTCTCTATATTACCTAAAACGTTTTGCAGGAGATATGGTTTACAATATCGAACCGGAGACAGATGTACCTTTAAATATAAGAAATAATAATATTTCTATAGATTTTCCTTCAGCACGTATTACAAAACGCCTAGAGTTCTCAGATGTGTATAGAGTTGAGTGGGATATTATACCTACTGCTTCTTCAGACCCAGTGAGAATAGATTTCTTTGGAGAAATTAAAAAATGATTAATTTAAAAGATATTACTCTTGATACTCGTACTATTACTCTTTCCTACCCAGGTATGCCGAATTTTAAACTAGAACTTAACTATATGTCTCGTGCTACCTCTAAACGTGTTATTTCTTCTGCTAAACGCGATGAATGGGTTAATGGTACTTTGGTTCAGGTACAGGATGATGATAAGTTCATTGAAGCATTTATTGACGCAGCTATTAAAGGCTGGACTGGCTTAACTGTTGGTGATGTTGAAAAACTGATGCTGATTGAAACAGACGCTGATCCCGCTACTGAAGTTCCCTTTAGTCGTGATAATGCTGTAATGCTTATGCAGAACTCTGCTGCGTTTGATTCTTGGATCAACCAGACAGTGTTCCACTTAGATACTTTTCGTAGCCCAAAAGCGTAAAGAACTACTAGATGCTGTTGCTGATTTTGCAGATAAGTGTATTAAAAGCTCAGCATCTAAAATGACTAAACAACAATATTTAATACTTTGTGAGTCAATGGGTATAGAACCCGACCCTAAGGCTATGCCTGTTGAACTTGAAGACTTTCCACCTATTGTAGCTATTAGTATGAATATCTATAACAGTCTAGTTGACTGTTTCATACCGGGTGACTTTCCTATATTTATAGGCAAAGACAAAGCTGCTCTAGGTGTTTTATTCGATATTTATGGGATTACTGATCCTATAGAGAAAGAATTTGTTCTACACATTATCAATATATTTGATGCTAAAGCTGTAGATGCTGCACGTAAACGTGCTGAGAAGCATAAACCGCAAAACGGAAGAATTCCTAACGTTAAGCCACATGCTAGATCTCGTGCACGATAAAAGTTTCCTCCAATGGGCGTTCCACGATGAGGCTTGGCTCTGGGTGATTTGCCCAGAGCCTTTTTTATTGGGAAAAATAAAACATGACTGATAAGCTAATACGAGAATTACTAATAGACGTTAAACAGAAGGGGGCAACTCGTACTGCAAAGTCTATTGAAAACGTATCTGATGCGTTGGAAAATGCTGCTGCTGCTTCCGAACTGACAAATGAGCAGTTAGGTAAAATGCCCAGAACTCTTTATTCCATTGAGAGGGCAGCAGACAGAGCAGCGAAAAGTCTTACTAAAATGCAAGCTAGTAGGGGTATGGCTGGTATCACTAAATCCATTGATGGTATTGGTGATAAGCTAGACTACCTGGCTATCCAGCTTATTGAAGTAACAGATAAACTAGAAATTGGATTCGATGGAGTTTCTAGATCTGTTAAAACAATGGGTAATGATGTTGCAGCTGCAACAGAAAAAGTACAGGATAGACTATATGATACTAATAGAGCATTAGGTGGTACAGCTAGAGGTTTTAATGACACTGCTGGTGCCGCTGGTAGAGCTTCTAGAGCTATTGGTAATACTTCTGGTTCAGCACGTGGTGCAACTCGTGATTTTGCGGCAATGGCTAAGATCGGTGGTAGTTTACCTATTATGTACGCAGCTCTTGCTTCCAACATCTTCGTTTTGCAATCTGCATTCGAACAACTTAAACTAGGTGATCAGCTGAATCGTCTAGAAAAATTTGGTGTTATAGTAGGTACTCAGACAGGTACTCCTGTTCAGACCCTTGCTAGATCACTACAAGAAGCTGCTGGATATGCTATTTCTTTTGAGGAAGCAATGAGACAGGCATCTTCAGCATCTGCTTATGGATTTGATGCTGAACAACTTAATAAATTTGGTTTAGTAGCTCGTCGTGCGGCTGCTGTTCTTGGCGTTGATATGACTGATGCACTTAACCGTGTAATTAAGGGCGTATCTAAACAAGAAATCGAACTTCTGGATGAACTTGGTGTCACCATCCGTCTTAATGACGCATACGCTGATTATGTTAAACAGTTAAATGCTGCAAACACAGGTATAACATATAATGTTAATAGTCTTACCACTTTCCAGAAACAACAAGCATACGCTAACGCGGTAATTGCTGAATCTACTAAGCGGTTTGGCTACCTAGATGAAGTACTACGTGCAACTCCATGGGAGCAATTTGCTGCTAATGCAGATGCTGCACTAAGAAAAATACAACAAGCTGCTGCTAAGTATTTAGGGCCAGTAATTGATGCTATCAACACAGTATTTTATACATCTCAGGCTTCTATATCTGCTGAGGCAGCTAGGGCCCAAGAAAAAACTAATAGACAGATAGACCCTACCAACGTTGGTGCTGTTGCTTTAAGTTTAGCTGCTTCTGAAGAAGGCTATAATAAAGCTCTAGATATGTATAAGGAATCTCTTGATAAGCGTAATAAGCTAAAATCTGAGTTCGATAAACGAATGGAACAAGCAGATTTCTATACAAAACTAGCTATACGTCAAGTTGGTGAAGGTATTCCTGTTGGTCTTGCAGCAGCAGGTGCTTCGGAGGCCAATAAGCAATTTGTAGCAGAAACTGCAGCTATGGGTTTACAAGTAACTAGACTTGGTAAAGAAGTAGAGGATTCTACAGAGAACCTCAATGCTTGGAAATCAGCGTATCAAGCTGCCGGGGCTGCTGCTGCAAAGGCTAGTCCAGAGTTTCAGAAGCAAATTAATCTACAGAGAGATACTACTGATCCTGGTGCTGTATATGATTTTAACTCTACTGTATTAAAAGGACTAACTGAGCAGCAGAAAGCATACAATCAGACTAAGAAAACTGCTAGTGACTTAGCTAATGATATACAGAACGTTGCTCAGAATACAGATACTGCTGCTAAAACTAGTGCTACTTTAGCAGATGCTATAAAAAACATAGAATCTCTATCTCTAGGTACTGGTAAGAGTGCTGATGAATACGTTAAAAATCTTAACCTAGGCTATAATACTCTGTCTGAAATGAAAACTGCGTCTCAGGCCTTATCTGAGTACGTTAAACTAACTGGTAATGAGACTAAGAACCAGTTAGCAGTTCAACAGAAGATAGCTGATGTATACAACCAAACTAAAGATAAAGAAAAAGCACAGGAAGCTGGTAGGCGTTTAGAACTCCAACAGTTAGAAGAGCAAGAAGCTGCTTTACGCCGTGTACTTCAAACTAATCAGGGAAATAAAGCTGTTGAGAAAGAAATTGAAAAAATTCAGCTGGAGAAACTTAAACTTACTAATCAGGGTATGGAGGCTCAGAAGAAGGTTAAGGATTATACAGATAAAATCCTGGGTGTAGATCGTGAGATAGCTCTCTTAAATAACCGTACTATGACAGATACTCAGTATCGTCTAGCACAGTTAAATCTTGAATTGACCATTGAAAAGGAGAAGTACGAATGGTATACAAAACAAGCTGATAAACAGAAAGAGGCTGAACAGTCTAGACGTGCTCAAGCCCAAATTGAACGTGAAATCTGGAAATTCCGCCAAGATCAGATTGCTTCAATGGCTGCTGGTAGAGAGGAAGAACAGCAAAGACAATTTACTGCTAAACCACTAATGGGAAATGCGGAGCGCTTACAGGAACAGCTAAAATTATATGAAGACTTAAAGCAGAAAACATTAGGTAATGCTGCGGCACAAGCGGAGTATAATAAAAAGATAGCTGAAACTAGGGCACAACTAGCAGGTTTAAGGGCACAGAGAAATGCGGAGATGCAAGCTTCTGTTGGATCTTCTTTAGGTGCTGTGTATACTCCTACAACTGGACTATCTGGAGAAGATAAAGATTTTGCTGATATGGGAAATAGAATGGCTTCTTATGATCAGGCAATTTCTAAACTATCTGAGTTAAATTCCGAAGCAACTGCTGTAGCTCAAAGCATGGGTAATTTAACCAATGCTATGATTCAGTTCTCTATGGGGTCTTTAGACACTACTTCCACGATCGCAGCAGGTATGCAGACTGTAGCCTCTATGATTCAATATAGTACTAGTCAACAGGTTAGTGCGATTGATCAGGCTATTGCAGCAGAGCAGAAACGAGATGGTAAATCAGAAGCATCTAAAGCTAAGTTGAAGAAGTTGGAAGCTGAAAAGCTGAAGATTCAACAAGATGCAGCTAAGAAGCAGATTATCATCCAAACTGCAGTAGCAGTTATGCAGGCAGCAACAGCTGTACCATACCCGTTCTCTATCCCTCTGATGGTAGCGGCAGGTTTGGCAGGTGCATTAGCTCTTGCTCAGGCATCCTCTGCATCTAGTATGTCAAGTATTGCGGATTCTGGGGCGGATACAACTAGTTACTTAACCTTAGGAGAGCGTCAGAAGAATATAGATGTGTCCATGTCTGCTAATGCAGGTGAACTATCTTATATTCGTGGCGATCAAGGTATAGGTAGTGCCAACTCTTTCGTTCCTCGTGCTGAGGGGGGTAATATGTATCCAGGGGTTAGCTATCAAATGGGTGAGCATGGTACAGAAGTAGTTACCCCTATGGTTCCTATGAAAGCTACACCTAATGATGAGCTAAAAACCTCGTCTAACTCAACTTCAGGAAGACCTATCATCCTGAATATTAGTGCTATGGATGCTGCAAGTTTTAGAGAGTTTGCCTCTAGTAATAGTGGTGCTCTGAGAGACGCAGTAGAATTAGCTCTGAATGAGAACGGTGCTAGTCTGAAAACATTAGGAAATTCTTAAAACTGGAGGAGGACTTTGAGTCCTCCTTTTCTTTATGGAAAAATAAAAATTTCTTGATAAAATTTTCTAATACTATTATAATATTGTTATTAAAGAGGAGAAATTAACTATGAGATTACCAGACCCATACACGAATCCAGAACTTTCAGGCTTAGGATTCGAAAATGTTAACCTGATTGATAATGACCCAGTAATTCGTGATGAGTTACCTAATGGTAAAGTTAACGAAGTTAAGGTATCCGCTCAGTACTGGGGTATAAACATTTCTTACCCAGAATTGTTTCCTGATGAATTCAGTGTTCTAGATTCCTTTATTCTAGAGTATAAGAGGACAGGAGGCTACATTGATGTTATACTACCTCAGTATGAGGCTTTTAGGGTTAGGGGTAATACTAACTTAGTAAATATACCTGCTGGACAGAAAGGTTCCAATATTACTATGGATACAAAAGGTGTTCTTACCGGTATTCCTAAACCAGGTGATTTATTTAAGTTATCCAATCACCCAAAAGTTTATAAAATAACATCATTTAATAGATCTGGTAATTCATGGTCTATTAACGTATATCCTGATTTATTTGTAACTACTACTGGAGCTGAAAAACCAGTATTTAATGGGATACTATTTAGAACAAAACTCATGAATGGTGATGCTTTCGGATCTACATTAAATAATAACGGAACATATTCCGGCATCTCATTAAATTTACGGGAAAGTTTATGAAAAAAATACTAGATAGTGCTAGAAACTACTTAAAAAATAATAGCAGAATAAAAACTGCTAGTCTAATTTCTCTAGAGTTACCTGGCTCTACTGGTACTAGTACTGCTTTTATTTATTTAACTGATTATTTTAGGGATGTACTATATAATGGCATCCTATACCAGGCGGGTAAAGTTAAGTCTATTAGCACACACAAACAAAATAGAGATTTATCTATTGGTAGTCTATCTTTTACTATTACTGGTACAGCACAGGATGAAGTACTAAAACTAGTGCAAAATGGTGTATCCTTCTTAGATAGAACCGTATCAATTCATCAAGCAATTATTACCGAAGATGGTTCTATTCTACCAGTAGACCCAGATACAAATGGTCCTCTACTATACTTTAGGGGGAGGATTACTGGAGGGGGCATTAAAGATAACATTAGTACCTCTGGAGTAGGAACCTCTACAATTACCTGGAATTGTTCTAACCAATTCTATGATTTTGATAGAGTTAATGGTAGATATACTGATGACGCCTCCCATAGGGGACTTGAAGTTGTAGCTGGACAGTTAGTACCATCTAATGGTGCTAAAAGACCTGAGTACCAAGAAGACTATGGGTTCTTTCATTCTAATAAGAGTATATCTATACTAGCAAAGTACCAAGTACAGGAAGAAAGGTATAAGCTAAAATCAAAGAAAAAACTATTTGGCTTATCTAGAAGCTACAGCCTTAAAAAATACTATGAAACTGTCACTAAGGAAGTAGATATAGATTTTAACCTTGCTGCTAAATATATCCCAGTAGTTTATGGAGTACAGAAAATACCAGGAATACCAATTTTTGCTGATACAGAACTACACAATCCCAACATAGTTTATGTCGTATACGCCTTTGCTGAGGGGGAGATTGATGGTTTTCTTGATTTCTCTTTTGGTGATAACCCTATGATCTGCGTAGATGCTAATGATAGCTCCGCTAGAACCTGCTTTGGTACTAAAAAAGTGGCTGGGGACACCATGCAAAGAATAGCGTCAGGAACACCTTCTAGTAGTCCTTCCGTGCATGGGCAGGAGTATAAGTATAATGATGGTAATGGTGACATAAGAATTTGGACGTATCATGGAAAATCTGATCAAACGGCTTCTGAAGTACTAGTAGATATAGCTAAAGAACGTGGGTTCTACCTTCAGAATATGAATGGCAATGGACCGGAGTACTGGGATGCTAGGTATAAACTATTAGATACTGCATACGCAGTGGTGCGCTTCACTATTAATGAAAATAGGACTGAGATTCCTGAAGTTAGTGCTGAAATTCAAGGTAAAAAAGTAAAAGTCTATCATTCTGATGGTAGAGTAACTGCTAATAGTACTAGTTTAAATGGTATTTGGCAAACACTTGATTACTTAACCTCTGATAGATACGGTGCTAATATTACCATTGATCAGTTCCCCCTTCAGCAATTAATACAGGAAGCAGCTATTTTAGATATTATAGATGAATCCTATCAGGTATCTTGGCAGCCATATTGGAGATACGTTGGGTGGACTGATCCACTAGCAGAAAATAGACAAATAGTACAAATGAATACTATTCTGGATACATCTGAATCAGTATTTAAAAATGTGCAAGGTTTATTAGAGTCCTACGGTGGGGCTATTAACAACTTATCTGGCCAGTACAGGGTTACTGTAGAAAAATACTCTAATACTCCATTAGAGATTAATTTTCTAGATACTTATGGTGATTTGGAGCTATCAGATACTACTGGTAGAAATAAATTCAACTCAGTTCAAGCATCTATCGTAGACCCAGCCCTTAGCTGGAAAACTAATTCCATTACATTCTATAACTCCAAGTATAAGGAACAAGACAAGAACCTGGATAAAAAACTACAACTATCTTTTGCTAATATTACTAATTATTATACTGCAAGAAGTTTTGCTGATAGGGAACTTAAGAAATCTAGATACTCAAGAACACTTTCTTTCTCATTGCCATATCAATTCATCGGTATTGAGCCTAATGATGCTATTGCATTTACATACGACCGTTACGGATGGGATAAGAAGTACTTCCTAGTAGACGAAGTGGAAAACTCTAGGGAAGGAAAGATAAATGTTACCCTACAAGAGTATGGAGAGGATGTATTTATCAACTCTGATCAAGTAGATAATAGTGGTAATGATATACCAGATATTAGTAACAATGTGCTTCCTCCTAGAGACTTTAAGTATACCCCTACTCCTGGCGGTTTAGTAGGTTCTATAGGTAAAAATGGTGAGTTATCCTGGCTTCCGAGTCTAACCAATAATGTAGTCTATTACTCTATTGTGCACTCAGGCCATGCCGAACCTTACATAGTACAACAGTTAGAGACCAACCCTAACGAACGTATGATCCAAGAAATAATTGGAGAACCAGCAGGTCTGGCTATATTTGAGATAAGGGCAGTAGATATTAATGGTAGAAGAAGTTCCCCGGTGACTCTGTCTATAGAACTTAACTCTGCTAAAAACCTTAGTGTAGTATCTAATTTTAGGGTAATTAATACTGCTTCTGGAGATGTAACTGAGTTTGTTGGCCCAGATGTGAAACTAGCCTGGGATAGAATACCTGAAGAAGATATAATAGAGAGTATATTTTATACCCTTGAAATACACGATTCGCAAAATAGGATGTTAAGAAGTGTACGTATTGAAAATCAGTATACTTATGACTATTTATTAACATATAATAAGGCAGATTTTGCTCTCCAGAACAGTGGTGCTCTAGGTATAAATAGAAAATTGTATTTTCGTATTAGAGCTGAAGGGGATGATGGAGAACAGTCTGTGGAGTGGGCATCCATTTAATGATTTCAAATAATGCACCAGCCAAAATGGTCTTAAATAGTATAATGACTGGATATACTTTGGCTTATGTCCAGCACTCCATTTATACTGATTATGATGTTATTGGTAGATCTTTTTGGTTAAAAAGAGGAGAAAGTATAGATAGACGTGATTACACCGGTATAGATACTTTCTTCGTAATGATTAATAATCTAACCCCCTCTACTTCCTATGAGATTCAGGGGGCTTTCTATGACTCAATTATTGACTCAGAGTTACTGGAAGCTAAGATTGGTATCAACCTCTCTAATGAAACTAACTTTAGAACAAAGGAAAAGCCAATAATTACTGCAGCAAGATCTGAATCAGAACCCGTTGACGTTGGTGTTGGTGCTCCAATAGTTGTTGTAGAGACTGCTGGTGAAGCTAGTTACTGCACTATTGAATTAAAAAGTACTGCGTCAGAAGATAGTGAATGGGTTAAATATTATATAGGCGCACTGGGACCTACTATCAAATTTGGTGGTGTTCCTGTTGGTGACTATAAGATCAGAATATCTGGTCAAGTTACGATGCCAGATGGTGTTACAGTTGACTCATCTGGTTATTATGAATATCCTAGCGTTTTCACTGTAGCTTATAATTTCGTACCACCTACTGCACCTACTAACATTGCCTTTAAAGCTGCACGAATCGCAGACGGTAAGGAACGATATGATGTTAGAATAGAATGGGACTGGGAACGTGGTGCTGGTGCTAATGTCCGTGAATTTCTGGTTACTTATATAAACTCTGAAGAATACGCTAAGACTGGTTGGGCTAAAGCTCAAAAGATAAACGTTGGGGCTGCTAGAGCTGCAACAATTATATCATTCCCATGGAAAGTTGAGCATACTTTTAAGGTATCATCAATTGCCTGGGGACCAAATAAGCAAGATATAACAGAATCAGCTCCTGTAACATTTATATTGAATGAAGATACTCCTCTAGACAACAGCTTTGTCAATGAGACGGGTATTGATGTTAATTATGCCTTTATTAAGGGCAGCATGAAAGATGGAGAAATCTGGAGACAGACATTCTTAATCGACGCAGCTACTGGTGCTATTAACATTGGTCTGCTAGATGAAGAAGGAAAAGCACCTATTTCTTTTGATCCTATAAACCGTGTTGTTAACGTTGATGGTAAAGTAATTACTAGAGATATTAATGCTGCGAACTTTATCATGACTAACTTATCTGGTAAGGATAATCCAGCAATTTACACTCAAGGTAAATCTTGGGGTGATAATAACTCCGGTATTTGGATGGGTATGGATAATACTTCTGCCAAAGCTAAACTAGACATTGGTAACGCCACACAATGGATACGTTATGATGGTGATGTGCTACGTATTTCTAGTGGAGTAGTTATTGGAACTCCTAATGGCGATGTAGATCTGGGTACTGGTATGCAAGGTAAGCAAACAGTATTTGTTTATAAGTTAGCAACATCTCTACCCGCTAAACCACTAGAACAAGATTATCCGCCTCCTAGTTGGTCAAAAACTCCACCTAACCGTACAGATATGACACAAAATATCTATACCACTACAGGTACGCTTGATCCAGTTACTAATAGGTTATTAGAGGGTACTAGCTGGTCAGATGTGGTTCAGTGGAGTGGTACTGAAGGTACTATAGGGCATGATGGACAACGTGGTCCTGGGATGTACTCTGTAGGTATAGCAGGTTTAGGTGGTTGGGATGATGGACAAGCTAATTCCTTCTTTCAAAGTAACTTCGGTTCTCCCCCAGTTAAATATGATGTATTAACTGAATTTAACAGTAATGCCCCACAATCAGCATTTACAAGGCAATGGAACGGGTCTGGTTGGGTTAACCCTGCAATGGTTCTCCACGGAAACATGATTGTTAACGGGACGGTGACGGCAGATAAAATTGTAGCAGGAAATGCTTTCTTATCTCAGATCGGTGTTAACATCATTTATGATAGGAACGCTGCGTTATCAGGAAATCCTGAGGCATACTACAAGATGAAGATAGACCTAAATAGTGGGTATATCCATATAAGGTAATAAATAATGAGTACTGAAAATAGAGTTATAGACTTAGTGATAGATGAGAAAGTACCTTATGGTCTAATGATGCAATTCTTAGATGTTGATGATAGTACTTATCCACCTACAAATACCCCTGTTAACTTAACAGGGTATTCCCTAAGGGGTACTATAAAGGCCGGGCTTGATGAGAACGCGGAAACTTTGGCATCTTTTACTACTAAAATTATTGATGCTGCTCAAGGTGCTATAGCTATAAGTTTACCTGTAGAGGCTATAGATAATATCGGTGAAAAAGCTACCAAAGAGAGAGATAAGTATAACCCTCGCCAACGTTTTGCAGGATACTATGATATAATTATGACACGAGATGTCATAGGATCAGCTATTAGCTCTTTTCGTATAATGGAGGGTAAAGTATTTATCAGTGATGGGGTAACTAGATAATGGCAATAACTACTAAGATTATTGTACAACAAATATTAAATATTGATGATACTAAAGCTACTGCTAGTAAATTTCCTAGATACACAGTAACTCTTGGAAATTCTATTAGCTCTATTACTGCTAATGAGTTAGTATCTTCTATAGAGGCCGCCGCTAAATCTGCTGCGGCTGCAAAAGATTCTGAAATAGCTGCTAAAACCTCAGAACTTAATGCTAAAGAATCTGAAAATGATGCTGCTATTTCCGCTGGAGCTTCAGAAGCTTCTGCTACTCAATCAGCTACTTCTGCTACTCAGTCTGCCGCTTCTGCTACTAAATCTGCAGAATCAGCTGCAGCTGCAAAAACCTCTGAAACCAACTCGAAGACTAGCGAAACTAATGCGAAGACTAGTGAAGACGCATCAGCTGCTGCTGCAAAAATTAGTGAGACTAATGCAAAGGCAAGTGAGACTAATGCAGCTCAATCAGCGGCTGATTCTAGCGGTTTTAGGAATGAGGCGGAAATATTTTCTGGGCAAGCTGCTGCATCGGCATCTGCGGCAAAAATCTCTGAAACCAACTCGAAGACTAGCGAAACTAATGCGAAGACTAGTGAAACTAATGCTGCTGGATCTGCAACTTCTGCCAGCCAATCTGTAGCTGCTATTCAAGGACTTAAATCAGATGTCGAACAGTTAAAATCTGATACCCAGGCCATTAAAAATAGTGCTGTAACAGAGACAACAGCTTTAAAAGCGGATGTAGAACAGTTAAAATCTGATACCCAGGCCATTAAAAATAGCGCGGTATCCGAGATAACAACTTTAAAAGCAGATGTTGAGCAATTAAAAACGGATACACAAGGTATTAAGGATAGCGCGGTATCTGATACAACAGCTTTAAAAAACCAAGCTGCTGCTTCTGCTACACAAGCTGGTAATAGTGCTATTGAGGCCGGGCAACAAGCTAGCAATGCTGCTGGTAGTGCAAACAGCTCTAAGGCAGAAGCAGACCGTGCAAAAGCAGAAGCAGACCGTGCGGAAGTTGCAGCTAACAGGGGTCCGGATCTTCAACCATTCCCTGACGTATGGATTCCCTTTAATGACTCGCTTGATATGCTTGCAGGTTACTCGCCAGGATACAAGAAAATAACAGTTGGTGAAGATGTTATTACAATGCCCTCGGATAAGGTTGTCAGTTTCTCCCGCGCATCAAATGCAACATATATAAACAAACACGGTGAGTTTTGTATTGCCAATATCGATGAGCCTAGATTTGAAAAGCAAGGACTCTTAATTGAAGGCCAGCGGACAAACTATATCACTTATAGTAATGACCCCGCTTCATTAAATACGGATAAATACCGTAGTGATGTTACTTATAATATTGATAAGTATGGTTTTGCATATGCAACGGCGACAGTAAACGAAAAAGCACAAGGTGAGTATCCTTCATTATTTTATTGTGAAACAGTAAATGCAATCAACTGTCAGCAAAATGAATACGTTTCTTTATCTATACGAGTAAAAGCAAACTTGGGTATCTATATCACACCGCAATTTTATTTAGTAGGTGAGGACGGAGGTCTTATTCTCGGCGCTAGATCTTTCATAAGTTGCGAAACCGGTGAAGTTTCTTCTGTAGTAGAAGGGAGAGGTACTATAACACATAGAATATATAGAGAAGACAACGGATGGTTGAAAGTTGAAGCTACATGTAAATTTGTAGAACGTGGTGGTAACTCTATTGGATCTGTAAATTATTGTAGGGAGAATGATCAACCTGTACAGGTTGGAGATACAATATCATTTTGTACCCCGCAATTTGAAAAAGGGTTTTGTGCATCCTCCTTCATTATTACGGGGAGTACACCTGCAACAAGGGCTGTAGATTATATTACTATACCTGCAAGAAATAATTTCTCAGGAACTAATATTTCATTACTTGCTGAGGTAAGTATTAACTGGGATAGCTTTCAACTAAATAATACATACCCAATGATAATTGATAATAAGCCATACTACGTAGAAGGAAAAGCATTTGTTGCGGAATTTGACAGTACCTCCGCTACACCTTACGCGTATGTGGTAAATGAGGGTGGATCAACTATATTATCCAGAGGTTATGCATTTGAAAAACAATTTTCTCCTCATGTATTTGGTTTTATTTTTAGTGGTAATGGAGATGTCACCTCGTTTGTTAATGGGAATAAGGGTGGTACCTCACACGGTTCTACCTGGAAAGGAACGGACTCGGACTCGTTAGTAGAAATAGGCGGTAGACCTTCAGATTCAACTAAATTGTATGGTCATATTCGTAACCTTAGAATATGGAATAGAGTATTAACAGATAGTCAAATGCGGGAGAAAGTTTAAGTGAAAGATATTAATTTACAATTCAAGGATGAAAAACATTATCGGGATGTTGTCGTTGATAGTGGGTGGCTTAAGACAAACTACGGTAACGTGTTTATAGATGAAATTGGTTTTATCCCCATGGTAGACGACCCTAAAAGTAAAACCCCTGCTATTATTGGTAAAGAAGGTTATTACATAAATATAAGGATAGTAGGAGATAATATAGACTTGTCAGACATCGAACAATTCATTATTGAGAATCCCGGTGTACGCAAATGGGCATAAGAGGTGATTAATGACTACTTATACTAATATCCCCCAGGATATTACAAAACTTAAAGACGAAAAGATGGATAAAAACAACAATTTATCCGATCTTGCAGACCGTGCAGCAGCATGGTTAAATGTGCGTCCTATTGGGTCCACCCCTCTTGCGGGAGATCCTGTTGGGGACTATGATGCCGCAACTAAACGTTGGGTAGAGAATAAGATTAACACCGGTACAGTCGGTCCCACTATGAATGGTGTTATGAATTACGGTGTTGGTGATTTCCACCTTCGCGATAGCCGTGCGTATATTCAACCTTATGAAGTAGTTTCTGATGGGCAGCTTCTTAACAGGGCTGACTGGCCGGAGCTTTGGGCATACGCTCAAATGGTTGGTGTTATAGAGGATTCCGTATGGTTAGCGGATAAATTTCAGCGTGGTAAGTACTCATCTGGGGATGGGACAACAACCTTTCGTGTTCCAGATAAGAATGGGGTGCAGGAGGGATCAATACGTGCTCTTTATGGCCGTGGAGATGGTGGGAATAGTGGTGCAAATGGGCAACTGTTCGAATCCGCTGCGCCTAATATTACAGGTTTTTTCACCACTTATGCCTCTCAAACCTACGGCCAAGTATTAGGTCAAACAGGTGGTTGTTTTAATGCAAGCAATAATGCTTTCCCTGACGGAAGAGGTGACGGAATCCCACCAGGAAGTACAGCTCTTTCTGGACGTTATAACACCTGTGACTTCAATGCTTCAATTTCAAGTCCGATTTATGGCGCATCCACTGATGAAATCCTTACGCGCAACTTTGTCGGTGTGTGGGTAATCCGTGCGTCCGGTGGATTTATTGCAGCAAATACATCATGGAGTGTCATTAATGGCGATGCAACCGAACCCGCAAGCGGCGTAACGGCATATGGCGGCGCTGTGCGATCTGTGTACAATATTGCAGGTGCGGAAGCATACGTCTCACAATTGCGTACCAAGATCCGTTTTGGGACAGATTTTTATTCTGCGCTTGAAGTGAAAGGACAAGAAGGTACGTCTAGGGAGGTAATGTCTGTTAGCTCAGGTGGTGCGGTAACGGTTCCAGGGCTAGGTGGTTTCTATGTAGGTAATACTGGAGAGCCCAACGCCATCGAGTTTTTCAATGTTACTCCTAGTAGCGAAGGTAATACCTACGTAAATATTATTCGTGGTCATTGGTATGATGATAGATGGGAATTTGGTGGCATACGTGAAGGTAGTACACAATTTAGAGCCGTACAACTAAATATTACTAGAGCCGTAGGCGGTAATAAATATTGGGCGTTTAAATGGGAAAATTCATGTATCGACACTAATTTAGGCCTTATCCAACCTGGCGGTTCAGATCGTCGCCTAAAAGACAAGATCACAGACATCACCAATACGGAAGGTAACACCCCCCGCGACCGTATTAACCACCTTATTGCGCGTGAGTTTGAATGGCTATCAGATGGGCGTAAAGATCGAGGATTTATTGCTCAGGAAGCTAAAGAAGCGGATGAGATTTACGCGTTTTCCGGTAGCATGTCTGGAATGCTCAACCTGAACGATCGTGCGATACTAGCAGATATCGTGGCAGTAGTACAGGAGCAGGATAGGGAGTTGGCTGAGGTGAAAGCTGAATTAGCTGAACTCAGAGAGCTGGTCAACCTAATGGTACAGAAGTAACGTTACCTGGATTCCTATAAAAATTCTGTAGATGTAGAATTTTCTATCCTATTCTGATGTTGGCCGTAATATGTATGGCCAACTTCGGTGTTATCGCCAACGAGAGGGTATAGTATTTTAATATACCAAATATAACAACGGAGCTTAAAAGGCATTCATGATCCTGGCATGGTAGAGATAGGCCTAGAGTAGCCCCAACCCTTGTAGTCTACTAGGATTTGTCTAGTATCTAAGTAGACAAACGTAGGATTTGGTGGCAGGGATAGTGGCACTAAAAACATCTAAATAACCCACTCAAATAGGGGCAAACTAAAAATATTAGCTAATATCATAATAAGAAACCCCAGCGGACAAAATCCGCTGGGGTTTTTTCTATTATTCTCTTCTACAACCTTCTATAATACCAAGATTATAAATAGCTAATAGTATTTTTAAATGCTCATTATCTGTATTAGTACAAAGATTCACAAAACCTTCAGGATCCCAGAAAATAACATTACCTTCTTTATCTGTTTTTAGTACAACCGTTTCTGGTTCAGCAGTTTTAATCTGATAAGTTGACATATTAGTATCAATACCTATCATATTAGGATCAGTAAAATTATTTGCTTCCTGAACTTCCAAATCCACCTTCCCCACGATTAGTCTCTCCTAGTTCGTCAACGATTTCAAAATTATGAGTTGAGTAGTGTGGTACTACTACTAGCTGACAAAGTCTTTCAAAATTCTCCAGAGTTTGAATTTCAGAACCGTAGTTGAACAGGTTCATCTTAATAGTTCCACGATAGTCTGAGTCGATCACCCCTGCTGTATTTGCAATCATCAGATGGCGTTTACCTAAAGAACTACGTGGAACTACCAAACCGAACCAACCTCGCGGAATTTCTACCGCGACACCGGTGTCAATCATTAAGGATTTGCCTGGTGCAATAGCACGTAAATCTGCAGCAGGGTTAGTACCAAAGAATGCTCGCAGATCCATACCTGCGGCATCTTCGGAACCAATCTTAGGCATACAATCTGGATGAGTTAGTTTAATTTTAATCATTGTTTTGCAATCTCCAAAATATCTTTTGTAAACTTATCTAATACATCTTGACCTACAGCAGCAATAGCATCCACACAGTAGGTAGGTAAATCAACCAGAATTAGGTTTCGATAAAGCAATTCTTCCGAAGCATTTAAATTCTGTATATATTTCTGTTTTCCAGGCAGTGGAAGCTGATCAATAATATCCAGAACGTTACCAAATTCACGAATAATATTATATCCGCGTTTTGCCCCAATACCTTCAACACCACGGATATTATCTCCTAAATCACCCATAATTGCTTTCAGAGAGATAAACTGCTCTACATCGTCAACATTATGATGCTCATACATATCACGAAGATGGTATTCACGACGTGTTGTGAAAGAGAAGCGAGATACTTTATCAGTTAATAAAGTATCCCAGTCACCGTCAGTAGAAATCAGCCAAACGTGATCATATAGATGCCCGATCAGCTTAACAATATAAGCTGCCATATCATCTGCTTCTACACCACGAATAGTGAAAGTTGGGAATGTAGTTTCACATAGTTCGAAAGCATCTTTCAAATACTCGAAGAACTGCTCATCTAACGCTTTCTCCTCTTCCGTACGCTGAGAGTATTTCTCATCTCGATTCCCTTTATACTCTGGTAGATGCTCTAAGCGGAATGCAGACTTCCCTTTATCCCCTAAAACTATTGTAGTTCTAGCAGAATAAGATTTTGCTAGAGACTGAATAGTGGAAACATAACTTGAGGCAAATGGTTTTTTACTATTGTTATGTTTGAAGCGAAAGCCTAAGTTAGTTCCATCGACAATCATTAGGTTACGACGGGAAGCCATTTCAGCTTCCTCTTCTTCAATAAATTTTCCCCAGGATTTACTCATTATTTAATTAAGTCCTCAACAGATGCATGATGTAGCCACGGCTCAAATAAACCAATTACGATTTCCATGTCTTTCTTATTTAACACCATATGGGTACGACTCATTAAGTTGTCAACCATCGGGTCTGAGCTATCCAAAGCTATTAACCACTGTCCTCTGTCTTTCTTGAATATTAATGCAGGTTTTGAGTTCATCTGCTCACCTTCACGTGAGCACTGCTGCCACCACTTCTCTAGAGTGGATTCACCAACATTAAATAAATTACTTGATATATTATCATCTTTATACCACTTAACTTCGAAGCAGTATTTACTAATGTGTCCACTTTGTGGTGGAAGGTAGATGTCACCCTTCAGTCCATGGCTCTGGCCAAAAGCACCAGAGCCAGGAACACGTTCCCACTCAAGACCTGTACGCTCACGTAGAATATCTCTTACCTGATATTCACCGCGTTTACCTTTCTCTCTACTATCTACAGCCATGTTTTATTCTAAGTAGGAAAATCCTTCTGCATCTTTTTTGACAGTAATCTTATGAGCTAGTGGATGCGTATGCCCATGAGAAACAATGATAGAATTTAGACTTTCTTCCTCATTTAATAATTCAACAAGAGTATCAAGTCCTTTTGTATCAATAAAGCTAATTACTTCATCAAGGAATAGAAGATTAATATTAACTTTACTAATAGATGTTAACAGCATCCGAATAGCTAACAGGGTTGCTAGGTTAATTCTACTCTGTTGACCAGTAGAGCAGTTCTCCATACTGGTACGATTTCCATCATTGAAGATTACTACTTGTAATTTTGTTTCATCAAGCTCAAATCCAAGTGCGAACTTACCACCAGTCATAATGGAAAGGTATTTATTAATTAGTTCTTCAAATACTTTCACACTATGCTCTAGCTTATATCCTACTAGATTCTTTAATGCAGCAATCAGAATATCGAGATCAGCAACAGCTTCTGATACTCCATCCAGTTTGGAAGTAATCTCAGACATTTCTGCCTCAGCTTTCTCAATCTGTTCTAGTTTCGCCTTATATTTTGCATTGGCTAACTCAACATTTGCATTATGTTCTTTAGCAATTGCAACCTTAGAACGTCCATCAGCTATTTCCTGTTCTAATTGTCGGATTTGCACCTGTAGGATTTGCACATTGAGTTCTTCAAAAGAAGCATCACTCATTGAATTTTTGAACTCGTCTCTAGCTGCTACTGCCTTATCCAAAGCATCCTTTGCTCTAGTATATGCAACGTACTCAAGTTGTTCTTTCTTCAACTGTTCTAGCTTAGCTTCAAGAGATTGCTTCTCTTTGAACAGAGGATCATATTCTGTTCTAGCCATATCCATTGCTTTTTGCGCAGCAGTTGTATCCAGATGAGTACCACAGGTAGGACATTCAGTATTTGAAGCCTCTTGCTTGAACTTCTGATAACGTTTCTTAACTTCGCTCGCACGTGAGGTCACAATCGTTAGGTCACGCGTAACACTCGAGATCTCTTCATTTTGGTCAGTGGGCGCGGGTAAATTTTTGAAAGGCTCGAAAGATTGTTCGGCAACTTGTACAGCTTTGTCCAAATTACGCAATTTAGTAATATTAGCCTCTTGAGACTTGGCTAATGCCGCCTTAATTTTCGATTCAGTAAGTTCTTGTGCTAATGGCTCTTCATCAAACTCTGGTACTTCTACAGGTTCCTGCAAAGTTCCCAGATTATTCTTTCCATTAAGGATTTTCGTAATTACAGCCATTTGGCCCTGCAAATTATTTAAGGTATTTGCTATTTCTTTACGGTCAGCCTTAATAGTTTCTGACATTTCTTTATACTGTTCTTGATTGAACAAGTTAACAAGAAAAGCCTTACGTGTTGCATCTGTTGCTTTTAGAAAGTCTAGATTGGAACCCACTGATTGATAAATCAGTTTGGTGAATGTTTGGAAGTCACCACCCATAATCTCTTCAATCATCTTGTATGTTTGAGTTGCCGTGTGTCCACTAATATCTTCTCCATTCTTAATAAGAGTTACTTTAGCAGTTGATTTAACTACTTTATGCAGTTCGTACTCATCTTCATCTTTCGAGAAGTAAGCGTGCATATCATACTCTTTTTTCGGGGAAGACCAAGAGAACAGAGCATCTTTCTTAATACCGCGTGAGTTCTTATTATAAAAGAGTTCTTCAATAACAGTAGCAATGGTGGATTTCCCTAGCCCATTGCCCCCAATTAGTTGAGTAACTGGATTCTTATCGAAATGGATTACGATGTCCTTACCGTAAGACATAACGTTACTAAATTTTAGTGTCTTAATTGTAATCTTTGACATATTTCGCAGCTCTAGCCAAGATTCTATCAATGTCGCCTTGAGATAGCTTCTCAACTTCACGGAAGTAAAGTTCAAGTTCACCTAACATATCAAGATCAACAAGATTTAACTTAGCGTCTTTAGTAACTCGATGGTTAATCTTCTTATCTAATAAATCAGAGTCTTTGATAGACTTTAATTGAACAACGTCACCAGTAACTTCATAGACTACACGATCATAATCACTAGGTTCCATCTCTTCACCAACTCCGATTGTTTTACGAATCAGTTGTGGTAAATCACCTAGTTCAATCCATTCTACTTTTAATGTGTCGGTATCAACGATAAAGCAACCATTTGTACCTTTTGTGCGTTCTCTATGGAACGATGTAGTTAATGGAGACCCTGGGTAGAGGAGTCTGGTAGATCCGATAGTCTGGCTATTAGTATAAGAGTGTAAATCGCCAGCAATTACAGTATCATAACAGTTGTACTTAGTTAGATCAATTTCTGGTTTTACATGTGGAGGGATTTCACCACGAACATGCGTGAAACATAGTTTTGATTCAGATGGTTTCCACTTAGACTTATGGATTTCATCATACGGAACAATATCAAATTCAGGGGAACGATATGGTTTGGTAACTACCTCCCACTTCCCACTCGTTACTTTATTAATAACTCCTGCATAATGATATAGGCATGAAATGGTTTTCGTTAACATTTCATGATTTCCAGTAAAGATTTTGCCTGGATGGTCAAGTCTTGACATGAACTGTTCAAGCAGTTCTATTTCTTCTGACGACGGGTCGGCAACATCAAGTATATCACCACCAGCAATATGAAGATCACAGTTATGATTATGGAATATATCATTTAACCGTTCTCCTAGCATCAGGAAGCGACGCTTCTGCCATTCCTTTGGAATTTTATCTTGTCCTAGTTTGATATGATGATCAGCACTAAATAATATTCTCATTGGTTAAAAAGAAAGGGGCCGAAGCCCCTCTATTTATTAGTCGTCCAGATCGCTTGCAGCTTCTGAGTCAATACCTTTCTGGGAACCTGCATTGCTATTACCAGATTTGGCATCATCATCTTTATTCTCGCGACCCTCCATGAAGGCTAGAATTGCTTCTTTCTGCTCTTCATAGGTAGGAACCGGATAGGTTTGTTCCAGAGAAGGAACTTTTTCGAACTTAATGATGTCGCCATCTTTATCACACATAGCTTCACCGATCAGATCGACATCCGCAGCATATTGCTTAGATTCTGCACTGTTAGGATCTTGCAGCTTAATCTGGAACTGCATAGCAGCAATCTGCTGTACATCATACTCAGTATCGAAACCTTTACCTTTTTTCTCGATAGAAATATCAATATCAAACGGAGTTGCCAGGCTCAGCTGCTTCATGATAGACTGGATGCCCTTCAGAATAGTAGCCTTGACTTCCATTACTTTCAGTTTGTTATCAGAACGGTCGATAACAAAAGCGATATAGTTTTTCTTCGGTTTCAGGGGAACACGATTACCATCTTTATCCAGCTCTTTCTCAAAGAAGCCCATCTCATGAACCGGGTCAGCTTTACCACGAACAAAGCTCTCTTTGTCACGGTTAAAACGGAGACATTCGAAAGGAGCTACGTTACCCTCTTTATTAGTCAGCCAATAGACATAACGTGGAAGAACACCAGAAACGATACGAACACGAGTGATACCGTTGTTGAACTTCAGGAATTCGATTTTATCGTTAGAACCGCCAGTAGTTTCGCCCCAAGACTTAGCCATATTTTATTTCCTCTTTAAAGATTAATTTTGATTTGTTAATTGCGATTAGTGGGTTAGTGTCGATTACTAAACGTGGTATCCATACTGGAACATATTGTATGTCCAAACTAGGATCGTTTGTAAACTTGTATTCGGCATAATTTCGTAGACTTAAAATTCCTAGATATTCTGCCAGTTGTCTGTTAGACAATTTATTTGGATTATCAACTATTGTTGATTCATTCAAAATGAATGAGGAACCGACCAATAATTGGTGAGCATCAGGCTCTGTAAGCATTCTTTTGAATAGCTTAATAATTAGGTCGGAATTTCCTCTAGCTAGTAAGTATAGCTTTTCATAATCGAAGAATTTAATTTTTATTTTCTCCTCGAATTTATGTATATATTATACTAGATTTCGAGAGAATTTAGCAACTAAAATTTTTATTTTTCTGCTTCGGACTTTCTTATCAATCCGAAACTTTCTCTCTCAAATTTATGTATATATTATACATCATTTATGAGCTGTTGCCAAATGCAATTTTAGCTAATTGAACTGCTTTCTCAGGAGTCATGGTAATAGTTTTCCACCCGTTGTTACGATATACTGCCATACGTCCAGAAGCCTGTCTTAGTCCAGTGCCGCCTTTCATAATTAGATCCACAACAATAGGGTCTAGTTTACCATCGACAATACGTTGAACACGGCCTGCGAGCTGTTCAATGAGAGACTCATTATTAATGAGACTGCCCATTATTAAGCAAGATAATTCATTAAGGGAAATACCCTCAGAGAAGATACTTTGAGCGGCTGCAAGTACACAAGGTCCACCTTTTGCTATATCTTCCTGAATTTTTAATCGGTCATCTAAGTGAGTTGCCCCTATAATTTCATATGTTGTAACACCACGCTGTGCAAGAGCTTCTAGTACTGTTTGGATTAACTCTGTTCTGTCACTTACAATGAGTACTTTATGCCCCATATTCACATATAAATGTGCTAGATTTATAATAGTCTCCCTATATTCAGGATGATTATACACATCATTAGCACGTAATGCCCACGGTACGTTTTGGTTTCCTGATAGCTCAACAGGCACGGAGTACCTATGGATTGTAGGAGCAATAGTATTATTAACCGGTGGGCTAAAGATCTTATATCCAAAGAAATCTTTGAACATGACTTGTAGACCATCTTTCCGTTTTAATGTTCCAGATAGTCCGATCTTATAGCGAGCACATGATATTTCTAGGAAGTTAGTGAAAGTTGTAGCCACACAATGGTGAACTTCATCAACTATAACAGTACCGAATACTTTAGAAAGATTATTCGCATGTTTATTCACTGTTTGAATATTACTGACCACAATTGGTGGATCAATATTGTATTTCCCAGAACCTATGATACCTGGTTCAAACCCAAACCATTTACGAACTTCTGCCGCCCACATTTCACGAATAGATGTGTTGGTACAAATTACCAAAGTTTTCTGGCCAAATTTATACGCAAGTGCAAGGGCTAGGATAGTTTTACCAAATCCAGGCTTACCATTAATAATACAGGTATCATCGCATTCTTCGTATATTGGAAGCTGATCTTCTTCGCGCAGCTTGAACTTAGGTTTTGGTATATCTACCGGAGCTAATGTGCGTTTATCGACTAATTCGTATTTTACTCCTTTAGCATCTAGTAAATCCAGACGCGTGATAGGAATCCACTTAATCTCTTTAGCAACAACACCACTATTCTTATACATAATAGGGTATTTACTAGTCATTGTCTCAATGTGATAAGTGGTTTGCTTACTACAATAATCCCAAAGTTCATCATCGGGCTTGAAATAGGCTTTATTAGATATAACAACCTTCATAATTTTATTCTAAGTCTAGGAATTTCAGGCTCCTCTTGATGGACTTGGTAAATAACAGGGCTATTATTTACCAGAATATAGCTTATATAAGCTGGAACATAGGATAATACAAATGGATATGGAACTTTAGCTACATAGCATTGGTATTTTCCGTTATAAATTCTAGCTGAATGCAAAACTTTAGAGGTGACAACATCATAAAATGTAGTTTTCTTCCAGTTAATAAGATTTCCATCAGAATCTATAAATTGGCTACGCTTTGACCCAACTAATTGAGACAACATTGATATTCTACCCCTAATAGGATAGAGCTTATATGGTAATTCTTTCCGTTTCTCAAATAGAATAAGCCTACGTTGAGAAAAAGTGCCAGGCAACTTCCTGTTATCTAGCACATATTTATTATATCTTGTTGTAATTACGGAATAATCACCTTCTTGCTCAATTGATACAAAAGCCCGTAAAGCATATACGGGCAATTTGAAATCAAGCACCGAGAATCCTTCTCACGTTATCCAAATCTTTACATACAGCAATAAACTTATCATCCTTGTATTTGCTATGATCTGGATGCTCTTTATCCATTGCAGCTAGTTTCTTATACTCGAACTCTGCATCAAGTAATACACTCTTGACATAACGAGTATATTCATCATCATCAATACAAGCGATTGATGGATGCTGTTTCTTCATCTTACCACAAGAATAGTCACGAGAACCTCCAGCTTCAGAATCTGAATCAATACCAATCGGACAGCCAGGAATACTGATACCACGGTCTTTCTGAATATTACGAATCAGGATTTCATTGTATTGGTCGATCAAATCCTCACGAACAATAGCAACTACGGAGTCATGAACCAGCATAACAATCTTCATCTCTTGTTCTAGGCCAAGAGAAATGATCTCATTATCTGCATCTACAGCACCTAAAAGGAGACTATCAGAAGAAGCAGACTGAATGATTGCGTTAAATCCAGAACGAATTTCTTCACCCTGAACACCACGGTCTTCGGAATGGATATTATGCAGACGACGTTTACGACCAAAGTGACTATAGATAAATCCATGATTCTTGATCTGATCGTGGCACTTATCAATCCAACGCTTAAGCTGCGGGAACTGACCGAAGTAAGTTTCAATATAGTCCTTCGCATCCGCAACAGTACATTCAACAAACGGTTCTCCTGTCTTAGCAGCCTGTTCCAGAAGAGCTTCGTTAACAGAATGAGCTACTTTAGCTGGGCCAGAACCATACAGAATACCAAAGGTGATTGCTTTAGCTGCTTGACGCAAAGCTGGGAACAGCTTTTTAACATCACGGGGTTCGCATTGGAGCTTAAATACCATGTGTGCGATGTTAGAGTGGAAGTCCGGGTATTTATCAGGTTCATTTCTCATGTTGATAAATACCTGTTGCATATTTCTATCACCAGATAGAACAGCAGCATAATAAACTTCCGCAGTTGTTAAGTCCCATGCGATTACACGATACCCAGGAGGAGCTACTACACAACCCTTGATAATAGATTCATCACGAGGTAGCTGTTGCAAGTTCAGTTTACCAGAAGAACTCAGACGACCAGAAGTAGTCATATGTTCGTGGAAACCAGTACGAATGCAACCATCTGCATCAATACTCAGAAGAATCTTCTCAACATAAGTAGAGATCAGCTTAGTCAGCTTACGAATCTCTAGTAGAGTCTTAGCAATTGGATGCTGCGTAGCCAGTTCGTTCAGAGCTTCTGCATCCGTAGAATCTGCTCCAGTATCCGTCAATTTACCTGTTGGAGTTAAGCCAACATAATCAAACAGAAGAACACGGAGTTGTTTAACAGAGTTTGGGTTAAACGCTTCGTTCTGATCTTTCTCTAGCTGAACGACTTCTGGATAAGTATACAGTTTTTCACGAGCTTTATTCAGATTATGGGTTAACTGGTACTGAGCTTCTTTTAAACGATCAATAGAAATAGGTACACCACGATCCTCAACACGCTGGAGAAATACACAACCAGGCATTAGGACATCATAATACAGACTACAAAGTTTTTCATTCTTCTCAATTTTTGGTAAGAAGAAGTTGTGCAAACGTAGGGTGGCATCAGTATCTTTCGCAGCGTAAGGCCACATAATATCAAACGGAATTAAATCATAGGTGAAATCTTCTTTCTTGATTTTATGTGCTTTGCAGTAATCCTCCTTGAACTTATCTAGTTCAAAGTCATAGTCACCCATATCGGTATACTTCATTGCTAGAGATTTCAAGCCATGAGTACCACGACGTTCATCTAGAACATAGTGTTGCAACATGGTATCATGAAGCCTGCGTTCTTTATGCGCTTTATCAAAAGTAAGTCCCAGATGGTACTTATAAAAGTGCATATCAAACTTCAAGTTGTGAAAAACAATAGTATGGTTTTCACTATCCAGAATTTTCTGGAGATAATATACTGCAACCTCTGTGAGACAATCAGAATCGATATATACACCCTGATACTCTTGGTGAGACATAGAAACACCAAGCAGATAACCATCTCGACAGTATAGTGCTGAGGTTTCGGAGTCGAATGCGACAGGTCCGATAACCATATTATACACCATCTTGATATATTCTTCTGCCTCATCAGGGTCAGTAATAGGACGGTAATCACCAGCTTTTGCAATCTTCTCACGACCATTGATAATATCGTGGATATTCTCTACTGTTGCATCGAAAACTGGTTTCATTTCAGGTTTAAAGTGTAACTGGGCTGGGCTAATACTCGCAATCCAGTTAGCGTATCCATTATATTCTACACGTTTACCAGTATAGTCACCAATGCCTTTCTTACCTGCGAAATACAGGAAAGGTTCGGCACCTACTAGTATAACAAAATCATAATCATTCGGATCAAATGGGTTTTCTGGTGTTCCAATAGTAATGTGCTTTTTAAGCAAACGACCAGATAACTTCTCGTTACACATATGAAATACATCAACTTCCTCGCCGTATAGCTGGAAATGTTTATCGTAACGAGTGTTGTTTAGGGCTTTATCAACTACTGCGATTTTCAAATTTAATCTCCTCTTGGTAAGTAAGTATAACTTCAGTGTTTCTTCTCTAACTTACCAATATATTATACCAAATCTTTAAGCGATTCAGCAACTAAAATTTCAATACGTTTTGCTAACATATCAATTTCTTCTTTATTTAAGTCACCTGGGTCTTTACCTTCAGGTAGAAGAAAGTTAGCAACTACAGGTGTTAAACGCGTTTTTGTACGAATTAGCTTAGCCAGTGCTTGTGCAGCTTTATTACCAGAAGCATCATTATCTAGTAAGATAACAACAACTTTAACACCAGCAATAATATAAGGGCTAAACTTATCTGCAATGTTATCTGAAGTAAACTGATGTGTACCAAAGCAGCAAGAAGCATAGTCTATACCATTATCCTCTAGGTTCAGCATATCAAAGATACCTTCAACTAGAATAAGAACTGGAGTATTATATCGTACAGGGAAAATCGGTGGTGAAACTTGTTTTGGTTTTACTAAGTATTTAGGAGGGGCAGAACTGTTTATAGAACGACCCAAAAATAGGATATTGCGTCCAACAGCATCTGTGATTGGGAATACAATTCTGCCTTCCCAGTCTGCTTGGTGTTGGAAAGCAAAATATTTCTTCAAGGTCTTAGAACTTATACCTCGGAAATCACCTTCGAAAAGGTAAGCAGATTCAGGAATTGCAAGATTTGTAGATCCATTCCTAATCTCTGAAATCTTTTTACGTACCTGCGATAGTCTTGGAGACTGTCGGTACTGAGTCTCATTAAAATAATGGTAAATGCTCGGTATACCTTTACCGAAGCCACAACTCAAGCAGTGCATAATACCTGTTTCAGGATCAATACGCAAACTTGGGTGTTTATCGTCATGATCTGGATTGAGACAACAGATGAGGATGTCCCCACCTGTGTCTTTATATTCAATGCCTTTCAGATCAAGTAGTTCTGTTATTCTACTCATATATCGCTGGCCTGTTCACCTGTTGAATTTTCGGTTTTGTCTTTCTTAGCACGTTTAGGTTGAGCCGGCTTATCCTTCTCAATAGGGATAACGAACTCAGCTTCCATTTGAGATATATCTTCCATCGCTAGGTTGGTAGTGTTATCCATCCGCAAGGTTTCCCAGTTCATTTTAGGCATAAACTTCACGCTATCAGAAGAACGAGTCTTAACGAAGTCAAACATAATAGCACCTTGACCATTATCAGCTTTTGCAGCATTAAGATTAGCAGCCATGTCTGCGGAATCAAGAATACCCTTTGACATACGTGTTCTACCATCTTGATCGATCTGGTAAGGAGCTACACCAGCCACGTTATGTTTCTGGCAGATAGATTTGAAAGACGAGCTAACAACCATCTGTTCTTTCCAGTCATACATATCAATGGTTTTAGAATCTGGAAGTCGGGTTTGGTTAATATAGTCCAGTAAAGCTACTGTAACTTTATCACCATATCTAGCAACTAATTTATTTAATTCTACGTCAACTGTTGTAATGGACAGTTCAGGGTCATAAACGATAATCATAGGAGTATGTAGTTCATATCCCTCTATTAGCTTACTCTCCATATCGTAGAAATCACTCATCTTAGCCATTGTGTACTGTTTAACGAAGTTATCAAAAAGCTCTTCACCCCCATTAAACATTCTAGCTCTAGTTCTGGCTAATCTCAATAGAGCTGCACCTTCTAGAGTATTATTACGCATTGCTAGTGCTGATACCCCGGCTAACATGGCTAGATTACGTCTAAATACTTCATGTTCTTTCATCTCAATTGAGAAGTATGGAGCAATATCTCCATTCAAATATTGCTGAACCTGTATGTTTGAACAGATAATGGATTTACCAGTACCACGCCAACCACCAAGCAGTAACGTTTCTGTGCGAGCTAAACCAATTTGAGCGTCGAACTCATTACAAATACCAAGAGCGATTAAGTTCAGTTTGGTATCTTCTTCTCTCTGGAAAATACGCATGTTATCTGCGTTGAATACTTTTCCAGTATTCGTTACTTTCTCTTCTAATTTTAAGTGAAGGGAGGCAACTCGGTTGAGAATTTCTCCCTGATCCAGCATTGTTAAATCTTGAAGCACGTCTGTTTCTAGAAGCTTCAGGAATAAATCCTGTGTATATTCAGCCTCTAGGACTTCAAGTGCCTGTTCCATGCTCACTTCTGGAATTTGAGTGTTAGCTAAGACGACTAGAGCTTGAGAAAGGCGGGCGTTCCTATTAGCTTCAAGCATAAGTGCGTCAATGGACGGCATTGTGTTATATTTTTTATAATAATTCTGGACGGCTTGGTAAATTGAGGAGAAAGCGTCATTAAAATGATCTTTATGCAGTTTTGAGAATGTTTCCAATGCTATTTGCTTCTGTTCGGAAGCTAGAAGCATCTTCAACACTACAGCTTGCACGTTAAACAAGGTCATTCTCCTTTGCACGCTTTCGTGCCTTCTAAATGCAAAAAGGGGAAGGAGCATAGCCCCCTCCCCTTAGGTTTAATTTACCAGATTATTCAGCAGCCGCAGCTTTTGCATCCAGTTTAGCACGCTTAGCGGCACCATCATAGTCCTTAGCAACCAGACCACGACGAGACAGCATAGATTTAACACCGCGCTCAGACTTACCAGTTTTCTCAGCGATCTCAGCAACAGTCATGTTAACCAGATCCAGACCTTCTAACAGATCTTCACGAGTTTTAGCACTTGAAGTTTCCTGTACCGGCATAGCAGCGATACGACCTTCACGAAGCAAACTCAGAGCTTTACCACGGATCTGCTTGATATTACGACCGAAGTGAGCAGCGATAGCTTCAATAGTAGCGCCAGCAACAACCTGATTAACAAAATCAGTTTCTTCATCCGGAGTGAAGGAACGAACAGCAGCAGCTTTTTCGGTTGGCTTAACAGAAGCGGTCATTTCCAGGCTCAGAATCTTACCCTGTACCTGCTTAGCACCGAACTGACCACCAGCTACAGCAGCAGCGATTTCAGCATAGGTATACTGACCAGCATGAGCGTTCAGGAAATCAACCAGTTCAGCTTCCTGCTCAGGAGTCCACGGGGATTTCTGTACTTCGTTAGCTTTCTGTACTTCAAAACCTTCTTTACGCAGTTTAGAGCCAACAGAGCGAGCGGTAACATCTTTGCCAGTTTCAGCAGCCAGTTCAGCAGCGATAGCGGCTACTTGTTCTTGAGAGATTACAGAAACACCCAGAGCAGTGGCTTTTGCTTTCAGAGACTCGGTTACACCTTCTACGTTCCAGTTCAGTTTAGACATTATTATTTTTCTCCAATAGTTCTTTAATCGACAGGATTTCTATCCCATTCGTTTCGGCTTTCTTATAAGATGAGGAAGAACGTTTTGATTCATCCTCACAGATCAGGTATTTTACGTCTTTGGTAACGGATTTCTTAACCGTGTATCCTAGACCTTCTAAATAGTTTGTTGCATCCGTTCGATTTGCAAAATCTTGCAAAGATCCGGTAATACATACCGCGATTCCATTTGGCTGGGCAACTAAATCATCAGTAACGACGGTTTTAGTTTTAGCACCAGTTGAGAATTTCCACGGTAATTCGATAACATCCTTGCCCTGTGGGGAATTTAGCCAGGCTTTATAATTTTCTCCAGCCTTGCCGTCAGCCTTCACATCGTGGAAGCTAGTGCAATTTTGGGATAATTTCTTTGCTGCAACCTCTCCAATTAGAGGGATTCCTAAAGAACCGAGAACTGAACCAAAGTCAATGTCTCCGCGAACTTTAGTATTTAATTCGCTAATTAACTTAGCGGCAACCTTGCTACCCACGGCTCTAACCAAATCTTCTTCGGTTAGGTAAAATAGTTCTGAAATCTTCGTCAGCTCCAGCTTCTCAATAGTTTTTGGACCAAAGCCCTTTAACTTCATTTTTGTACAGAAGTTCTCAATTAACTTACTTGATTGCGCTGGACAGTTGGACTTATTCCGACAGAATAATTGTCCGTTGACAAGATCTAGCTTAGAACCACAAGAGGGACATTGTGTTGGAATTTCGATTTTCATCAAATTTCTTCCTTATCAATTTATATAAATATTATAGCAAGTATTTAAGCATTTAGCAACTACAATTTTAACTAACTTTGCTTACCCTCGCCATAACTTTCTATCCCTCAACTGAATGATAATAGTATATACCTAAGCGGCGAAAATGTCAATAACCACTTTATAATTCCTATATGGTAGATGGGTAGCAAAGGGTTATGTATTAATCATATACTCGCTCTACTATGCACGGGATTACACCACCAGCACGAATCACTCGAATCTGGCAACCGATCTCTAGATCAAGAGAGTTAATATAATCAACGTTATTAAGAGTCGCTTTAACAATTGTAGCATCATCAATAATTACCGGTTCGAAATAACCAACTGGAGTTACTTTACCAGAAGCTCCTACCTGCCATTCAACTTTAGTAAGAGTTGTAATCTCGCCTTCTTCATCCTCTTTAATAGCGAATGCTCCACGAGGGAATTTATTAGTCCAGCCTTCACGGAAGAATTTGTTGTTATCATTAATACGAACAACTTTACCGTCCGTCGGAATCCATTTAAAGAAGGAACGCACATTAACAACTGTTAAGAAGTTCTCATTCTCTAGCCAAAGCATATCTTTTAAATACGTTTCTGTAATACCTACAGATTCAGCAGAACACTGGATACCGTATGCAACGAAGATTAAACCACCTTCCCCGATACGTTGTACGAAATCATCGCTATCTTTGAGGTTAATAGCACCAGAGGCAAAGTTACGTTTATTTTCTACTTCTTTTGTAATTAGAACTTCACCAGTGATTTGAGTAGGTACTTTTTGGGAAATCTTTTGAGGGATGTTCAGCAATCTTACGTTGCTTGTGACATCATTCCCTAGAATACCATTACCACGAGTTAGTGCTTGAACAAATTCGCCATTAATATATAACAGAGAAATCGCACAACCATCTAACTTATCAGTTTCTACCTGACCTAATGGGTTAAATGGGGGTTTATCTCCACGATTATAATAAACTTTCTGTAAAGAATACATACGATATAGATGTGGAATATCACCCTTAGGTCCGATCTCTTCTTCTAATGGGAAGCGTTTTACCAGGCAATCATACTCCTCATCAGAGATTAAAGACATACCTTGATAATATGCTTCTTGACAGCGTTTAATAAATTCTTTTACATTAGTCATTTATTTATATCTCTCGTTAATTTATATAAATATTATATAACAAAACTGAGTTGAAAGCAAGTACATTTATAAAGAAAAAGCCAAGAACTAGGCATTCTTGGCTTTGAGTTCTTCAGCTCGTTTCTGTACTTCATGTAAAACCTCAGATTCGCTAAGAATCTGTGTAAACGCATAGAAAAGCTGTGATGTTGTTTCTAGGGTGTAAGGAAAAGAGAAGCCAGATTTCGTTGGAAACCATTCATCATTAATATCAAGAAGCCAGTAACGAATACCCATGTATAGATTCCCACGAAATTCAGATACTGTTAATCTTACTTGTTCCCCCTCCTTCTCCCAAAGTATGATGGACTGGTCATCAACGTGTCCTTCATAGTTTTGATTTACCTGTTCGCTCATTTACATATCCCAAATACACAAAAAGCCCCATATAGGGGCTAATTGGTTTCTTATCGGCCTACTGGAGAAGCACGATCTAACTCTGATTGGAGGCTGGTCACACGACGGACTTTCTCGACAGGAATAAAACGGAAGCTATCATTAGTACGAGAGAAGACAAGGATCTCATCATCTTTCGCTTTACGAATACGTTCACGTTTAATACGCTCAGCTAGATATTTATCTTGGGCTGGATCAAATTCCATCGTACCCTGAAGGTACGTGGTTCCTTTCTGACGAAGTTTCTCGTAATGAAGATAAAACTCACCAAATTTTTCACATTGTGCGATAATTTCAGCTTTGGTCATAACTGTGTTCCTTTTGTTGGTGGATTTATCTAAAAATTACTTAGTGATAGCTCGGATTGCTTCTGCCAGATGAGCAGCCGCTTTACCGGTCAGTTTGTCGATAATTGCATCATCCAGAAAATCTGGTGCTAGGCCAGCATCAGAGAATGCTGAGCGAAGATCGGCGTGAGCTTGGGCTTTGGAGGTACGAGAACCACCGGAAGCTTTTTCTCCAGTAGATGCGCTAGATTTAGAAGCAGAGCCAGCAGCTTTCTTGATATACAAACCTGCTTTAGTCAGCTTCATACGAAAACCGTTCGGAGTTACACCATTTTCCTGGGCAATTTCGCTAACAATTTCCATGCTAACACCCGGACGTTCATCCTCTGGGAATTGCTCCATACGAGCAACGTATTCGGAAGACATTTTTTCGAACAGTTCATCAGTCCACTGAGTTGGAGTAGTCATATTTTATATTTCCTTAATTAAGAATTAAACAGAATAGTTCTTTCAAACTATGAGAATATTATATCAAGAATTATAGGATTAAGCAACTGAAATTTTTCTGTAGTTACTCCACCAGGCCAACAGCAAGCATATCATCAATGCTGGCAATCTCCCAATCGTCAGCAATAGCTTCGCATACTGTTAACGTAACAACCTCACTATAGGGATAACTACCAGCTACCCAGGTATGTTGGGTAACTACATCTGAGTCAGCGTCTAAAGTTAGTAACACTAAGCCATTATTGTCATTATCCCAGCTTCTACGATACAGAGTTTTTACTTCCCCATCTTTAAGCAAATCTGTTAGTTTACTCACGGCGTTTTCCTTTTTCTTTATCAAGTTTCAGGGCAGCCTTAACAGCTTCGTTAATCAACGAAATTACTTCTTCACGAGTCCACTTGTATCCCAGAGATTTTACATCAACCCCTAGCTTTTCCAGATGTTTAACAGAAGCCAGCTCGTAATTCATATAATGAACGTTCTGTTGTTTGCCTTCTGATAGAAGCCATACACGGTAACAACCAACAGGATTATCCATTGCTTTTTTGATTTCACCGATACACTGGTATCCAGGAACCCAAACAAGCTCACCAACTGCAAATTCTTCTGCTACAGCATCATCAGGAATAATTGGAGGATTCAATGGGTCTACAATATCGTTCAAACGAAGCAAAGCACCATAGCGTTCCAGAACAGATTTAACCATTGCTACAGATCGATAATTACGATCGGCAATCTCTTCAAAAGAATCACCAGATAAATACTGCTCAATAACGTTAGCTAACTCAATGCCTTCAATGAGTGTGCCACGTTTCTTTTTCTTCATTTCGGCAACTTGAATCTGGCGGTCTTGCCATTCTTCAATCATCCTTTCCATAGTTGGATTGGATGATACGCCAAGCATTTCACATGCTGCTTTCTTAGTACCACCGTTCTCTAGATGCTCTATAACTTTTTTGAAGACTTCATCCGGGATTTCATGGATATGTTTCTTTCTGCGAGAACCGGCCATATTTAAACTCCTCTCTCAAATTTATGAATCTATTATACAGAAAAATTTTCCTGAAAGCAAATAAATTTTTACGATTCCTTGAGCAAAGAAGCAAGTTCAGCATAGACTTTATCTAACTCAAAGCCGATGCGAAGAGACACGTTGGTTTTCCGTTGTTTAAGTAACCATTCGGATATGTTAGGGATGCCAGCTAATCTGGGCGGTACCACCCTACATAGCTTTTCCGAAGTGTCGTAAACAGGAACTTTACGTTCTTTTACTGGGAACTTCCTTGTTTCCCATTTTTTATTCTTCACTGTCATTTCTAGCACCTAGCTCTGCCATTGCTTCATCATGCATATGTTTCTCCTCATCAGTCATAAACTTATATGGGATTGGCATACACTCGATTTTACAATAAGTTCTGTACCAGTCTACAATATTCTCCGTGTTCATATCTTTACCAATACCCATCATACCAAGATACATTCTGGCATATTTTGGGTTAGCACTCTGACCTGTTTTAAGGAAGAAATCTTTCTTCTTACCTTTCAGAGCTTCTATGAATGGTTTGATAGTGACATTTGAACACTTCTTAATATCTTCCCAGAACATCTCGTGCATTTTATGGAAGAATGCAGCCCGATCATTAGGTTTATCCTTGATATATTGTTCAACATGCTCAACTGTTACATCTTTAATAGACTCAAGATGATAGTAGCGAACAAGAAGTAGTTTAGCTTCATACGCATCCGCATGACGTGGAGCGCAATAATCAGGAGTTGAATACAAAATGGCTTTGATTCGCTCTTCTGTATACTCTTTGCCTGCACCTTCGATAGTTCCCCAGCTTTCACTGAAAATATCAATAGTTGCACCCTGATCAAGCAAGTAATAACGTAAGGTACTAGTATAATTCCTAGATTCCAGCTCCCTACGACGTGCGTATAATTGCTGTGCTAACTCCAGCCAACCCTCATCAATATTATATTGTTCAGAACCTGCGGAGAATCCACTCGTAGATTTATCAATAAAATAATAAATGTTCTGAGCACCACGGTCGCGCCTGATTGCTTGGAAACGCATGTTTGGCGCTTGGTTGCTGGTTCTAGTAATAACGAATACGTTATCAAAATAGTTGAAGTCAACACCACTAGTTACGGATGGACTACATAATAAGCAATCAATTTGTTGGTCAATTAGCTCATTAGTTGTGTAATCCAGAATACGTCGAATATCTACATCAGACGTAGAGTTTGAGTGGATTTCCTTAACTAACGCACCCGTATTACGACGCAACGCCATGCCCTTCTCATTCAGTTCATCCGGCCCACAATCAGATACTAGGATAGATTTCTCACCCATCTCTAGAGAGGTCTGAAGTGCAACCCAAATACTGGATTCATCCGGGAACTCATAAGCATGAGCTTTTGACAGCATCTTACGGTGATGATTATAAAATGCTACTGGTTTATCAAAATCAATTAGAGAACCATATGCTTCAATTGTTTCTGCACTAATATCCCCATCAGATAGAATTACAGTTTTAGCTGTCATGAGGATGTCACGTAGAACTTGAATACATTCGCGACGTTGCTTAACAACAGGTGCGAATAATAGATCATTCATTACAGCATCACATTCATCAATAAAAATGGTATCTATTTGACCAATAAAACTTTTGAACTTATGCAAAGAGTGGATAGTTGTAGACATACGATCAATAGCTCCACGTTTAAAGTTGAGCATATCTACAGACTTATCATATTGTCCTGCGCTAAATTTCTTAGCGTTTGAAGATACCAGTGCTCTAGTATTTGTAACTGCTAAAAAGTTGCCAGGAAGAACACCTGCGTCCAGCCATTTAGTTACTGCCGTAGTCTTACCAGTACCAAGACTTGCCTTAACAAATGTTATATGGCCTTTTGGAGGCACAATGTTAATCTTCAGGTACGGAACTTCTGGTGGAGAATCCACTTCTAATTTCTTGAGTGGAACACCCTTCAGATTTAATGGGATCTCACGTTTAGAATTATTAACAAACGCTTTGAGAGCCTGCTTACGACCGTTATTAAAGTAATCTTGAATATTACGACTGTTATCTTTAGTTGCAATATATTCAGATAAAGCGGGTTTAATCTCACGTTCTAGCCATGCGAAATCAACACCATCCTCTAATGCTCTATGGTAGAGTTTGGGGATAATACGCAAGTACACCCCATCCTCGGCTTCTTCCAATTCGCTGATGGTTTCTTCTACTTTATCAGAAGCAATCTTTTTGCCTTTAATTTGATCAAGTAAAGAATAAAACTCTTCCTTAAATTCCCCTCTAGTTGTTTCATAGTCAACCAGATTATTGGGCAAATTTACCTTCGAACCTTTAACATATACCAGACGTGGCTTACTCTCCGCTTTAAACGGATCTACTATACCATCGGTAAATAACGGATCTGCAAAATAATGGAGCTGTACGGAAGAGTAATAAGCTAAGTCGGCAATATCAAAGCCATACTTTTGTCTACTACTTTCGTTGATAGATGTAAATAAGAATTTGATTTGACCCTGAGTTACCTTAACATTAGATTCTAGTATTAAGTGCATTCGGATACCTGGTTTTAGCCCAGCCGAAGACGATGCATGAGCGATAAACCCTGCATCAAGAGGAAACATATCCTCACTAATACTATTTAACATCCTAATAATATGTCGAGCCATACCTACAAGATTAAACTTGTCATACCCACCGGTATCTAGGATACCATCCACGTCCATAGCAATAATATTGCTAGGGTTGGATACATTAAAGTTACCTTTCTTACGTCGCACATTATTTTTAGGTGCAAGACATCGACCTCGTACCGCAACGATATGAGGGTCAGACGTTAAACGTCTCATAAGTGGTAACATTTCGGCAAGGCTTTGTGGGTCGTGCTCTTCTATTACATCAAATTTGAAGGGCATAGAAGCTGGTTTACCTTCTGGATGCTCTTTCGAGAATCGTTTGGCAAAGGTATAATCTTCCGCTTTGATTTCTCGCCAAATACCTGTTGCTAAATCACGAGAAAACCCGGCGTGACCTTGGAGGATAGAAAACACAACAATACTCCTGTGTTGATTAATAGAAATCTTTTCTTTAGGACTATTCAGAAAGAATAGAACAACTATTACTACTATTTACGTAAACATCAATTATCATCAAACAATATGAATAAGTTATCATATCTCAGTGCTGTGCTCTCTTCGCTCATATACAGAATAGAACCTAGGTCATTGGCCGCTAAGCCGATTCTATTTGTCCTCACTATCCTATTGGTAGGTGACTACTGTACGTGCCGCCATTCGCTGCTCTTTTCGTTCGCACCCCCATATAAAGCTCTGCCTATATAACGAGCTAAATATGCACGGTTTGGATTTACCTTTCCGAATTCAGGGTACACAGATCACTTAATTGAAGATTAACTAATGCAATATAAACACTAGTAATAGTTAAAACAACCCTTAATGGGGCAGCCTAACTGTTCCGTATCGCGGATTGTAAACAAGAAAAATTAGCAAAATCAATTTTTACTAATGTCTCTCATTTATGGGAATATTATACTATAAAATAATACTCCCTTGCAAATGAAATTTTACTGGATTGATTCCCTACCGTATAATTGACCTCTAAACATCTTGGCCATAGAACATGCAACCTCATAGTTGTCATATGTTCCTTTAACTATACGTTTACGGTTAATAGTAAATACTACTTGCCAGTTCTTACTACCAGAAGGGTAAACATGCATTCCTTTCTTATATTTGATATTTCTTAGATTACCGGACACTGTCTGCTCTCTAAGATTTTCAATACGATCATCACCTTTTATAGTATTCACATGATCTACTAAATCAGGTAAGTATCCATGATGCATTAAAAATATTGCTCTATGCCGAAGCATAGTCCTATTCCCTAGAGATATACGATAATATCCGTTACCCGTAGAAACACAACATTCTTTCCCTGCATTTCTTCCTGTAGTTCTAAATAACTTACCATCTTCATATCGGAAGTTATCTAAAAGTTCTTGCTGTGTGAATGACATCCTCACCTCCAATACATATATTATTACATAATCCATCCAAATTGTCAACGACAATTTATTTTGACTGTCAATCGACTGGAAAGATTATGTAATAATCCGAGCACTAATAGCCCGGATTACAAATTTCAGCTAATAAAAATCATTCATCATTTAGGCCTGGAACATAAATCCCAACACGGTTTAATTGTTCTTTAGCTTCTTTGAGAATATCTGGAGTGTACTCCCAAATATCATCTTCCACCTGTAAAAGATGGGGCGAACAACCGTCATCAGGCACACGACATATGGCCAAACCACGTGGATGGAACAAAGAGAAATTTAGGGCAACAATTAAACTCATAGCGGACAATTCATTCCAATCCATCTCCCATTCCCCGGCATATCCAGACAGGAAAACGCCAATGCATGGATCATCCGTTTGCTGCTCCGGAAAAGAGAAGGAGGCTTGCCTTACCCCCAACCAACGTTGTAGCAGCTTCTCCGCACGTTTCACCAAACTAGGGTCAATCTGACGCCAATATACTTGTTCCATCCTGCCTCCTTAAGCAGTTAAACCCGGGATCATATACCCGAAACGTCGAAGTTTCTGAATCCCCTCATTTACTTCTTCCGGTGAGTAAGACCAACCATAACGTTCATTAACCTGAAAACCAGGAGATTCACTAGTTTTATAGTTAACAACAAGGCGATGCTTAGCAGGCATAAACAGTTTATAATTTAACGCAAAAACTAAGCCCATTTCGTCTAACTCTTTCCAGCCCACAATCTCTTCAAGACCCTCCTCTACCTGCACAATTAAACCAATACAGGGAGCCTCATCAATATCATCTTTAAAAGCAAAGGAGATTTCGTTATTCTCACACCATATTTTCAAAGAGTTAATAGCCTCATTATACAGGCTAGCTGGGAGAGTACGCCAAAAGTTAACCAAAATTGGGTTAGCTTCTTTAGAGAATACATTATTGAACATATTTACACCTTAAATTGTTGTAAGGATTTACACATTTCAAGATCTGGGCTAAATTCTAGCATATAGCTAACAGCTTTTAAATCTTGAAGATTTATTCCAGTTCTACCATTGACTATAACCGTTGGATACTGATACATCATAGCACCAGCGTCATCCAGTACACACCAATGTTTGAGCTTATGCTTTTCAACGAAGCGAAGAACAGAATTACCCCTAGATAATCCACCACCAGTAAAATCCGTTGTACCAAGAAAACGATCGATAAGACCTAATCCGGTCATAATCTGAACGTTCTCCATCTCATTCCTGACAGAGAACCATGAGGATACCCCAACAATCATTATCGAGGAAGGACGAATAAAATCTTGAAAAGCCTTGAGAAGCGGTTTGAAAACCCAGTCACTCCCAAAGAAAATCTTTTCATCATCAGGTGCATGATGGTGGGAGATGCTCGAATTGAGCACCCCATCAATATCCAGGAAAATCACAGGAGTATTACTTATTTCCACCAGTAGCATCCCACGTCCAGACTTTAACTTCATCAGTAAAAGGAACTGGAACCTTCAATTCACCTTTACCCCACATAACAGATAGGAACAGAGAATAAATGGTAATCATACCGATTAGGTTGACAAACCATACTAGACCTTTCCAGATACCCTTAAAAATCTTCTTCACCATATTCTCCCTCCTTAATAAGGAACTCTTTCCATTCTGCTGTATCTTCATAGATAACACAGAAATCATCACTCTTCCATGAGAAATCATCGGTAGCAAATTCGAAACGGTAGCACCAACTACCGTCCGGCCACACTAAAAGATCACACATGCTTTTGTTGGACATAGGGTTTACCTTCTAGATGAGCTTCCACACGAGCAATAAAATCGGGATCACTAAAGGCATCCACAGCACCTTTACTCCAGTAAGGAATACCACGTTCTTCTAACTGATACATTTCACTACGAGTCATGCCCTGATAGCCTGGTTCCATAGCTACTGCACTATCGTAATAGTTAACTACCATAAGTTTTGCAGCAGTAAGATTCAGAATAGGAAATAGCTCCCAGTAGAAGTTAATTACTTGGTTAGAGCACCCAACAATGATGATCATATCATGACTGGTGATACCATCAAAAACCTCATACATTGTTTTATAGGCAGGAGCAACCTCACCAAAGAAGATAACATTAGGTTTAACCCATTTATAATCATCTGGATCAATAGAATTATACCCTACATCAATAATCCGTTTATTGCTACTATTGTAGCTATCAGCTACAACAACCTCTTTTAAATATCCGTGAATGTGCAGAATGTCACTATGTGGAACGCCAGCACGCTCAATAAGGTCATCAACGTTGGTAGTCAAGTTTACTACTTGACCTGGATATTGTTTATACCATTCACCAATACGCAAGTGTGCAAGATTGGGTTCAACAGTTTTTAGCTCTTCACGACGCTTGTTGTAAAACATATGGGTTTTATGATAAAAATTACCACGAAAGGCATGAATATTACATACTTCTTCTAGATCATAATCATCCCACAGTGCTTTACCACTAGCAGTATCAGTACGAAAAGCTCGTACACCACTTTCAACACTCAAACCTGCACCGCTAATAATAATTAATCTACGCACTATACGATTCCTTGCTTAAATCCTTCGATAATATTTCGGAGTAAAATTGCTTCCTCCGGGCGTACCTTTTCTTGCTTAATAAGCATATCCAATCTAGCAATACAAGTAGCTATACCGGCATTATAACCAAAGTTCCATTGCTCAATAAGCATGTTTTCTGGATTACTTTTTAGACTCTGATTCAAGAAGTCCATACAGTTTCTCCTCTAGTTCCATAACATGATTTTCATAAGAAGCACGCAACTTTTCAATTGCTAGCGCACGCACCATAACCTCATTAGAATTAATAGCTAATTGGGCCAGATCTTCTGTTTCCATACGTCCGTTATAGATTAAGCGATATTTAAGGTGTTTCACATTCTTAGTCATTATTAAACTCCACTGCAACTGTTTCTAGGCCTTCGTCAGAAAAACTAGAGTATACATCTTTAAGATACTGTTTAATACTACAAGTAATATCTTCGTACCCCTCGGGACTACGTTGGTATACTTTTAATACTCTATTATACACAAATTCAAGATTACACTTTACCTCATCTCTGTCTTCATCAAACAAGCAATACGGGTTATAAGGCGACACATCTAGATTTGTTTCCACCCAATCGCCAATAACGGTGGGGTACCCAGCACCCCCTATATGAGAGTAATCACCTGTGGCAGCAAAGACAGCCTCAGCAATATCATCCACACCCAGGTGGAAACTGCCACACGTAGACTCCACTATATACGGTTTTAAAGTCATAATTCCTACCTCCTCAAATTTATAAATCTATTATATATAAATTTTTGGCTGAAAGCAAATAAAATAAAAGCCAGGTCGACTAGCAACCCGGCTGATTAGCTTACTTAGCTCGAATATCCTGATGTTTCACCCTGCCCATAACCTCATGTTGTTTTCCTGGGTTAAACGGACGAGCACCTGGATTTCCAAGATACCCACAAACTCGACGAGTTACTTCAAGAGTTTCGGGGTCATGATTACCACAGATAGGGCACTTGAATCCATCTTCGGATGCTATTGTTTCACCTAAGAATCCACATTTACCACAAGAATCCACTGGGGTATTAATACCGAAGTAATGAACCTTACTAGCAGCATAATTAATAACCCATTCCAGTGCATCTGGGAATCGTTTCATATCCGGTAGTTCTACATAGGAAATGCACCCACCAGAAGCAATAGGCGTAAAGTTAGATTCATAATCAAATTTCACGTTAGGAGCAACTTTACGCTCTACATCAAGGTGGTGCGAGTTAGTGTAGTATCCTTTAGACAGAATATCTTCATGCTCTGGGAAATATTCACGGTCTAAACGGCAAAACCTATCACATAGGGACTCTGACGGTGTAGCATACAGGCTATAACCTAACTTAGTCTCTTCCTTCTTCTGATCGACTCTATCTCGCATGTACTGCAATACACGCTGAACAAACTTGATGCAGGTCTCTGACATTGTGTCTACATCTTTGCCGAACATGAACTGTAGCATTTCATGGCAACCAATATACCCTAGAGATACAGAAGCACGGTTATAGAAATGATCGAATACATATTCATCAGGCTCCAAGCGTAACCCAAAGGCTCCTGACATATAGAGGATGGGTGCAGCTTTAGCTTGGATGTATTTTAAGCGATCAACTCTCCACTCCAATGCTTTTAACGCTGTATCCACACGTAGCTCAAGCAAATCAAAGAATAGATCAATATTTCCTTCAGCTTCGATAGCAATTCTAGGCAAGTTTACAGAAACAACACCTAAGTTATTACGGCCAGCAGTTTCACCATCTTCTGCAGCAGCTAGGAATGAACGGCAGCCCATAGAAACTTTATAGTCTCCAGTAACTTCTACAACCTTGTCATAGCTGATATAATCTGGATACATACGTTCAGCAGTACATTTCATAGCTAACTTCTTGATGTCATAATTAACATCTCCTGGTTTCATATTTACGCCATCGCGAAGTACAAATACCAGTTTCGGGAAGATAGCTGTACGTTTATTGATACCTAAACCATCCATGCGTACTTTCAGTACTGCTTTCTGTACTAGACGTGCTTCCCAGGAAGTTCCTAGACCAAAACCAAAGGTAATAAATGGACTCTGACCATTAGAGTTGAACATGGTATTGATTTCATATTCTAAACCCTGACAAGCGTCATAGACTTCTTTTTCAGTCATCTCCGTAGCCATTACTGATGCTTTGGCTTCATCCTTAGTCCAACGTTTTGCAAACGCATGATTTTTGTCATAGGATTTACGAACATAAGGGGCTAATACTTCATCAAGGCGATCTACAGAAGTACCACCATACTGATGGGAGCTAACCTGAGTGATAATCTGAGCAGTAATAGCCGCCGCAGTAGTGATAGAGTTTGGAGTGCTAATTTCAGCATTACCAACCTTCATACCATTTTTTAGCATATCTTCCAGAGCTACTAGACAACAGTTAGTCATGCCCAAAAGGGAATAATCCAAGTCATGGAAATGAATATCTCCGATTGAGTGTGCTGTCCTGATCTGTACGGGCATTTCTTGCAAGGTTAAAAATTTACTTAGTTCACCTGCAATCATATCCCGCTGAGTAGGAAAACGCTCAGAGGGTTTATTAGCATTATTATGCTTTAGGGTAGAGTCTGCAAAGCCATCTGTAATACCATAGATATTATCGAATAATTCAGCTTCAGTCATTAATATTTTCCTCAATAAATTTTACTGCTGTATCTGGTTCAATATCAAAAAACTCTGTAGCACCATCAAAATCCTTATAATAGCAGTTCCATTCTTTAAAATGCTCATGTGCTGCTTTCTCAATTTTACGGCACTTAGTATAATCTAAGATATCAAATACTTTAAATAATTTAAGATCTGGTATATTAGCATTTCTGCTAATTTTTCCTAATCTAGTTCCCGGTTTATTAGAGATACCAATCTTAGTACCTAAAGATTCACTATACATAACATATAGTTTTGTTTTAGACCTGCCTTCTTTTTTACATATCGGGCAATTACTGTCTAAATTTTTCACTGCATTAATAGTAGTATTCCACTCATGGCCATTTTCACACCTAAAAAGGGTCGGAGTTCTATTATTTACATATTTGCCTACTATTTGTATTCCTTTATTACTTAATTCCTGGTTTATTACTTCAGGAGTTAGTTTAGCTTTCCCACTGCAATATGGACATCCAAATCCCATGTTAAGTAACACTGATGGTTTTGTTTCCCATACATGCCCCACTGAACATCTAAAACTAGCCTTAGTATTAGCATTTATATACTCCCCAACTAAGACAATTCCTCTATCTAAAAGTCTATTATTGACTTCTTCCGTACTCAATTTCTTTGGCATTTTATTTCTCCTATTTAGTACATAGTATAATATAAAAATACCACTATGTCAATAAAATTTTTTAGCATTCTTAAATAACTTGACTTTAATCAATTTTTGAAAAAATTTTATTTGCCAATTTCTATTAAAGATTGTATAATCACGCACTCGTGTACGCGATATAAAATGATTATCTAGTATCACACATCTCACGTTAAAAGCAAGCAAATTTTTTATTTAAATGCAATATCATAGGCTTATTTAAAATTGTAGTTGCTTTTTACTGTATATATTGGTATAATATATTTGTAAGTTGATAAACAAGATCTTTTTGTTGATCCTCTGTTAGCGAAGTACACTATAGGAGTGTTATTTATGGGAAAAGCACGTCAAAAAAGAGAGAACCGCAATGGTTCAAGAAAGCGTGGCAACAAGTATGAGAATAACGTAATTCAGGCTGATTTTTCTAATGATTACGCTAACCCAGTTGCTAAATCCCTAGTAGGTAAAAACCGCGAGCAAAAATCATATATCAATATGATCAAGAACAACACAGTGACTGTGGGTATCGGTGAGCCAGGTACTGGTAAAACCTTTATTCCGTCCGTTCTTGCAGCTCAGGAACTCGTAGACATTCACTCAGATATTGAGCAAGTTATCCTCGTACGTCCTAATGAACCTCTAGGTAAGTCTCTTGGTATGCTTCCTGGTGATCTAGCAGAAAAGCTAGAGCCTTGGTTGGAGCCAATAGCTGATGGTATGAAATGGGCCATCGGCGATCATGCCTATAAGGGATATGTCGAACGTCAGAAAATTAAATTTTTGGCTGTCGAACATGCTCGTGGCAGAACTTTCAACAACTCCTATGTAATTGTCGATGAAGCTCAGAATATTTCCGTTGAGGCAATGATTTGTCTTCTAACTCGTGTAGGACAAGACTGCCGTTTAATTATCTGCGGAGATATAGCTCAGAAAGACATTAAAGGTGACTCAGGTCTAGCACTCCTTATGGAAGTCTATGAGAAATACGAAAATGCCCCATTCTCAATGATCGAATTGATTGATAACGTTCGTTCTGTTGAGTCTAAAGCATTCTATGACATCTTTAAAGACATGGGGAAGGTGTAATATGGGAAACGTCGTTCATCTGAGCCGTAAAACTAAAATACATCGTACTTCACTGAGTGCTGCTAATATGATTACACGTAAGGAAGGGGAAGAAAGTCCTAAGACAACCCTAGCGTGGAAAATTGTAACCTCAAATCCAAATAAACCATTCAATTATAACGAGCTGAGCACCTCCATAGATATTCTATTAAAAGAAGTAGCTAGAGCTAAAGTAATTGAATAAGCTAAAAAGCTAGACTGGTAATATACAGGGCCTGGGTATGAAAATACTCGGGCCTTTTCTATCAGAAAATTTTATTTGCCTAATGACCGATAATAAAGTAGAATATTCCTTAAATCCTGATAACTATAAAAAGGAAAGCCAAATGAGCCATCGCATTGAAAAAGTAATTAAACGTGACGGTACTGTAGAAGACTTTGCTCCTGAAAAACTAAATGGTTGGGCAGAGTATGGTTGCAAAACAGTTGATGTAAGTTGGTCAGCCATTACTATGGCTGCTCAAAAAACTCTGCCTAAAGGGGTTGTAGATTCCGACACTCTGATGGATGCATTAATTAAAGCTGCTGAAAGTCTTATTAAAGATAATCCAGCATATGATGTGCCAGCAAAGGAATTACGTCTTGCGCAAATGCGTAAACGCCTTTATGATTCCTTCGAACCGCCTTCTCTGCGCTTCTTCCATGACCACATGGTTAGCGTAGGTGCATGGGAAGACATGAGTGCATGGATTACCGATGAGCAATTTGAAGCTCTGAATCAGGTTATCGACCATGATCGTGACCGTCTTTTTACTAGTGGTGGACTGAAGCAGTTCTTTGATAAGTATTCCCGTCGTAACATAGCCACTGGTGAAATTTATGAAACTCCGCAGTTTGCCTACATGGGTATGGCAATGGCGATGTTATCTCAACCTAACTGGACAATTCTAGATGCAATCGACCTCTACAACGCAATGTCACTCCACAAAATCAACGTTCCTACGCCGCCACTGGTTGGTCTGCGCTCTAGTGACCGTGGATTTGCTAGTTGCTGCCTCGTGGATTCCACTGACACGTTGGATTCAATCGACACCGCCGAGCACATCGTCTTCAAAATGGTCGCAGCCAGAGCGGGAATCGGGTATCATCTTGAAAGCCGATCAATTGCTGATCCGGTGCGAAATGGGGCATTCCCGCATTCCGGAAAACTACCATATTATCGACACATTGACCGCTCAGTAAAGGCCAATACTCAGCAAACTCGTGGTGGTTCTGCTACAGTGTCTTATCCATACTTCGACCCTGAAATCATTCAATTGATGCAGGTTAAGCAACAACGTGCTACAGATGAGAATAAAATCGATAAGATGGATTATTCTCTGAGCTTTAACAATCTTTTGTTAAAACGTTATCTTAAAAACGAAGATATTACGCTAATGTCATACTTCTATGCTCCAGAAGTTCATGAAGCGTTTTATAGTGATGACGAGGCTAAATTTGAAGAAATCTACGTGGCAGCGGAGAAACGTGTGGCATCTCTTACAAAGATCGACCACGAAGGAAAAACAGTTCCTGCAGCTCCTAAAGTCTCTGCAAAAGAAATCCTAGATACTTGGCTACGTATCCGAATGGAAACAGGACGTATGTATGCTCATCACATCGGGGAATCTAATCGTCACGGTAACTTCCTTGATCCGATCCGTATGACAAACCTTTGTGTTGAAATTACTCAGCCTACACGCCCGTTCCATCATATCACAGAGCTGTATAAGACAAAAGAGCAGCTTGATCAAATGAAGCCGGAGGATATTGGTGAAGTATCTCTGTGTAACTTAGGTGGTGTTGTACTTGGGCGCATGGAATCTCTGGCTGAGTGGGAAAAAACTTGCTACATCCTTCTGAAATTCGTTGATACAATTATTGAAATTCAGGATTATCCGTTCCCAACTATGGAATATACGGCTAAGAAACGTCGTAATGTTGGTATTGGACTAATGAACGCAGCAGGTGCAATGGCAGCAGAAGGTCTGGCTTATGAAGGTATTGAAGCCCGTAACTGGATTCACCGTGAGGCTGAAAAACTGTCTTACTTCCTGCATAAAGCCTCTGTACGCCTAGCTAAAGAACAGGGTGCATGCGAGTGGTTTGATCGCACTAAACCATCTAAAGGAATTCTGGTAATCGACACGTACAAGAAAACTGTTGATGAACTGGTATCCGTAGGTCTAGAAATGGATTGGGAGTCTCTGCGTGCAGATATTCTGAAATATGGTATGCGTAACTCTGTTCTGACTGCTCAGATGCCAGGAGAAAGTTCTTCTGTTCTGCTAGGAGTTACTAACTCTATCGAACCGCCTCGTAAGATTGTATCTATTAAAGGTAGTGCAGTAAATAAAGTAATTGCAATTGCTCCAGGTGCAACCGATTGGGAAACGTTAATGAGCTATAAACTGGCTTATGATGTAGATCGTATCGAGTGGATCAAATGGGTAGCAACTATGCAGAAATTCTTCAGTCAGTCTATCAGTACGAATATGTACTATGACTACACCAAGTTTGAGAATGAAATCATTCCTGGCCCAGTAGTAGTTCGTGATTTCATGACTGCTGTTAAGTATGGGTGGAAAACTTGGTATTACGCTAACTTCAATACCGCAAATGGTGGAGGTGCTGGAGAAGAAGCAGCCGGTTGTGCATCCGGTGGTTGTACTATTTAATAAAAACAAGGAGATCTTCGGGTCTCCTTTTTCTTTGAAATTTTACTTGCTAATCGCTACCAGATTTGCTATAATATCTATATGAAATTAACACAGAGTAGATTAAAAGAGCTAATCTCCTATGACCCTGAAACTGGCGAATTTACCTGGCTCCCAAGAAAAACTTTAGCAAAGCATTTATGGAACGCTAAAGCAGGAACCTACGATAAATTAGGGTATCTTCGTATAAAAGTTGAAGGAGTTCAATATTTAGCTCATCGCCTAGCCTTCTTGTATATGACTGGAGAAATACCAGAAGGAAAAATCGACCATAAAGATACTAATCCGTCCAACTGTGCCTGGGATAATCTCCGTGAAGCCACGAGTTCTCAAAATTCTATGAACTCGTGTGCAAGAGCGGATAACCAGCTTGGAATGAAAAATATTCGTGTAAAAGGCACTTCATTTCAGGTTAGGATAGGCAAAGACGGCAAATCTTACACAAAAACTTTTAAAACCCTAGAAGAAGCTATAGAATGGAGAGACATCAAACTACTAGAACTTCATGGGGACTTTGCAAACAACGGAGAAGCTAAATGACTACTTTACTTAACTTAGAATGGGACCATACTAACGCTGATCTTTTCCTAGGTGATTCTTTGGGTATCGCAGATTATGTGCGTGTGGCACACCCCGAACTAGAGCGATTAGCTCTGTTGCAGCGTTCCCAGTTCTGGACTGAAACTGAAATTAGTCTTGAAGCTGATAAAAAGCAGTGGGGTAATCTCCCGCGTGAAATTCAGGAAATTACACTCCTGAACTTAGCATGGCAAACTCAAACTGACTCCTTTATCAGTCGTGCCCCTGAAGCAGCTATTATGCCACTTGTAAGTCGCCCAGAATTGGAAGGTATGCTCAAGCAGTGGAGCTATTTTGAAGATCTGCATAGTCGTGCTTATAGCAATATTATTCGTAATGTGCTGACTGATCCAGCAGAATTTATTGATTCTGTAACCAAAAACCAGGAAGCATTCGCACGCATCGCTGATTCTGTTGAGCTATTTGATGAGCTATATCAGTTAGGTCAGTATTTCATCGCAGTACGCGATCATCGTGGCGACAATACGTATCCAGAAACTGAGTTCCCTGAAGTTAAACGTGAAACTCAGGCTAAGCTATTAGACGCTTACTTTGCAATCTACGGTCTGGAAGCAATGCAGTTTTACGCATCCTTTGCATGTACCTTTGCATTAGCAGAGAACGATATTCTGCAAGGTATTGCTAAAAACCTACAACTAATCGCTAAAGATGAAGCTCTACACACTCAGATGTCTAAAGCAATCATCCAGATTATGTTCCAGCAGTTTGACAAAGATCTGGTGGATGAAGCATTGGCTAAAGCACCCGCACAGCTTCTGAAAACTCTGAAAACTGAAATTGAATGGGGTCATTTCATTTTCAAAGGTCGTAGTCTGATTGGTTTAAATGCAGAACTTCTAGAAGAATATCTGTATTTTGTGGGACGTAATGCATTTATGCACATCGGTGTAGAATGGCCTAGTCATTTACCAGTAATCACCAAAAACCCTATTCCGTGGATCATGAACTGGTTGGATACCACTTCTTTACAGCCTGCTCCACAAGAAATCCAGATTGGTGCAGCATATCGTGTAGGTCAAGTCACCGAAACCTCTACTGATACTCTGAAAGATCTGGGTAATGAATTTGGAGATTTCTTATGATTACAGCAATGTATGCAGTTGGGCCGAATGGGGAGTTCGGCCTCCACGGTAAACTTCCATGGGGTTCCTTCAAAGAAGAACTAGATGCTTTCTATTCTCAACTGGACGTGTTGAATCCAGATAACATCATCATTGGTGCTGGTACTTATTTAGCTCTTCCATACGCCGTTAGGGAACGTATGATTGGGGCTTCTGATCTATTTATTCGTGCTGATCGTCCACTGCCAGACGATATTACGCATGATATTTACATTCCAATTTCTAAGATTGGGGATACATTGCCTACATTCTTAAAAGATCAACAGACAGTGGTTTTAGGTGGCGCAACATTACTGTACGAAATGTATATTCATGGTCATATTGAAAGTGCTTTCGTATCCACAATCTTTAGTGATCAAAAACTAGAGGCAGATGTACATCTGGATAATACGATTCTAGATTACAACTATGAATCTACTCGTTTAGTTTACGCAACTGGCGCAAACAGTGATAACAGCCTGCGATTTGTACAGGAATTGGTTACCTATTAATGGATCAGTATATCGAAGTTGGAAAACATATTCTATCAGAGGGTCAGTGGGTAACGAATCCTAGAACGGGGGTTCGTTGCCTCACCATTATTGACGCAGACTTTACTTTTAACGTAGGTGCAGGGGAATTCCCCCTTATTACTACTCGTAAGGCGTTTGCAAAACAAGCAATAATGGAAATGATTGGGTATCTGCGTGGGTATGATTCAGCAGCACAATTCCGCGCTATTGGTGTTAACACATGGAATGCTAATGCAAATGAAAACTTAGCTTGGCTAGACAATCCATATCGCAAAGGTGAGGATGATATGGGACGAGTCTATGGTGTTCAAGGACGTCAGTGGACTAATTCCGATGGTCTTATGTTTGACCAACTAGCCAAGATTTATCATAACCTGAAGAAGGGCATTGATGATCGTGGGGAAATTCTAACCTTCTGGAATCCTGGAGAGTTCTCGAAAGGTTGCTTACGTCCATGTATGCACACTCATCAGTTCTCTATTTTGGGAGATACATTATACCTGAACTCTTTTCAGAGATCTAATGACTTCCTGTTAGGCCAAGTATTTAACATGGTTCAGTGCTATACGCTTCTAGCATTAATGGCACAGATTACAGGCCTTAAACCAGGAATTGCACGCCAGAAGATTATCAATCTTCATATCTATGAGGATCAGTATAATGTTTTGATGGAGCATAAGCAATTCGATCGTGAACCTTTTGCACATCCTACTCTAGAAATCAATCCAAATATCCGAACTCTGGAGGATGTATTGACCTGGGTAAGTAAGGATGATTTTACTGTTCGTGGTTACAAACACCATCCTGCTATTGCATACCCCTTTACGGTATAATATATGTTTACAATATTATTATTTGTTATATTCTTCCTGAAACATTTTATGGCTGATTATCCCCTCCAAACTCCATACATGTTAAGGAAGACTCACAAAATAGGATGGAAACTTCCATTACTAACCCATTCTCTAGTACATGCTGGACTAACCTTTATAATTCTTACTATGTTCACATCACTAGGAATGGCTATAACTTTAGCTATAATGGAATTAATCCTACACTTTATCATAGATTACTGGAAAGCACAACGCTGTAAATACGATATAAGTGATTCCAAGTTTTGGATAGCTTTAGGATTTGATCAGTTACTCCATTACTTAACCTATGCTCTCATAATCTTGATTATAATTTAACTCAAATAGCCCTTCGGGGCTATTATATTTAAATTTCATTTGCTTATTTAGTGAAATTTAAATATAATATATTTTATAAATTGGAGGTATACATATGGGACTCTTTAGAAAGAAAATTTATTTAACAGAAAGGCAAGAACACAAACTTCTTACTCTATCAGAATACTATCATTTACCTTATGACTACTTTGTAGATAGAGCAATAGAGGAATTCTTGGATAGGGAATTAGAGGCTATAAAACCTAAGCCTCCTGAGCCGTCTTTAGCATCAAATGGTCCACAAAGAGAGTACCCAAGAGTTCCACCAATGCCTCCAATTCCGCCAAAAACTAGAGTTGTAACAGAAGGTGAAAAATAATGTCGGTTTTCCACATTTACACAGATGGTGCTTGTAAGTCTAACCCAGGTCCAGGTGCTTGGGGTTTTATTGTCTATGATGATAACGACGATCGTTTGGGTTCTAAATCTGGTTATAATCCTAAAACTACAAATAATGAGATGGAACTCACAGCTATTGTAGAAGCTCTACGTTGGTCTGTTAAAAAAGATAATAGACCAATTGCTATCTATACTGACTCTGCTTATTGCAAAAATGGTATGGAAAGTTGGATGTTTTCTTGGCAAAGGAAAGGCTGGAAGAAAGCAGATGGTGAAGTCCCTCTTAATCTAGAACTTTGGCAGGAAGCATTTAAATTAACACAGCAGTATATCAACTTTCATAATACTAACCCTACCTTTATTAAGGTTAAAGGTCATTCTGGTATTAGTGGTAATGAAGCTGTAGATGCATTGTGTAACACAGTTATTACCGAGCAAGAACTTGCCGAGATGTAATAAATAAATTAAAAATTTTCTTGCTTAAAGCCCTCTAATTTAGTATAATATTCGTATTGAAAGTGAGGAGGGCTTTATGCGGATTTATAACTCAAATTCATTAGGATTTAAGCCATTGAGAAAACGTGCACAATCACCTCGTCAAATAAGAAAGGCTAATATTGGTGAGCCAGAAACACGTCTCCCACCTCCTCCAGAGCAACGTTTAGTTTACCTGGATGAAGAATTAGCTGAACGCGAAAGAAAAGCTCAAGAAGAGATTGAGCGTAAGAAAATGTGTACTGCTCCAGCGTATAATAAAGGAGCGTATCAATATGTCTCAGATGCCGAACAAGCTAAGATGGTTGGTAGATAATTTTTAAAAAATTCATTTGCTAAACGCTTCAAATTCTCGTATAATATACTTCATAAATTGATAAACAAAAAGGAAAACAAATAATGGCTAAGCAGAAAAACGCAAAAACTCAAGCAGCTCCGGCAGTTAAAACTTTCCCGCAGACCGAGGCTAATCGCAAAGCTCGTCTGGAACGCCACCTGCGTAAGCATCCTACCGATGCTCAGGCTGCGCAAGCACTGAATAATCCGGCTCCGATTCGTAAGAAGCCTAAAGCTAAAAATGCCACCCGTAAATCCTACAAAATGGTTATGTATGTAGAAAATTACGGCCACAAATCTGTCCCAGTTTCCCTGAGCTTCAACGCTGGGGCTGAATTGTTCTCTCGTAATGGTATGTCTATGAAAGACTATGAGAAGGCAGTTAACCAGAAGCGTAAACCAACAGCAGATGTATTGCGTGATACTCGTGGACAGTTTGGTTCTGTTAAGCCAAATATCTTTGGCGTAGAGTATAGTAAAGATAATGTTCGTGCTCTGTGTTACGGTGTAGGCATTAAGTTCACGGGTGATTCTGCTCGTAAATCTGCTAAACCAGCTCGCAAGCGTAAAGCGAAGTAATAGATAAATAGGGGCAGAAGCCCCTACAATCTACTAATTCTCTAACTAATCAAGGATATTTTTATGTTCTCTAAGAAACCACGTTCCGTTACTGAAATCGTTGCTTCCTTTACCACTATCACTGATGAGCTTCAAGCTCGTATTGAGGCTGATCAAAAAATTGCTGCGGATATTCAGAAACAGCAGGAAGAACTCGCTTTAAAGTTGGCTGAAACCAACAAGAGCGAAAAATCTGCCCAAACTATTATGGAAAATATCCTTAAACTGCTGGGCAAGTGATTTAAATCAGGGGGCGAAAGCCCCTCTTATTTGGAGAAACTATGCGTAATTTTGTAGCAAAGAATGATTTTAACCGTGCTAGCACCCATAAGTCAGCTAGGGATTATATACGACTTTCTAGTCATGAAGTAATGGATACCTGTTATGAAGAGCTGGAAGGTAGCTGGAATGACTGGCCCGACTTCTCTATGGAAGAGAACTGGGATGTCAGTGAGGATATGCTTCCTGGTTTTAAAGACCCCAAGAAGTGGGAGTCTATTAAAGAGACAGCTCTTTAATAGTTTTCTACACAATAAAGGATAAGTTATGAAAGTAAAACCATTTGGTATGCTAGATATTGAATCTCTAGGAACTCCAGGAGATTGTGGTACTACTCATATCGCAATGCCTTCTTTCGCTTTTGTGGCTATGCATGGGATTGATAAAGACCCTGACTTAGTATTTGCTACTTTGGATGTGCAGGATCAGCTTAATTCTGGTGCCAAAGTTACAGCATCTACTCTAGCATTCTGGATGGATCAAGCTAAAAATAGCCCGTCTGCTATCCACATTATGGAAGCCATGAAGGAACGTAATCCAAAACTGATTGCCTTCCAAAATGGTAAACATCATTGCACTAATAAATTAGGCTCAAACTATGCTGCCTTCTCTATGGCTCAAAATATTATGGAGTTGGCTCTAGGTGAAAATGCTTTGTATTATGGCAATGGCCCAGAGTTTGATATGACTATCTACTCTGCAAACACGTTCCATGCTGGAACCAATGAAGAGGTAGTTCCGTGGAAATTCTGGAATTTGGGCAATGTTCGATCTCTTCGTAATCTCTGGATGCAAGCTGGATACAGTTATAAGGCTCTAGAGACCGAAGGTATTAGCTGGGCAATAGCTAAAATGGAGAAGATGGACACTATTCGTTATGGGATCTATCCGGTTAAGCATGATCCTGCATTTGATGCCTTAGTTGAAAGCTATTGTGTTGCAGCTATGATCGAAAAAATGAAAATTTGATTTGCTTCCGGCCCCAAAATTCTGTATAATATATTCATAAATTTGAGAAAACAATAAAAGGAAAACATATATGCCAGTATCTAAAAATGTTCGTAAAAATGGTAAGAAAGCTACTCGTAATCTGGGTATCCGTCGTATGGCTGAACGTCAATCAGGTATCCAGAAAATCTTTGATCTGCTAAATCGTGCTAATCCTAAAATTGATAACAGTAATGATACTGTTCTACGCACTCTGCTGGCAATTGGTCTGTAATAGACCAACTTTAAACAAATTCAAATCTCAAACTTCATATAAGGAAGCAAATAATGACTACTCGTATTTCTAAAACTCGCGCTCTGGCAACTATCAAATCTCTGGAAGCTAAAATCCGTAAAGCTACTGAACAGCAGCTTCTGATCGCTGTTGGTGAAGGTAAGGATAAAAACCAAGTTGTAGTTGGCGCTGCAATCGAAGTAGCTGATCTGTCTACTCGTATTAAGACTGATTTCCAGTCTCTGCTGGATATGATGTCCCAGCGTGATCGTATCAAAGCTGCTCTGATTAAAAGCAATGCGGAAACAATCGTTGAGATTGGCTCTCGTAAGATGACTGTTGCGGAAGCAATTGAAGCTAAGCGTTCTATGGAACTTAAAGCCCAACTACTGGCTAACATGCGTAAGCAGTTCCATGCCGCTACGGTTAAGTTTAATACGCAGAAAGCACAGTTTGATGCTAAATATGAGCGTTTGCAGGATAGCATGGCTACCCGCGATAAGAAAACTTCCGAAGATGAAGTTAAAATGCAGCTCAACCTGCTGGAACTCAAGAATACTCCATTCTTGATTGATCCGCTGGAACTGGAAAAGCTGATTAAGCAGCATGACGAGGAATATCAGGACTTTGCAACAAATGTTGACTTTGTTCTGTCCGAGTCTAACGCTTCTACCTTCATTGAAGTAGAGTAATAATTTAAAAGCTAGTAAATCGGTAGACGAAAGCCCAAGCATCTTACCTCGCAGCAGCGGTTGAAATACGAGGTTAAATAAGACCGCTGACCATACTATAAAGTATAATCTATTGGAGATTATGTTTATTACACCAGCCTTTTAAGCTGACACGTAAGAACAAAGCGTCGTTGATATTACCGACACAACTTCAAAGATCAACATTTAAGTATGAAAGCTGAAAAGTTTAAAGAACTCAAACTTCTAAACTTCTAAAGCTAAAAGATGCAAAGTATTCGTTGATGATTCAAACCCTAGATCAAAGGTACATGGCTCATAAGATATGGCCTGTGGCGCCTCTAGGCTGTTTATCGGTTTACTAGTTTCACAATTTAAAAATGTATTTGCTAATCTACTAAATTATATGTATAATATATTTTTAAATTGATGAAACGAGGCTATTATGACTTTTCATATTTTGATTGATGATGTGCGTAATCTTCACGGAATGGACATTATCATTCGAACCCCAGAAGCCGCTGTAGAGTTTCTGAATAAAACTGATACCACCGGCCATTTCGTTTATATGGATAATGACTTGGCTGTAGATGGTATGGAAGGTTATCAAATTCTTCGTTTACTCTTAGAATTTGGGCAGAGACCAAAGAAAGTGGTACTAGTAACCTCGAACCCAGTAGCTAAGCAAAATATGCGTAATGATTTGCTTGACTTAGGGTATAAAGAAAATCCCAATCGTGTTGAATATGATTGGCAGGAGTAAAAAGAATGAAGGCAGCTTTGCTTTTAGTAGCTGCCCTTACCTTCAGCTTTAGTAGTCAGGCATCGCACGATGCAAAAGAAATAGATTGCATTGCTAAAAATATCTATTTCGAGAGTCGTGGTGAGGGCATAAAGGGAATGACGGCAATTGCACATGTTACTAAAAACCGTGTAAACTCCGGTAAATTCCCAGATTCCTACTGTAAAGTAGTATATCAGTCTAACCAGTTCTCTTGGGTATCTAAGAGACCAAAAGTTGATAAAACTGATGAGGCTTGGCAAACCGCTAAGAATTTAGCTAGAGTGATATACTACGTTGATTTACCACAAGATCCTACACATGGAGCACTATACTTCCATAGTGGTAAAGATAAACCTTACTGGACAAAGAAATTTAAGAAAACAACTAAGATTAAGGGACATACATTCTATAAACCTGTTGTCACTAAAACTTAAAAAGTTACTTGCTTAACTACTTAAATTTCTGTATAATACTTTCATAAATTAATGAGAGGAAGCGAAATATGAAATCAGTTGTAATTATTGGTGTTAACACTCGCGGTATTCGTACTACGAAAACTGTTAAAACTTCTAACGTTGCTGAAATCACTACGAACCCTAAAAAGTTTGATTTCGCCAAAGTCTCAGCAGTTATGACAGAGCAATCTTTTAACCAAGCACTGGGGATGAAATAATGGGTGAAAATATCCTAATGACCCTTCGTGGACTGCTTAGTCTAGCACGTACTCACGGTGATAAAGAGCGGGCGCTTAATCTTCAGACCATGATTGGCGACCTGCAACGTATTGATAAAGATATTGTTACTCGAACCGAGTTCGTAGCCTATCTGAAAGCTCAGATTAAGGCTCTAGAAAATGCAAAGCAGCGCGCTATTAAAGTTGGTACGAAAGTTCCTACTGATGTAGACTATGAGCAACTGCTTTATTCCATGCTGCAAGAGTATCAGCCAAGTCAACTGACTGAAACTGAAATTCGTAAATACTTTGCAGAACTGGTTAAGCTAAACCCCGGCATTACCAAAGCTCTCTTAATGAAAACCATTAAGGCAGAGTTTCCAGGGCGTTATGAAGGTAAAACAACTGCTTTGATTGCTAGCGAATTTTTCTAAAAATTCATTTGCTAAATGCTTATAAATTCTATATAATATATTCATAAATTAGATGATAATTAGGCATCTAATTTATAAATAGTGGGGTGTGGAAATCACTTATGTAGTAACACTGCCGTCCTAGTATAATTGGTATTATCAAGCCGTAACTGGTGGAAGATGTAGGTTCGAATCCTACGGTCGGTAAGAACTGGATAACTGATGCTTTTAACGTAAAAGCTTCCGAGGTTAGTTGCGCACTGCCTAAACCACGCGGTAGTTGGTTCCAGACTAACCAACCAGTCTGCTGAATAGTTTTATTACGGTTTAACTATGTCCAGGCTAAAGAAGAACTTTAGAAGGTATTCTAGGATAGTGAAGTTCTTTCTCCACATCGGAGTAGTTTTTCAAGCTATCCACAAAGTGGGAAATGCTGACATGAGAGATGTCACTAATGGTGCACAATAGCACAGGTAATTCGCGATAATTCCTGTTGAGTAGCAGCAAAAGGCGGGAAGTCATGACCCCAAGCCTAACCGAGTCCTCAATATACCGCAGGACATAACCACTAAGTCACCCTGACTTAAACTGGAAAATAATAGACGTTACTGTATTTTGTCTTGAAATACTTAATGAGTGAGACTTATGACTCTCCCGGTATCGTCTGTATTTTTAAGAGTTTTTACGAGAGTTCTTAAAAATACTTAAACGGGGTGTAGTCTAAGGGAGAGGCAGGAGTCTTCTAAATTCCTTTATGCAGGTTCGAATCCTGTCACCTCGGCCAATTTTATTAACTGTAACTAAAACAAAGGAAATATATGTTTAATACTAAAAATATGAAAGAACTGACTTCTGAGCAGAAAGTAATTCGTACTATTAAACGTTGGGGGATTGGTGCTGTAGTTGGTTTAGCAGGTTTAGTTCTAGCTCTTAACTCCTATACCGTTGTTCAAGACGGTACTGTTAAGACCCAGACTTTCTTGGGTAAAGTTGATCCTAATCCAGTATTACCTGGTTTCCATATTGTAAATCCTTTTGCTTCTTTTGATACTTTTAGTACTAAAGATATTGCTCTAAAATTAGATAAACTTCAGGTTCCTAGTCAGGATAAGTTTAAATCCACTGTTGACCTGACTGTTATGTTGCAGTTTGATGGTTCTAAAGCACCGATTAACCGTATTAATGCAGGTACTCAGGATCAAGCGTTAGACAAATATGTAACTGAAAAATTACTGTCTACTATTCGTGAGTTTGGTAAGTCTGTACCTAAAGCACAAGATTTATTTGATGCTAAAATTCAGGCTCAATTGCAAACTGCAATTCAACAGGAAGTTGAAGAGTATGCACGCCCATATGGTTACACAGTTAAGCAGGTGTTCCTTCAGGATATTACTTTGCCACCGGTAATCATGGAACAGGTACAGAATACCAAAGTTCGTGAAGAACAGGTTAATGCTGCTAAAGCTGAATTAGCTCGTGTTGAACAGGAAGCACAGCAAAAAGTTAAACAAGCAGAAGCAGATCGTGAAGCTCGCAACAACCAAGCTATTGCTAATGAACGTGACGCAGATGCTAAACTGTACGCAGCTAAGAAAGAAGCTGAAGCTAACGCCGCATTGCAACGTACCATTACTCCTGAGATGATTCGCTGGAAGCAACTGGAAGTTGAAATGATCCGTGCTCAGAAGTATCAAGGTGGTGTACCACAGACGGTAGTTGGTACTGGTTATGATGGCCAAATGATCATGGATATGCGTAATAAATAATACCCGCATGTAACATCTAAAGTAAGCCCTGCGTTTCCTGGAGAGCGCAGGGCTTTTCTATATAATGTAATTATAAAACTAACTAGGAGATTAAACATGGGTGTTGATGAATTAACACAACATCTTCTATCTAGAGGATTTGATGCAGATAAATATCATTGCTGGTTAAGTCCGGAAGGATGGCTAACAGTCCCGTTGTATGATTTCTCTGGGATGTTGAGAGGCTATCAAACTTATAATCCTTCTGCTCCAAAAGGTCATGGTAAGTGTCCCTTTGAAGCTAAATATTTTACCTATTCTACTACCCAGTGTGTATGGGGATTAGAAACTCTCAATGGAGATGAAAAAGTAGTATTGATCGCTGAATCTGTATTTAAGGCAGTTGCGTTACATAACGCTGGTTATCCAGCCCTAGCAATGTTGGGTTCTTCTCCAGGAAAAGCGTTATTAAAGCAACTGAAATTATTACCTTTTAAATTGGTAGCTGTCGGGAATAACGATCCTGCGGGTGAAAAATTTGCTAGAAAATTAAACGGCTTTGTTTCTCCTGTAGATGTGGATGAGATGTCTACCGAAAACTTGAAAAATTTTCTTGCTATGAAGCTAAATTTCTAATATAATATATCTTATAAATTCGGAAGAATAGCATAACGGTATTGCAGCAGATTGCTAATCTGTCGGTTTGAAATATAGCCTTGTGGGTTCGATTCCCACTTCTTCCGCCAAATTCTGGTTCTCAAGCTCATATGGTATGAGCACCCAGCTCATAACTGGAAGGTACGTAGGTTCGAATCCTCGGGGAGCCACCAACTTAATTAGGGGATTACAAGTGGAATTATACATAGTTTATGTTGTGTTTATTCAAGATAGAGAATACCCTGATGAATATAAAAAAGGATATAGGTTAGCCAGAGCTACCTCTGAAGCCCAAGCTATGGATAAAGTGGCAGATTATATGATTACGGTAGAAAACGTACACTATATCGACTACCTTGAGGCCTCAAAAGTAATTGACTAAGGAGACTATATGTCCAAGTTTCAAGAACTCAAGCAAGAGCTAGAAGAATGTGCCTGCCCTGAGTGTAGGGGAATTGGTGAAAGTTCTGATGCAGAAGCAGGAGATACTTTTTGCAATATCTGGGTTTGCCCAAATTGCAATGGTACAGGTATTAATCCTAACTGTGGTATTTCTCTAGATATTGAAAGAGGGTAATATCTGTGAAACTAAAAGATTATTATATTGGTTGGTTTGTGGGACTAGTAGTAGGATTTTCACTAGGCTATAATATGTATCAACTAATAAACTGATTACACGGGGGTGTAATCGAATTGGCATAGGTACTGGACTTAAAATTCAGGTTTTGTGGGTTCGAATCCCACCACCCCTACCAAATTAAGGAAATAAGATGTATAGACCTCCACCTCCGCCAACACGTCGTTCTAGAGAAGTTATCCTCATGGAATTGACTAAAAACTTCAAGGCAACTCTTGAAGATAGAGATTTAGGCACGGATGAAGACATTGATTTTATTTGTAGACTATTAAAGATGAAACTGGAGAAACAACATGGCTAATCCTGAAATTACCGCACAACGTTTCATGCTTAAAGGCATGATTGCTGAAGCAGGTATGACTCAAGAGGTTGCAGACTTTCATAAGCAAATTCTTGATATTATAACTCTAGCTAAAGAGACTGGAGAAAAAGAGCACACAGCAGCAATTATGGCTATATCTCTTATTAGTCTAGACTTGGCTGAAGAATCTGGAGTTTAGCTCCTCCAAATAGAATTTTTAAAAATGTACTTGCCTTTTGCTTTAAATTTCTGATATAATAGTTATATAAATTGATGAAGGAGTTAACTAATGCAAAATCGTGTTATAGCAACTGGTATTGAAAGTGCAATCTGTAAATCCTGGGAAGGCTGGGAAGGTGAGATTGAATGGCTTTATTTCTACGATGTAGAACTTCTGCCGGAAGTTAAAGCTAAATGTGTTGAAGCTGGAATGGCTCCAGATGCAAAAGCTGATATTGATATTTCAATGTCTGAACTTAAAGGCCGTGTAATTACTGTTAGTGATGAGGGTGAAGAAGTTTTCGAACTTCCATTCTCCTTAGCTGTCACTCCTAAGTTCGACTAACTAATACAGCACTGAGCAAGTTCTTTAAAATTTGACTTGCTCAGTGCCTTAAAACTTGGTATAATAGTTATCTAATTTGGAAACATATTTAAAAGTGTTTAAACTAGTATTTTAGTATTTTTAAATATGTTGGATTAGTATCGTAGAGGTAGCGAAGCAGACTGTAAATCTGCCGACTCGGAAGGGTCTCGGGTGGTTCGACTCCATCATCCAACACCAAATTTAAGCCCTGTTAGACAAACTGGTAAAGTCACTACCCTTTCAAGGTAGGATTTGCGGGTTCGATCCCCGCACAGGACGCCAATTTCTGCATTCCTAGAGTGTTACTGGACAGCATGTCGGTCTCCAAAACCGTACGGTCTAGGTTCGAGTCCTAGTAGGTTTGCCAAAATTTGCACCTTTAGCTGAGATGGATTAGCGCTTGCCTGAAGAGCTTGAGAGGTTCGTTCGATACGAACAGGGTGCACCAAATTGAAGGAGCTGCTGATGCATCCTGAAAACTTCTTTATTTACTGCGCGGATAAGTCGCTGAAACGTAGAATTAACAAAGTCTATCATTATCGTGCTAGTCAACAGCCTTATGTATATGCTTTTGACGGTAATCACATTCCATTAGAACAATTATCCTGTGATTACATGATATTGAAGAACTTTGACGAGACAAAGATCTCAAGCGTTCACAATCGACAGAATCCATTAACGTGGAAATATAAGAAGAAAAAGAAAGGTATCAAATTCTTAAAAAATGTAGTTGCTTAGTTTCCAAAAGTTCTGTATAATAATTACATAAATTGAACTGGAGAAGCAACATGACAGAACAAGAATTGAATGAACGTAAGCTGGTAATGCTCCGCTTACTAAACATTTTCTCTGGTATGGATGGGGGTATTGACTTTGTTCATCTACGTTCTTTTGTAGAAGAAGCAGAAGGTGAATCTATCACTAAAATCCTTAAACATATGGGTTTACTATTAGATGCTGCTGGTGTAGCAACGGAATATAACCTCGAAGATCTACCGGAGCGTGTTAAATGAAGAAGCCAAAAGCTAAATTAGTTAAGTTCGACTGTTGTGACACAGAAATCTTATTCACTAAGTTTGGTGAATTTAAGATGTGTGAATGTGGAACATGTGGTTATGATCATGGTGATGGATATTATTGCAGGACTCTTGGGCCAGCAAATCTAATCCACTTTTCATGGCCGGAAGATAAAGAATAATTGCATCCTTGTCCGAGTGGCTTAGGTGACGGTCTGCAAAATCGTCTAGGTTGGTTCAATTCCAGCAGGGTGCTCCAAATTCAGGGTCGTTAGCCAAGCGGTTTGGCGGTGGACTGTTAATCCATGTCGAAAGACAACGTAGGTTCGAATCCTACACGGCCCGCCAAATTCTGTGTAGAGTTAAGTAAACCGGTAGCCAACCAGCTATCATTGCTGACATCGAATTCAGCCACAGATACCATTTTCATTAATAACTGAGGAAACAAGCATGTCCAAGAATGTAATTGCGCAGCTAGAAGTTCATCGTGATAGCACTATCAACAATATTGAAGTTGAGAAGAAATACATCGAAGAACTTAAACATGATATACTAGTAAGTCTCAACCGTCTTAATGTACGAAAAGAGTTTCTTAAAGAACTTAATGCAGCTATTGAAAAACTCAAAGCTGAGTAAATGAATTATGCGACCGGGGCTGGCTTGGTAATGGTACTCCCCTGTCACGGGAGGGAATGTGGGTTCAAATCCCATCGGTCGCGCCAAATAAGGTAGGTTAGCTATGGAACGTAGAGAGTTTACTCCAGAAGAGATAGAGCAGATAAAAGAATCTGCTACGAAAAATGCTAGAATATCTCTGTCACTAGAAGGTATCATTATTAGTGATGTAAACTTTGAAAAAATCAAAGCCATAGCTGATGAACTGGAAAAAGTAATTTAATACATCCATAGCTCAATGGTTAGAGCTACCGCCTCTTAAGCGGAGGGTTCTAGGTTCAAGTCCTAGTGGGTGTACCAAACTAAACTAGCACGAGAAATATACTATGCGTAATGCTAAAGAAGAGTTGTTACTTGCCTTAAAAAATACTAATTCTGAAGTTAAGTGTATTAAAATAGAATTCGGGTATTATGGGGACAAAAAAGTTTGGGTATTACCTCTGGGGTATACAGAAGAAGATATTGGGGATTTTCTTAATAACCTAGACTTTGAGTATGATTCTGGTTATGGTGGACAACTACTTTATGGTAATGTATGGTTTGCCGATGGAACCTGGCTAGAACGTGGGGAATATGATGGAGCTGAGTGGTGGGAATACAAGGCTACTCCAGCAATTCCAGAGGAATGCCGAACAATTAATGGTGAAGTAGATAATACTTTAAGGTTAAACTAATAAAATTTCAGTGCAGAACACGGAGCTAGCAATTCGGAAGTGCTGACTCATGATAAGCTGCCTATGTACTTGCAAAGCGGTCGTGTCCAAGACTCGGACTCTTGCACTGAAAACAATCAAACATTCTAGCGTGGTTGGTGGGGAAACCAGCTTGGCGAGGGCAGAAGCTCGTTCGATTCGAGTGAAAGAATGGTTCTCGTAAGTCCGCACAAGTGATAACAGGTTCGAGTCCTGTCTAGAATGACACTATAAAGTTTACTTATTATGTAGGTTCCGATAGATCGGCGGGTCTATTCTGGCATTTAAGAGAGGTCTCGCAAACTTCTTTGTCAGCCGTGGGGTTGGTAGCCTCCAGGTGGCCTACACAATAAGTAAATTTATTAAAAATTCATTTGCTATTCTGCTTAACTATCTGTATAATATATTTTATAAAGTGAAGAGAAGGAAAGCAAAATGAAACACAAGATAGCTCAAGTTTTTATGGCATTATGGTGTATGCCAATAGCTATAACAGCATTTAATCTAGATACTTTTACTATAGAAGAAAAATGTATCGGATTAGTTAGTGGCTTTAGTATGCTTGGCTTATCTTTGTTGTGGTTGAAGAAATAATATTCTCCGTGTAGCTCAGTTTGGCCAGAGCGTTTCGTTTGGGGCGATAGGGTCGGGGGTTCAAATCCTCCCACGGAGACCAAACAATTGCGGGTTAGATCTCTGGTAGAGATCGCTAGTCTCATAAGCTAGAAAGAGGTAGGTTCGATTCCTGCACCCGCTTCCATTTTAATAGAGGATTTCGAAATGAAAGTATTTCGATTAGTAGTAAGTGACAAACGCTTAGGTAAGAATACATCAAAATCCTTACTTGCTCATTATGGTAGAAATTGGGATGAAGTAATGGCAGAGTTTAGTACTAATCACCCTTACTTGAAAGTTCACTCTATTAAAGAAGTATACAATGGTTACTAATAGATCGCTAGCTCAATAGGTTTAGTAGCATCCGACTTTTAATCGGAAGGTTCTGGGTTCAAGTCCCAGGCGATCTACCAATTTGCTCGGTTAGTTTAATGGGAGAACCCCGTCTTTACATGGCGGTTGAGATAGTTCGATTCTATCACCGGGTACCAATTAACTCAAAATAAGGAATTGCAAATGCAATTATCAAGCAAGATTCAAGGTTATTTCGGTCATGTGACAATGGAGTTCGCTATCTCTAAAGGTTGGGACTTCGAACAAGATTTAGCTGAGTTCTACAAAGATATTGATCTGAACGTACCGTACATGGGACTTTCTACTGGTCAGGAGATCACAGAAGCCGATGTATTCAAGGCAAGTCAAGGTGAGGTAACACCTAGTTTTGCCGAGTTCTGGTTAGGCATTACGTTAAAAGAAGATGCACCAGATAGTGGTGTACTAATGTCTAGTATGCACTCTGGAAGTTCCGATTACCTTTTCATTAGCGATGTTAAGGAAATACAAGAAGTCTGCAAAAATGTACTTGCTTGATGCTTAATTTCTTGTTATAATATTTATATAAATTGATGAGGAGAAATCCTCATCATAGTTCACTAAGGTATTAGCTCGACCTAGGACTGGCTGCCAAAAAGCACGATCCCTACGATTCGGGAGAAGTTCTAGATTGGTCCACTAGATTCAGCGGCAACTGAATAGTGTATTGGGTTTGCGAGATGACGTAGTTCCTTCCGCTCTAAGCGAAGGTGCTGTAGTTACGCCGAGCTAATAGCCTTAGTAAACTAAAGAATTTGGGGAATGGGTCTGCATGGAGTGGACACCTCGCTTGCACCGAGGACATCAGAACGGTTCGATTCCGTTATTCTCCACCAAATACGCGTGATTGATGGAATGGGCATACATACCGTCCTTAGAAGTCGGGTTTTGAGGGTTCGAATCCCTTGTCACGCACCAAATTTGATGGTCAGAGTAAATTAAACCTACTATCTCGGTTGAGCTGTTTTAATGGGTTCGAATCCCAGCGAGGCGTAACTGCCTGGTGTGATAGAGGCATCATCTTATTATTGGAAGAGCAAATCGAATTGGCGACGAAAACCACTTGGAAAGTGGCTGACTGGTAAAACGGCTTGAGAGTTCAAATCTCTCCTCTTCCGCCAAATAACTTAATGGTAGGTCAATCCAATGGCTGGCGCTGGACTCCGACTTGAAATCGGTTGATCGTAGTGATACGGTGTAAGGGTTCGATCCCCTTACCTACCTCCAAATCTTGAAGTATGCCGGAATTGGTAGACGGGGCTGCCTAAAAGGTTTATGGGGAACATCCACTCCCCGCAACATACCTCATAAAGCGGCTGAGATAAATGGTCTATCTCGTGAAGGTTCAAGTCCTTCTACTTCTTGATACATCTATGGCTCAAAGTGTAACGGTGCTATTCGAAGCTCTTAGTAAGACTTCCCCGACATGCGTTCGGGAGTAAGCTGCTAAGGCTAGAGTAGAAGAGTTTCTGAGAGCCGCCACAATTGAAAATTCGTACTCGTCTTGAGCTGCGTGCAATAGGAGATAACTTGATTAGTATTCTAGAACATGCTAATTGAGGAAGGTTTCGCTAACCCTGCGAGTTTTCAATTGTGGCTATATCATAATTGGTTAATGATCCTGATTGTGAATCAGGCCTATGTGGATTCGAATTCCACTAGCCACCCCAAATTAACTTAAATAGGAAATAAAATATGGCTGATTTCTGCAAACAATGCTCCATTGATATGTGGGGCAGAGATACTGGTGATCTTTCTGGTTTGATTACAGAAGCTGAGGTCAAAGAAGGTTATGGTGCAGTTGTGATTTGCGAAGGATGCGGAGTTATTCGAGTAGATCATGAAGGCAAACGTTTAGAAGAATCTGAGCCAACAACAATTTTTCCGTAGAATAAAAATTATTGGAGTGTAGATCAATTGGCAGATCGTCGGCCTCTGACTCCGAAGGTTCCTGGTTCGATCCCAGGCACTCCAGCCAAATAATTGGAGAGTAGTGTAACGGTTAGCACAACGGCCTTTGACTCCGTTAATGGTAGGTTCGATTCCTCCTTCTCCAGCCAAACAATAAGCGGTTAAGCACACGGGTTGTGTCGCAGGCCTTCCAAGCCTCGCCGAGTAGGGTTCGATTCCCTCTAGCCGCTCCAACTTTAAGGAAATGTTATGCACGTTTTTGAATTTCGTAATAAAAGTACCGATAAACGAGTTATTGTTATTGGAGAAACATACCGAGCATACGAACAAACTGACGGCTCTGTTATCCTGAATGACGAGAAAGGAGGTTTTAGCTTTTATCCCAAAGAAACTTACGAAGAATTTCGTACAAAGTTTCTTCTACCAGACTGGCTAGAAGTAGCGTAGCAACGAGAACCCGAAGATGGCTGATAACCTAAAAGTCAAGATCGATAAACAAAAGAAACGTGTCGAAGTAGAGATTGGTGAAGAACGTGTAGCCTTCACCTTTGAATTTCTACAACAAATGGCAATGACAGTCATGACTGATAAGTCTCCTGTTATTGAAAAAGAAATCCCGTTGAAATAACGGGCTATCGCTCCTAAAGCATTGTTGGCGATGCAGTTGCCTTGTAAGCATCTGAACCGGGTTCGATTCCTGGTGGGAGCACCAAATTTAAAAATTCATTTGCTTTCTCTCTTATTTATTGTTATAATATTTATATAAATTAATGAGAGGGAAGCCAAATGAAACGTTATCTTTCTGTTGTGTTCCAAACTGGTGGTCAACGCTATACTTACGAATTTCCTGGCTCTTGGAAAATCAAAGAAGGTGATCAAGTAGTTGTATTAACACCGCGTGATGGGTACAAGGTAGTAACGGTTAAGCAAGTCTTTCCAAAAGATCATGAATTAGCTAAAGGCATTCGCTATAAGATGATTCATGGTGTAGTTCGTCAAGTACCACGGGCGGAAGTCGAAATCAAAGTAGATAAAGATGGTAAACTTAAATATACCTCTTGCTTAGACGAGTTGCTATAATGAGGATTACTTTTACAGAAAAGATCATGAGTAATGGTGTTATGATCATTACCGCATGGGACGGTAATCAGTGGTGTAGTGTTTCAGGTATTAAGCCTGAAGAACAAACACTAGAAAATATCTCAAAGATTAAGCGAAGAATGGCAGAACGTGCACGACTTCCAGGTGCACCTAGAAATGGCAAACGTTCTGCTGTGAAATGTTAATGCTTCGGTAGCTTAGCGATCTAAAGCACTCGGCTGATAACCGAGAGATCGGGGGTTTAAATCCCTCCCGGAGTACCAAATTTAGGAATTAAGACTATGCGTCCAGGAAAGTTTAAAAAAGCTAATTGGTCTAAAGAGTATAAAGAATACTTACTTAGTCTAGTAAAACATAACAGTTAGTTGGCAGAGTGGTTATGCACCTCCTTCATACGGAGCGACTACAGTGGTTCAAATCCACTACTAATTACCATTAAAATAGCTAGAGATAGCTAAATTTAGGAGCAGCTATGTTAACAATTAAAATAATGTCAGCCAAGAATGGGGAGCAGATTCATACAGGAAAAAGTGTAAGCTTTAATCCTAGAAATAAAAGATTGGCTATAGTTGGAGTAGACCAAGCCATCTTTTTAAAAGAAGATGAAGTAGCATATGTCATGAACCAAACTGGTAAGACAGTTTCCGTATACTATGGAAAAGTATAAAGAATAAAATATCAGGCCTTTGTGCCTGATCTCTATGTTTATTAAGCTGAATGGGACTATCAATCCACAAGCCGGACTACGAGCGATTATCGGGTATTCACTTAATAAACAGCCTGCCTTCCAGTTTTTATCTTGCTTCTGGGTTAACAAAAAGCTGAGCCAAATTCTAACATCAGGGAGATCTAATGAAAGCTTATCAAAATCTTAAATCTGGCGTAATCAACCTCGTTCATGAAAATCAGATCATTCAGCTATACTCCGATAACGGTGAACTTAAACAGAAAGTTCTAGTTGAAGATCTAGAAGGTATCACACCACAATTCGATCCCGAAGCCTTCCGTGAGGTCAAAGTGGAAATCGCCCCTCAAATCGAAGGTGGTCAGCACCTAAATGTTAATGTATTAAGCCGTGACCAGCTTTTGGATGCGCAGAAACATCCTGAAAAATATCCTCAGTTGACCATCCGTGTCTCTGGCTACGCTGTTCGATTTAATGCACTGACTCGTGAACAACAGAACGACGTTATTAGTCGTACATTTACTCAGGCGATGTAATGGGGTTTGGATACGATTTCTCCCAGCTACGCAAGGTAGTCGAGCAAACTCCGTTTATCTCCCAAGTTTTAGGAGAAATGTGTGGATCGAGCATTAAGACGTCATCACCGGCAACGTGTGAAGAACAACCGCAAGAAGTACTGGACAGTCTTTCCACATGAAGAAAGCCCTAAGCGGTTAGGTATCATCACTACTACTCCTTGCATCTGTTCTTGTTGGATGTGTGGGAACCCTCACAAGTACTATAAGAATAGTAAAGCAGGCATGAAAACCTCGGAGATCCGGAAAATGGAAGCAATGATTATGAGCACCTCAAATGATGAATTTGATGGCTTTGTAGGATTCGGAGAAGGAATCAGCTCAGGCTGTTTCGAAGATGAACGCCCCGATCTGTAATTAATAACAAACCCCAGCTATTGAATAAGTAGTCTGGGGTTTTTCTGTATAAAGGTACATAATATATGTATAATAAAATTCATCCACATTAGGTTAATTTAAAAGACTTAATGGAGGTAATATGAGCCGTACTTATCGTAAACAATCTGGTGATCAGTGGTGGAAATCTAAAGAACAATTCTCTCAAGAATATTCTTTCCTCAAAGAAAATGGCTACTGGATTCGTGTTATTTATGCTAAATCCTGGGATGATGTAGAACAGGAAATGAAGGAAGCAACCATTCGTAATGAGAAAAAGGATGGTTATAGCTGGAATTCTATTAGTAAGAATGTTAAGTGGCATTCTAATAAAATGGTTCGTCAAGGGAATCGTCAAGAACTCCACCGCGTGATGAAAGATCCAGAAAATTATGACTATAATCGCGATCATGACATGCGTAAGCGTGGATTATGGTGGTGCTATGACTAAATTCTGAAATAATTCATTTGCTAAACCTCTCTTTTCTTGCTATAATATATTTATAAATTGATGAGAGAGGTTTGAAATGAAAAATCGCCTAGACTGTGCCATTCATGTTCTTGAACATGATGTTGCTGGAACCTGTATGTCTTACCATGAAGCAGGTCGTTTAATTAAAGAACGTGTGGCAGATGTGTGCGGATTGAAGATTACTGCTGAGGAAGCTGATGATCTTTTAGGCCAAGCAATTGAGAAAACCGAAATGTTCCTCTGCGATTCTTGTTCTTGGTGGTGCGAAGCTCACGAACACTCTTTCAATGATTATGATGTATGTCGTGATTGTAGTGGGGAGGATGAAGATGAATAAGTTTATTATTGCACTGATGATCTCCGCAGTTAGTTTCGGCTCTCTGGCATCTACCAAAGTTTCTATGAAAAATGGTAATGTTAAAGTTCAACAGAACGGCATTATTACCGAGTATGGTAAAGTTCGTGATGTTAAGGAACGTAATGGTAAAGTAGAAATATATACTAATAAAAATTTCTCTACTCCAGCCGTTACTATTAGCAAACGCGGTGAAATAACCACTCAACGTACTAATAGTTCTGATTCTTTTACTTGTCGTTATGATTGCGACTTTGAAGGTGAAGATGAATAATTTAGACCCTAGAATTAAATTTGCAATTACAGAAATCCAAGATCAAATTGATGAGGATTTTACTGTTTGGTCAAGGTCTGGTAATGGAGAATATTGCCAGCTTTATAGCATGAAAATGGGTATCTCAATTGAGCTTAATATCAACTCTGAAGGTAGGGTAGAGGCCCAACCCATGTTCAGTGTTCCAGGCTTCTCAGGATTTGTCGCAGGTATAAAATTGTGTCTACCAAATAACCATCTCCATCGAGTTATTTGTCAGTTAGAGACTATTAAACATTTCTTGCCAGAAGGTAACATTAATGACTACTACCATGAAGTTGTAGCAGCTCATATGATGAAAGAAAGTAAACGTAGGAGAGAAGAACGTGAAAAGACTAAACATCAATAGCACAGTGCAGATTCCAGCAACTAAGGATGTTTTAACATTCCTACGTAGTGAGAATACCCAATTTTGGCATGACTATATTCAGGAAAATAAAAATAATCCAGGCATAGTTTCTTTTGCCAAGAAACGTATCGAAGAATATAAAGATCCAGAGATTAAAGATGGGATGATTACTATGCAATTGTGGGTAGCCATGAATACGTTTGGACCCACTATGAGTCTAGGAGTTACTCCACTGTTTACTAATATTCTAATTAATGAAAAGGATCTGAAATGATTATTTCTCCGTTTGCTCTTTGGTTCGTCATTGGGTCTGTGGTTGCTATTTACAGCTTGGTTGATGATCTGTATATTTCTAAGAATAAAGATGTAATATTATACGTTATACATAAAACTCGACAGTTAGATCTGCCACCTCTTGATGATAAAACATTACTCAGATGTGCTAGATCTATGATATTTATTGTGGATATTCTGCTAGGCCCAGCATCTGTATTCTTCTTTTATAGAAAAACTCGTAATATGAAAAAATTTAAAGCTGAAATGCAGAATACCTAAAGAACTCGCGTAGGACCGAGTTGCGTCACCTGCAACTGTTACGGATAAGGGAGTCGTGCCCCTTAGTGCGGTAAGTGGTGAGGTGGCTGCTAGCCCTAACTGGAGATAATATGACTATATTACTAATTCTTGTTACAACCTGGTTTTTAATCGGTGCTGGATATGCGATAGCTATTATTAGACATTTGGATGAATATTCTGCTGAATGGTTTGTTAAGTATCTGCGTATTGATGATCAAGAACAGAAGTTTAAAGATGAAAGACAGAAAAAAGCAGTAAATAATATGACAGCCAAAGAATGTTTGTTCTATATGCGTATTGTAGGGTTCTTTGGACTATTAGTTGCTGGCCCAATTGGTCCTACCATTGTTCCATATAAGGAAACAGTTGCTGACATCAAATTGTGGAGAAATGCAGGGGTACTGTACAAAGCTAGAAAAACTAATATTACATAAGATTGACACTAAGTCAACTTACTAGCAAAAGCAAATAATGACAAAGCCCAGCCTGCACTTTTGCGACTGGGCTATTTTTATAATAAAATTTTAGTTGCTTAGATGCCCAAACTTTTGTATAATATGTTTATAGATTGAGGCAAGAGGATTAAATATGAGGATTATTTCTAAGTTCGCCGATGTGTATGATTTGCAGAACAGTTTGTTCGACCCAGATCGTGTGTGGGAACGTAAAACTGAGGAGTTACTGGTTAAAGTAACCGATGATGCAGAAAAGAACATTGTGCATACTCGCCAGGTATTTCGTGATGGTTCGCTATCTTTTCGTGGTGATTTCGAATATTTTGTAAACCCACTATTTGTTGCAGGTGAAGTTTACTGGTTACACGAGCTGTACTGCTGGCATCCAGCGTTTAGCTTCAAAACGTTCAACCTCGACACTATGTTCGATAAAATGGAAGAGATGGGATTGCATGCTCGCTCTTACTTAATGGATAAGAGTCGTGGAGATGTTCGTGAAACAATGCGTGATTTGCTCGCTGAAGCAAAACCTAAAGCAGAACGTATCTTATCCGAACTGCGTGTACCGATTGCATATGTGAAAGGTATTAAAAAGAACGATAACGATGATGTTCGTAACTTCGTGATTCAGACTAACATTCGTTTCCATCAGTCAGGTATTCCGTGGCAGGAAATTGAAAGTAACTTATACCGTTTACACCAAGTTCTCGAACAGTATATCTTTGGTGTACTAGGAACTGGTGAGCCTGATATGATTAAAGTATCAGATAAAGATAGGTTAGCAGCGCATGGATTTGATACAAAAACTTCTTTCAGGAATATGGCACGGTAAGTGGTATATCCTGGGAGCAGGTCTAGCGATAGGCATTGGGTTAGGTGCTTATCACTTAGTAGATAAAGTAGAGACTTTAGCGGGAGATCTTGCGGTAGCTACTAAAAAGATTTCCTCTCTAGAGACTTCCCTTAATAAGGTGAAAGCTGAAAGCGAACTTCGTGAGACTCGAATGAACCAGTATTTCACAATGAATAATATTTCGCAAGCAGATCTAGACAAAAAGATTAAGCAGCTAGATAAAGCTCTTAGTCGTCAAGATGTTATCGCTGCAAAGCCTGGATTGGTAACATTAATTGCTAAAAAGCAGAATAAAGAGTTCGAGGAAAGATTAGCATGTTTAACTGGAAACTTGGAGTACTGCTCGCAGCCGCAATCACAATCACAGGCTGTGCACAAGAAATAGAGTCAGAACCCACACATGAGCTACCAACAGCTCATGTAGATTGGCCTAAAGGACTTCAACCTTGTAGCTTTGACTTTAAGTTTGAAAAGAAATTAGCTACAAATGGGGAAGATGGCGTAGTAGTTGTTGTACCATATAAAGATTGGAATATGTTGGCAAAATGCCGTGAGGCAGAATATTCATATATTTCACGACTGACAAGTATGGTTTGCTTCTATCGTCAAGATTTACAAGAAAAACGTTGCTTAGTTTACTATCCACCCATTACAAATAGGAAAGATTAATGTCAGTATTAGTCGGTTTACATGGTGAAGCTGGTTCGGGAAAAGATACCGTTGCAAAATTAATTATCGATTGGTGTAATGACACGTATCCAACGTGTTTATCACGTCGTTACAGTTTTGCTAAGCCCGTTTATGAACTTGCATCCGTAATCCTCGGTGTAACTCCAGAGTTTCTAGGAGAGCGCAGGGGAAAAGAGATTGACCAATGGTTTACGGTCACACAATCTCAATTGGAGCGAGCCAGAGATGTGTGGTTTAAGTACGGTATCGATAAGTTTGAAGACTTCTCGTACGTTTGGCCTATTTTTGAGGAAAAGTATCTTAATCCTCAACAACTTATCTCAGAGAATAAAGAAGATGGTCTTTATAGCTTATTTATTTCTCCGAGAAAAATGTTACAGCTCATAGGAACAGAGCTAGGAAGGCAGCTGGTGCATGAACGCATTTGGCTCATAATTCTGGAGCAATCCATCGCTAAAGACGACCCAGATGTCGCCGTAATAACAGATGTTAGATTCCCCAATGAAGGAGAGCTACTCAGAGAAACAAACCATTTAGATATGGATTCTTTGATAGTAAATGTAGTACCAGCTGAGCAGAAGTTCACTATTAAATCAGATCATCCATCTGAAAGTGGTATTCCTGCAAAATATATTACTCACGAATTAGTTAATAAATTCGATGGTATCAATAACCTTAAACTAGAAGTTTATAACTTCTGTGACTTAGAGCTAGAACCACTAGTTGGATAATCAAGGATCGCTATGACTAAAAAAGAAGAAAAGACTAACCTGTTTCACTCCATTCGCCAATCTAATGAGTATACCTTTTTCTTTGATGAAGAATTAGGCCCGCCGGATGAATACCGTGATTTATCAATGGTACTTATGCAAGCAAATGAGGACGACGAAATTAATCTGATGATTAATGGCCCTGGTGGTTATGTTGATACTGCTGCACAGTTATCTAACTTAATTGCTAATTGCCGTGGAACAGTTATAGGACATCTGGTTGGTCCTAGTGCTTCTGCTTACTGCACAATTTTTCTATCCTGTCATGGATGGGTAGTACATCCACATGCTACGCTAATGGGCCACACGTTCTCTGGTGGGTTCTGTGAGAAAGGTCAGGAAATCAAGAAAGCCTATGAATCTTACAACAAGTTTGTAGAAGATATGATGCTAGATGTCTACTATCCATTTTTCTCAATAGATGAAATCGACGAGATGGTAAAAGACAACAAAAATATCTATCTAGATAGCAAGGAAATCCATAAGCGTATTGAAATCTTGGCGAAATATCGATCTGAGCAATATAATAAAGCCCAGTTACCTCAATCCGAGGAGCACAACGAAGAGTAAGTAATTTTAAGCCAGGGTTTAACGACCCTGGCTTTTCTTTTATCTAAAATTCTTCTTGACAACGACAAAATTTTGTGCTCCAGAAGTGATCTTTAAAAACCCATTGTAATTTTCCTCAAAAATTAGTATAATGGTACTGGTTAGAGGAGGTTACAATTGGAAAAGTTCTTACAATTATTAACGGTACTGCTCCAAGAAGCGAAAGATCCAGCATCGCTTCTTAAACGTCTGCTAACTATCTTAGTTGCTGTCATTATTTTCTTATTTGTTAGTAATACTAGCGAGGTGATGTCATTCTTAAAGACTTTCTCCACGTCTGCGGTTCTACAGGATGTTCAAACTCAAAGGATAGATAACTTTCCTAATGTAGCTAGAGAAAAGAGCATGGTACTCTTTTCTCAAACGGGTGCGGATGCTGTTTTTGTAGTCAAGTATAAACCCGATGCCATTAATGATTATTCTAACATTATTGCATGGGAAAGCAATGCGCAATTAGATAGGGCTGACTTGGCCGATAAAGCAGTAAATAAAACGTCTGAGCTATACAGACGTCACTTAGAGGGCTTTAACTACGCATCGGATTTAAGTGTAAGAGTAAATAAATATACGGGGTTAAATATACCTGCGTTTAAGAACGTTACTTTTAATTACATATACACTTGTCCATATTTCAATCTAAACAATATCTATGCTGGGTATATTGGTATTGCTTGGAAAGATAATCCTGTAGATGCAGCCGATTCTGAGAAATTTAAGGAATATTTAACAAAGCTCTGTTCACCACAACAGAGATCTTTAGGTAGATCAATATGAGTTTTAAATTTGGTAAAAATAGCGAAAAACAATTAGCTACCGTTAAGCCAGAGCTACAAAAAGTAGCTCGTAGAGCTTTAGAATTATCTCCATATGATTTCACGATCGTACAGGGTATTCGTACAGTAGCACAAAGTGCCCAGAATATTGCTAATGGCACTTCATTTTTAAAAGATCCTAGTAAAAGCAAGCATATTACTGGGGATGCTCTTGATTTTGCTCCATACATTAATGGCAAAATTGATTGGAATGACTTAGAAGCATTTTGGGCAGTTAAAAAGGCTTTTGAACAAGCAGGTAAAGAACTAGGCATTAAACTTCGTTTTGGTGCTGATTGGAATGCTTCGGGAGACTATCACGATGAAATAAAACGTGGTACCTATGATGGCGGTCATGTCGAACTAGTTTAATTAATAACTTAGGCGGGAATACTCCCGCCTTTTTAGGCAAAGGGGGCTTTAATAATTTTTGAAGATAGGAGAAAGCCATGTTTGCAGAACTATTCACTATGATGCTGCTAGGTATCTGGAAAATAAGTCTAGTAGTATTCGTTTTAATGATAGTCTTTACTATCATTGCATTAACTACCCGAAATAGCTTATTAATAAAGGTTATTCACGGACTAGAGTATACAATTATGGGTTCATTCGGCGTTTGTAAATGCAATTGCCATAGAGATACGAAATATTGTTGGTTATGGATGGAACTAGAGAATCCTATATCCATAGCTTTGGCTGTTTCATTCGGTATGATTCTTATGGCCCTTACTCTAGCATTAATACCTTTGATGTTAGCTGGGGGAGTTACAGCGTATTTCACCCTTTTCTCCCCGATACTTATGTACTCAATTTACCCAATAACTATGTATCTAGTTAGGAAAAAATTTATACATGCAGTAGATTAAGATAAAAAAGTAGTTGACTTTTAGCCCTAGTTATTATATAATATATACATAAATTAGTTAAGAGAGGTATATATTATGTCTGATCGTTTCTATACTCAAATGGCGGAACATTTTCGTATACCACATTACGAGCTAAACATTGCACTCCGTGATCATGACTCTCCTGAGTACAAAAAGCTCGAAAAGAAAGCGGAAAAATCTATTGATACAAAGGTAGGTGCATCTATGTCTAAGGGCAAAAAGTTAACTCGTCTTGATCTTAATAAAATTTTAACTGAACTTTTGGGTACTGATATTGAAGGTGCTAAATTACCGCTTCTTGTACTAGAGACTATGATTAAAAAGGTCAAAAATAAAGAATATAAGAAGGTAGAAGTCCCGGAAGGCAGATTAAAGGCTCCTTATCAGGAAGCATTAACCGAGTGTTTGGGTGTAAATCTTGATCTGAGCACCGCAACCGTAAAAACTATGAAAAACTTCTTAGAGGCCATTAATAACTATGAGTAAATTAGTATATCTATTGAAAGGTTCCACCTGCAACCCTTGCAAAATGTTTGAGCCAGTATTTGATAAAGTAGTCAATGACTATAATTTGGAAGTCCACAAAGAGACTGATAATACAGAATTAATGCAGAAATTTGGTGTGCGCCAAGTTCCTGTAGTAGTTCTGGCAGATCGCTTACCTAATGGTCGAGTAGAAGCTAATCATATTCTGATTGGACGTCAGCTTCGTAAAGAAACTATGCACGAAGCTATTAAAAATTTCCTGGATGATAACCCAGAGGACTAATAAACAAAGCCTGATCTTAGCTGATCAGGCTTTTATTTTACTTGCTTTTTGCTAAAAATTTTGGTATAATAGTTATATAAATTTGAGAGAAGAGCCATTAATATGCTTACATCTCCTATCTTTGTAGGGATTTTAGTCATATTAATGGCCATCTTTGCCACTCAAGAAGTAGGAGTATTATGATGAACTATGCATATCTAATTATTAATAACAATGTAGTTTGTGGTACTCGCGCCGTTGAGATGGGTATTACAGAAGAAAAGTATAAGTCACTTCCAGAAAAGGAACAACAATATTATGTTGAAGAAGCTGCTTGGGAATATGCTGATGTTTATCCCGAACAACGTGAAGATCGCGTTACTATTGTTGTTTCTTTGGGGCTGGTTGGCTGTGATACCGAAGTTGATACAGACCTAGAGACTTTAGAAGAGTGGGGAGAATTAGACATTTCAGCTAAAAACTCTTTAATCCGTGAGGCTTTTTGGGAAGCAGTTGACTGCCATGTTGTCTTTGAGCCTAACGATGAGGAAGCTGAGAAGCATACTAACCACTGGAGATAATTAAATGTTAGCGGAACAAGCAAAACGTTTAGCCAGGATAAATAGAGCTGCACTCCTTAAGAGCAAGAAGAAAACGTATAAGTATGTTAAAAAGAGAATAGTTTCTTCTGTGGAGATTGGAGGTTCTTTTGTACAGTTTAATCGTGATGAAATTAGTTATGAAGCTATAAAAGCCATCTATAAAGAGGGTTATACTCTCCAACTATCTAATGAGTATGGCACAACTATTTTAACTGTTATTTGGGAATAATTATGAAAAAAGAATTTAATGTACATAAAACTCTAGTAGTGCCGGATGACGCCGACTTGTTTTTCGTCGGTGATATTCATGGATGCAATGATTTGCTGGAAGATGCGTTGAAATTAGCTGGGTATAATAGCAAGAAAGATTGCTTAGTATGTGTTGGTGACTTAATTGACCGAGGCACACAAAACCTACAAGTTTTAGCCAAATTCCTGTATAATCCACATTTTATCAGTGTCCGTGGTAATCACGACCAATTTATGATTGCAGGAGATTGGGCTAATTGGATGTATAACGGTGGTATATGGGCTATGGAAGAGCTGGATGCAGACACCATTAAAAATATCGCCGAAGATATGGCTGAAAAAATGCCAGTATTCCTAACTGTTAGACATCGTGGTAAGAAGTATGGTGTTGTTCACGGTGGTGTACCTTTTACATACAAAGAATGCGGTAATGAGGTAGAAACCCCAGTATGGGATAATCTTATTGCACAAGTAGAAGCAGCTAAGGAAGACCCACATGACCATCCTGGGTACCATATTGAACCATATTTATGGGATCGAGATGTAATCCAAGAAATAGGCTTCTACTTGTCCAAAAACGGTGAGGAACATCCGTATTTTCAGCGTTATGCAGGATTTAAAGAAAAATACATGGTAGAAGTGCCCGAAGTTAAAGGGGTAAATTTTGTGTTCCACGGACACACTGGGGTTCCTTACCCAATACTCTATAAAAACCGTGTTTATCTTGATACTGGTGGTGTTTTCAACGGGCAGCTGACGGTTGCGCAAGTTAACGATGAAACTGGCAAAATCACCACATTTACTACAGACAAAAATAATAGCTGCGGTGTACAGAGGATTCTTTAATGAATGATAGAATGAAAGAGGTACGAGAAGAATTACAATCCATGCATATTGATGCCCTTCGTTGGAGGGCATTAGTTAATGCTTTCGTCAAAGGAGATACCGGAGTAATATATTCTGGAATAGCAGTCAATTTTTGTTTTAATTCTCCTGCTGAAATAGAGATAGAAACAAGGCTTACTACCTACCTTAATGAGGTAGATCTTAAGGAAGGAGAGACTCTAGAGGAGTTTAAAACCAAAGTGTTAACCTCTTGGGCTGATAATTTAATACAGAATAAGGAAAAGAGTAATGAAAGTTAAATTCTGGTCAGACTTGCACTTAGACCACCCTGGAGCGTTACGTTTCCGTCCGTGGTTTAAGAACATGAAGGAGCACGATGAGTATATTCTAGACACTTTGTCCAAGCATATTGGTAAAAGAACAAAACTTATTTTGCTAGGGGATATTGCAGTAGGTCGTGAAGGTCTGGCCAAATTAAAGTCGGTTATCCACAATGTTCCTAACCAACTTATTATGGGTAATCATGATGCGGAACGTCAAGGACTGAGCATTAGGGACTTAGCAGAAGTTTATGATGATATTCAGGCTCTAGGTAAACAGACTGGAGGTGGCAAAAAGTTTTGGCTATCTCACTGCCCTTTACATCCTAATGAACTTCGTGGCAAATTAAATATTCACGGACATGTACATACTATTTCTTTACGTGACCCACGTTATATTAATGTCTCATTTGAAATGAGTAAAACTCCAGTTCCACTAGAGGATATTGTGTCTGGTAAGTTTACTAGCTATGACAGAGTAGTTAATTGTACTACCGGCGAAGTATTACAAATAGGGGAAGATGTAGCTGCTGTATTACGTGGTGATATAAATGTCTGAGTATATAGCTGGGGCTATTATTAAACGAATCATACAAGCGATAGCAATACTTATAATCCTTTGTATTGCTATTGGTACGGGATTAGGCATTTTAATTAAAAGTTTTATTTGCTAAAATGCTTAAGTTTCTGTATAATTACTTTATAAATTGATGAGAAGGAATCAAAATGAACAAAGTTGATAAAGCTCTAGTTTTCGCAGCAGCAGATAAGTTTGAACAAGTTAAGGCAACTTTCCGAACCTTGTTCCAGTCTTACGTTCAAGATAAGTCTAATCCTATCTCTGAACGTTTGATGGTCTGGGAATGTCATGCTTGCAATGCCCTATTAATTGCGGATTATCGTAGCGATATAGATAAAGATCTGTGCGAAATTCTTATCGCTGAGGAGGCAGAACGTTATCAGTTAATCTCTTTCCAAGATTTGGCGGAGCATATCATTCCTGATGATCTTTGGGATAAATACTATGGTGATCCTGAAGATGAAGGAATGACTCCAGAAGCCTGTATTGAGCTGATCTGCAAAGATCATCCTGAAATTGCAGAGAAATTTGAAAAAGTTTTTGCTTCTGAGTTCTCCGGCGTTGTTAACGATTGGTAAGTAATTAAAAAATTCAGTTGCTTTAAGCCTTAAAATTCTGTATAATAAGTTCATAAATTAATGAGAGAGGAAATTCTAATGGAAAACATGACTAAAAATGAAATGGCTAACGTTCTGGCAATTCTCCTCGACATGCAGGGTTTTGAGGGTCAGCTCATGAAGATGTCTATTCCAGCAATGAAAAAGATGTATGATTCTCTGAATAAGAATGCTATGGCATTCAACCTTGCAAAACAGGAAGCACGTTTTGCTAAAGAGCATCAGGCGACTGCCGAACGCCGTGCAGCATCTTTTGAGTGTGAAGTTAAGCAACTGAAAGGTAAGAAATAATGGAAAGAGTATCAATTTCAATACTGTCATTCCTTATAGGAATACTAATATATAATATGGTTTCTCTTAACATACGCTTAACTGAAGTAGACAAGTCTCTTCATGAGCTAAACGTAGAGATTTGCAAAGTAACTCCAAATAACGAAAAATGTAGGGGTATTTAATGTTAATTGAAATTCTCATTGGATTGCTAGTGCTTATGACACTAGCAGCGATTGGTGGGGTTATTGGTATTGTAAGCATACGAAAAAATATGGAGAGTATGCTTATTACTAATAGTGGACTTCACTGCCGCTTAATAGAACAAGAACAAGATATTGAATTAGCACAAAGACGCTCAGATATTCTAAAAGAAAAACTAAACAATATTGAAGCAATAGCTGGGAATACAAAATTACCTAATAAAGTAATGCGTGCACAGATAATTACGGAGATTAAAAAATGATGATGTTTATTCTAGCGTTTTATCTAATTGTGGTTGGTGTACTAGTTACTAAGTACCACACATGGACGCCAAAGAATGTTGTTAAGGTAGCTTTGTTTATTATTCCAGTACCTTTTATTATCCTCTCTATGTTACTGGTAATGCTAATCGGTAAAGTAACAAAAACCAATGTTAAACGTATTGCTGATGAATTGCAACAGTCTTGTGATATGGTAGAGGATATTATTAAAGATGAAGCTTAATTTTAATGAATTAAATACCTTACATGAGATATTACAGTTTGTGAATAATAACATTAGTATTCCAGATGATACGTTAGAAGTTCTCATGTTAATCGAGAAAAAGGTAGGAATTGAGATTGAGGACTCTTGGAAACCACTTTCTGTATTAACACCACTTAATATGAAAGTGATAGTTAAAAATATTGATACTGGTGAAGAGTGTGAAATGATTCGTAAAGAACTAGCTGATAGCTATTCACCAAAGTCTGTAGTAATGTACCATGATGATACCGCTAAGACTCTACAGACAGCTAATTACGTATGGCGTCTCCCATGATTGATTTAGTACCAATTACTGCGGGGCTAATAGCACTATTAGTGCTTGCAGTTTTTATTATTGTGGAGCAGGCCAAAGTAATAAGGAGACTTAAAAACAATGATAAAACGTCTTGTTTATCAGGCACCAAAGATTGTAACTGAGTATTTTGTATTACTGCCTCAGATTGTATTTCTAACAGCGTTATTTAATATACTTTTTCGACATCTAGGAATAACGGAGAATATCTTCTACACTTCTGAACTACTTCCTTTTATGTACGAAGGCATCATCGTGGCAATTAACGGAGTTCGTAAATGACAGCACTACAACAACTACAGAATTACTGGTTTGATAACCAATTTAACGATCTCTTTATCCAGTTATTTGTCGAAACGAACGGACGCTTCAACTACCGATTCTTTAATAAGTTTCACGAAACAAAATTCTCCCATACAGAAATTAATGCAGCGATCCAAGACCTAACTGGTTCTAAAGTAATTCAGTATCGTGAAGTAGACTTTACACCAGATTGTTTTGGGTTTGAGTTGTTTAAGAAAGCGTATAAATTTGGTAAGTTTGAGGATGCTCGTCAATGGGTTCATGATTTCTGGTACAACACTGATATTGTTCCTAGTCGTGTACTAATTCTTAACTGGATTGCTAAACAACATCCACCTAAAGCTCAATCGTCCTTCTTACCAACAGACACAGGAAACCTTTACCATGACAGAAAAGAAAAATCCATTGCTGGAGCAGATGAAGGAATGGGAGAGTAATATTGAATCTGGCCTAATAGACGGTGAAGATATTGTTAACTCTATGCTAGAAGTAACAGTAGATAATATTAATCCTATTTTGGCCAGTGAAACCTCAGATCTTATAGGACTTTCTAGTACTTTCGATTCTTTAGCTAAATTAGCTTTAGATAATGAAGAGATAACCAAAGAAGATCTCGCCTCAGCTATGAATATGGCTATTAACGCTTACATTGGCAAACGTACCGATGAGCTGGACAAACAAATCAAAAAGCGTGATACAACGTTAAATCTTATGGAAACGGCCACTATTTTAAGAAGTGGTAAACAACTCCACTAATTCTAGAGGCCAGGACTTAATTGTTCTGGCCTTTTGTGTTTCAAGGAACTTCAAATGCAAGTATATGTCCTTACTAGAGATATAAATGAGTATAATCAGGATGGAGAGTATTTTGTAAAAGTATTCGCTGAAAAGCCAAGTAAACAACAATTATTAGATGCTGGAGTACCAGAAGACCAGGCTAAGTGTATACTACAAAATAAAGAGTTTACTGGAGACGCTTACGAATGTTTTTACCTTAGCTGTGAGAATATCTAATATGAGAGAGAAAGTAAATGAATTATTAATCGAGGAAGCTAACAACTTTCCAATAAATAGATTTATCAAATCAGATGGATCTATTAATAGAACTAAGATTAAGCAGCTACATCCCGATTTTCAGCAAGAAGCACTAAACCTTATATTTATCAAGAAAGCTGTTACAGTTCATGGAGCTTTCTTTGGATATGAGCGTGTAAATTATAAAACAATGCAACAGCAAGTCGAGATCTACTGCCCGGACCATGGTGGTTATTACTGGCAAACTGCTAGATCTCATTTAGAGGGGCATGGTTGTCGACTGTGCGCACACAAGGTTGTGCAGCGTGTCACGGATTATGGAACTTATACCGTACCAGCATGTTATCATAAATTTGTAGTTGACGATAATCATATAGTTTGGTATAATAAGTTTTCAAAGTTAAGAATGGAGATAAATAGTGAGTAGCTATATTATATGGTCAAATCCATTAGCAGCACTTAGTAACAAACTATTTAAAACAACATGGGGCTATAATGAGATAGACTTAAGCAGTCGCCCAATATCAAATACATGCCCTCTAGTTCCAGATCTGTATAAAGTAGTAATAAATAGCGTAGAATATTTAGTTGACGAATTTGACAGAAGGTATATACTAGAGTGCATTTATGATAACAATACATCAATGAATGAACTGATAGAATATGCCCAAATGTGCGATAAAAGCTGGATGTTAATATGGAAATCATAGCAATTATTTTAGTAGTTATGTTATTCATCGTAGTACTTATATCTTTTGCTATTATGCGTAGAGCTAGAGAACTAGCAGAAGATCTAATAAAATTGCGTGGTGAGTTGGCTGCTATCAAACTACAACGTGAAGCTCTCAAGCTATTCGTAGCTCAAGGTAGCGTAGAGCATACAGCGGAAGACTTCATCGTATATCTCAAACGTTACATGGGAATCAAATAATGGAAACTCTTTTTCTTTTAATGCTCGTAGGTTCTCTATTATTAATACTAGCACTTCTACTAATCTGCAACATTCTTAATAATAAGAATCTAGAGCTAAAGTGTGAGAACCAAATCCTTAATCGTGAACTCAAACAATATAATCTAGCAGCCCATAAACTGTTAGACAAACTGGAGAATAAATAATGTTTACACAACAACCTATTCAAGTAGTACCAGACCATGAACTGAACACATGGGATTATAGCTTTAAAGATTTAACTGCTACTGTACAATTCAAATCTATGAAGCTAACATTTGCACACACCGACCTTAAAGCCTGTAAAGATCTTGAAAGTAAGCTCGAAGATGCTCGTAAGATTTTTGGCACGGCTCGCATCCCGGCTGATAACCTGATTAATGCACTAATAGACGCTGGTTATAAACTCGTGAAGACTGAGGTGAACCGTCCTAGTGCTCCAGTAACTATTCGAGATTCATGGCCGTCCGGACCAATCGCAATGCTAAATAAATCATCGGATTTGCACAATATTCCATGTGGTGGTACGCTGTCATCTAATCAGTCCTATCGAGTTGGTGAAGATTACGGCCCTTCTGTGCAGTTGAAACATACTCAAGAAGCTTTTGAATCTGATATGCGAAGCGTAGCACCTGTGGATGCTGGAGTTTCTAGGAGTTCTGTTTGTACTATTCATTTTAATAATCCTAGTAAACATGGAAGTTTAGAGGATGCTATTATGGAGGCGTTGGGAGCTGCTATTAATGAAGATAAGAGAGGTAATTAATGGGATTTTATAGTAATAGAAAACCAAAAGGTGTAACTGGTAAATTCGCAGTTGAAGAAAGACCTTTTCCACCGGTCGATGTAGAGAAACTACGTGAACTTCTAGAAATGCTAGAAGGCTGCCATGAACGTTGTTATTCTGAACTCTCTTTAAATGAGAAACGTGTTGTTGAGATGTTCTGTATTCGTTCAGCTAGAACAGCTAAAGGTACTTCTCCAAAAGATGAAGTAAAAGAATACAGAGTTCTAGTGATGCATGCTTGGGCACAACGTTTTGCAGTTCATTCACTTCAGGAATGGTTTAATCTTCCAGCATATAAAGATTTCCATGTTTACGAAGATGAAGTTATGAATTATAATGAGTTATATGGTTTGTCCTTCAAAAAGACAGGCTCACCGATGCATGATGCACTCAATTCATTCCCTGATCATTACCTTCCAGTTCGTGAATACAGAGATCGTGAAGGAAATAAACCCTGCTTTACTATTTGGAATAAGTCTAAGACGATATCTGATCTAGATAATTATTGGTTCCGCACAAAAGAAGGATTCCTAGGAACAGAACCTTTACCTAAGGATCTCAAACCTATCCTTCCGCCTGCTAAACCTAAGCATGAAGTAACGATTGCTATTAATAGAATAATTCTAGGAGCAGATGATCTTACTAAACAAATCGCCGCAGTTATCGCAGTTCTATTTGAGGGTACAAATTCTTCTGCACGTTATGAGAAGCTAACAGATAACAAATTGCAGATACCTAACGAGTTGTACGAGAGTTCGTGCAAGATCTATGATAACTTTAGTAAAGTAGATTACCCCGTGAGATCCATCAAAGAACTCATGGAGTATGCGGAGATGGGGATGAAAGGAAATCTCATGTTCGATGAATAAACTCTACTTGACGTTATGATTTCTGCATGTTATAATAACTCTATGAAATAACATAGAATAAAGAGATCCACCCGGATACGGATAGTGGATGGGAAACTTCTATTTCCCCCGTAGCTTGTCGAAGGGCTAGGGAAATCTTAAGAAGTTTTGTACCATCTCACGCAATTCGTATCCCAGGGGTGGAGCATCTCTTCCAATCTTTGGGGGATCTTATACTTAAATTAAAGGTAAAACTTTTGACCACATAATTTACATTCAAGATGATACACTTGTTGCCACCGCTCTTCCTAGGATGGCACAACACTTTCTAGTAGACTCCTAAGTTTCTAGGAAAATCCTGTCGTATTTGCACATATTATAGGGCAGTTTCTCTCCTGCTATAAATATCCTAGGCCGGTTTTCCTATACAGGGCGGTTATTGGGAGGGCGGTTATTTCTAGGAGACATTTTTTGAAAACACATTTACAGAAATTACTGTCGGATTTGCACACTGACATAAGTTTAAAAACTGGTCGGATTTGCACAATTGCCTAAGTTTTCATGGACACATAATCTCCTGAAAATGGCAGCATTATTTCGGGCCGAAGGCCCATGATTGCCTGAGTTTTTAGAGCCACAGAAATTTTCACTTGTCAAGCTATTTTGCCCCATTTTGCTAATAAAATTTTACTTTTTCTGCACTTATCTCAAATTAACCCAAATCTTCTCAACTCTTCCCCAAAATCCCCGCAAATCAGGTGCTCCGCACCAAACATGCGCCCCATCCTTCTAGCCTCCCAAATTTCTCTCGCTCTCTTATCTTCTCCCCAAACCCATACAATCACACACCCTCCAATCGAAGTCACAAAAATCTTGTCGGTTTCGCACAAATAAACCCATGTCGGATTTGCACATATTCTAGCTAATTCCACAGGATTGATGCGCAGCATCGGATTGCTGGAGTTTTTGGGAAAATTCATTGTCGGATTTGCACACTATAAAAATTTTTCGGGTCGGATTTGCACACTACCAAAAATTGTCGGATTCGCACATACATGCCCGCACGTAACACCCGTGGAGCAATGTCGGATTTGCACAAAAGCGCAGGGCAATTGCCCTGCGACTTTGAATGAGAATCATTATCATTTAAGAAGTGGAATGCAAATGATAATTATTCTCATTTAAGAAGTGAAATGAGAGCTATTCAAAAAGTGAAATGATTCTCATTTAAAAAGTGGAGTGATTATCGGTTAGATAGTGAAATGCGAATGATAATGATTCGCATTTAAGAATGGAAGTGAGAAACACTATTATTTAAGTTATCCTCAGACTTATTAACAGCACGATTTGATTTGACAGAATCCTAGCCATTTTGAAGCGTTATTAACAGACTTATCCACAGCTTATCCTACTGTATAAATATACAGTATTCCTATGTAGTGAATAATTCTAATATACCGCTAAAACGTCCTAGATCGCATTCTAACGCGTTTAATTTTGGTGGAGATACTAAAACAAGGGCAAAATTGGAGGAGGCTTGAAAATTAGTTAGCCCGCTAACGATCACACAAGGCGACACGTAACACCCTAACCATTAGCAGGCTAACCATCGCGAGCGCGGTCAAATGAGAATCATTCTCATTTGAGAATTGGGGGCACTTCCTGATAGTTGCGCCCCGTGATTATTAGTCCGGTAGTCGGTGCGTGATTTTTTCCTCCTCCCCATAGGAATCTACCAAATAATGATAATAACCATCGTGATCATAAATCACTTTATCATATTCGCCACGCTCGACCGCTTGTCGGTTTTCCGGCGTATCGGGCACGTAAAAAATATCAACCATTGTACTAGTTTTGGTTACAATAATTTTATTGCTCATAATAACGCTCCGTTATTAGTTGATTATCTCACTGCGCCACCTTTCGAAATGCTGTTTCAATGCTATCCGCAGTGGATTGAATATATGCGCCTTTCATTATCAGCCGCTCGGTGCATATCTTGCGGAAAATATTAATAAAATCATCTTCATTTTCTGCAATTAATGCCTCACCCATAACCTGAACGTCACAAGATGCAAAGGTCAAAAATTGAAACGCTAGTTCACGGGCAACGACCGCATTGATTTTATAATGCGCCTTGCCCTCATAAATATTAATAACGCCCTTGTAAGCTGGGGAAAGCTGATTTAAGTAATTTGCTAGTAATGCCGTACGGCAATTAGCAACAAAGCGATTGCCTTCATAAATTATCATTTGCATAGCTCCCAAATAGTTCCTCCTATAATCATTAGCTGACTAATGATTATCAGAATAAAACCGATTGAAGGCAGGACGCCCCAAAAACGAAAAGCCGTTTTAATTTGCTGAATCATTTGTTAGCCTCCCGATCAGATAGCCAGATAAAAGCATAAAGATCCCCAACGAAATGGGGTCATTTTTAAATAAGGTGGCGGTAAAACCGCTAACCATTGCAAGGATAATAACAATAACGCTTTTCATAGTACCCCACGAAACGCAGCGTAAAAGGTGGCAAAGTGTTTAACCGTTTCAGCGATCACGTTGCCGCGCTTGTCGAATTTTTTCTCGGTAACACGAAAGGCATTTTTATTACGTGCTACATATTCGATTTTACAATCTGGACGCTCGAACGTGTTAGCATCCACCAGCTTAAAGCCTTTCGAACGTGCAAGAGAAACGTTGCGGATCATTTTTATTCTCCTTTACTAGTCATGCAGCCCAGCAGATAAGAAAATACAGCGATACCCGCGCCGATAATAACCGCGTGAACGCCGAAAGCTATTGCAAACAAAGATAAAATAGCGCCCAAGATACCCGCTAAAATAGCTCGAAAAATAACCATTTGTGATAGCCTCCTAGTTATCGGGGGATATAATATCCCCCGTTATTAATTACATTAAAACAATTTTAGCGGCTTGTTTTTTAGTGCAATGTTCAGCTTTCAGGGTATCTAGCAAAAAGCCAGCCGTTTGCTGATCAATCTTATCAGCGTTATATAATTCCTGAATGGTGTTATAAGTTTTAGCAATGCCATATTCTTGCACCATTTCGTGAATAATAACGCGGTTAGATACCCAGCCTTGAGCGGTGAACAGATGACTAGCAGAAGAGTAAGCAACCATTATAAGCCTCCAATTTTTTGGGAAATTTTCAATCCACCGTTTTGGTGTAAAGGCATTATAACAAAAAAGGCCACCATAAAAGGCGACCTTTACAAAACTTTACACTAGGTTAGCTATTACTCGCTTTCGTTGTTAACGGTAAAAGTAGAAATATCAATACCTTTCACCATTTCATCAATCATCTCAGCAATGTTAAAAGATTGCACCATTTCTAACATGGCCGCTTCCATAGCTGCGCCCGCTACCGCTTTCGCTTTTTGGTTGCTAGGGGCGTACTGGTCAACCGCTACGCTCAGCAGGTTGGCAATCACTACCCGACCAATCGGCGTATCAATATAACCCTTGATAATAAACGGTGCTTTTTTAGCCGCTACTTTCGTGATTTGAGTCAGTGCAATTTTACCCGCTTCCAGTTTTGCAGCATTTACAACAGCGGATTTATTAGCGGCAACAATATTAGCGATCTTGGTCATGGTGTTTTTTCCTTTGTTTTCAGTGATTTGAGTATTAACGCTTTGAGTGTTAGAATTTACAGCATGTTTTTCTGTATTGTCAATGGGCTGATCATCATCTTTCCAGAAAGAAAAACCAGCCTCTTCTATTAGATCATTATATACATAAGGGCATAATTCCGACGGTAACAAAAAATTACCGTTATCATCAAAAGCCATTACAGCCGCAAAACGATACCCGTCATAATCTGATCGATTCCAGCCAACTGATAAATAACGCCAAAATGAATCGAGAAAATTTTCTACATCATAAAGATCATTATCATTAGCCTCATAGTTTTCTATTGTGAAAACTTCTAAGCCCGCCCCGGTATCATAGGCTTTTACTGTGCTACCTTTTACGATTATGAAATCAGTATCCGACCCCCTGCTAGTAAGCAATTGATAATCCTGATTATATAAAACAAGCGTTGCCCCTTGTTTATATAACGGTAGAAAACTATTCATATTATAAGCATCATAATCATCAATAAAATTACGATGAATAGTTTCAATATTGAAAACAAAATGTTTGATGCTGGTTGACCTGCTACCGTCCAGCAGGTTACGCAATGCACCTTTTAAAACGGTGGCATTATCAGGTTTATAAAGCCTCATTTGTTCGGCCTCCCTCGTTAATCGGTGAGTGAATGATAAAGGTATTTTCTTTCTAGGGGCAAATATTATTTTACCTTTTTATTTTCCTTGCCTAGCGCCTAGTTTTATGCTAACCGCGCAGCGGTGTAATAAAGAGCAAACCACGGCGAAGCCACCAGGGCGACGGGTGAAGGCTTTACTTTAATATTATCCCACCGCATTTAGCTCGTTAGAAAGCGTTTTAGGCCGCTTAAAATTGATTGCAGTTGTTAACACTACCTTTCTACCCTGTATATTTATACAGTAGGATAACCTGTGGATAAGTCTGTGGATAAGTCTTTATATCGCCGCCTATCGTGTCAAATCATTTTGTGCTGTTAATAAACTTGTGGATAACTTAAATGATAGTGGTTCTCACTTAGGCCGATAGTTTCTTATAGTTATTATTTCTCATTAATTTATATGTATATTATACATCATGAAATAGTTAGTTAGCTAACGAGATTTTTCGTGATTAATAGTCTGCTGATAGTTTAGGCCGTTACAATCCACCAGCATGGTTATTATTCTAGTAATTATTAGTCTGCTATCTTTCCGATACATACTAACAAATAAAAGTCAATTAATTAATTTTATAAAATAAGTAGTTATCCACTGGAAAATAAAAGTCAAGTGGATAACTAGGAAAATTTCATTTTTGCTTTTGGGGATAAGTTATCAACAGGGCTAGAACACGTCTAAAACGCCCTAGAACGCGATGAAGTTTTTAGCCATCCCATCATAAGGGGATAAGCCGTTTATCGCTACCACGAGCTTTTTAGATTTTGTCAAGTAGGGGAAAGCAAATATAAATGAAAAAATTACTTGCCTATTTGCTTTGTTTTGTGGTATTCGCGCGCCCGTTTCTTTTAATTTTAATGCGCCGCGCCCAGGTCGCCGCACGCCGTTCGGTGGATCGTGTCTTTACGTTTCTTTACAAAAATAAGGTTGCGCCATTTTCGGGAATCCCCTATTATTTATCTCGTAGGGCGGCAATGACGAACTACACGGCGGGAAGTTTACCGCCACGCTCTTTAAAAATTGGGTATATCTTAAAGCCTATCGGCGGTAAACTTATTCATTATAAGGAATCGACGATATGAAACAAACGCTTTTGATCACTGGCAAGCCTATTAAGGCACTAGATAGCAAAACAAAAAATTTGTTGACAGTAGCGCAAAGATCGGTAAAATACCGATTCACGCAGTACAAGAAAGGTCGCCAGCAAGGTCTGGAAATGATCTGGCGAAATATTATGATTGACCTAAAAGAAAATCATAAAAAACTGCAAAAAACCGTTTGACAACCTAGCCGATAGGTTTTAAGATGTACCCAGTTCGAAAAGAGCGATAACTTGATAAAATTTGACGGTTAGGTGATTCCCCATAAATCATCCTGCCCCCTAACTGGGATATAGCAGCCTGCGTGGAGTTCTTTAAATTGATTATATTGGCGAGCGGATTGTTACTTATTACCTGCCACTACTTTTCTAGCAGGTAATGCGGAACAATCCCCTAAATAACTGGAGTTTATACTATGCAAAACGTTATTACCGCGCCTAAAATTGGTCAATCCGTTTTTATTCCTTTCGTTACTAAAACGGATGAATTAACCGGAAAGGCCGAACGCATTAAAGGCGCGGCGCTTATGCCATTTGATACAATCGACGCGGTATACGCTGAAAATGAACGTAGTAACAACGGCAAAACCGTTTTTAGCGTTCGCGTTAAATCCGGCGACGTTGTAAAGGTTGTTCAACGCAACGAAAAATGGGAAGCCGTAGCATAAATTTATAGTGTTAACTTTATATACCCCAGTAGTTCGGGGTATATAACGATTAACATTATGTTAATCTTATCCCTTAAATTAAACTAACAGGAGCTACAATCATGACTAACGCAAAAACCGCAAAATTCGCATGGAACGAAGAAAACACTCAGAAAGCTGTTTCTATGTACCAGCAGTTAATCAATGAAAACGGTTTAGATTTCGCAAATAGCGACGGTTTAAAAGAGATTGCAAAAGCAGTAGGCGCGGCTTCTCCCGTATCCGTTCGGTCAAAATTGACCAGTGCAAAAGCCTATCAAAAAAGCGATAAGCCGCGTAAAGTTGGCGGCGGTAGCTCTGTGCGTAAAGCTCACTATGTGCGCGTTATCGCTAAACATGCTATTGATTCCGGCATTATCAAAGACGCCGATGATCTGGCAAGTCTGGAAAGTGCAAAACTTGAAACGCTGGACGCCGTAGCGCAACTGCTAGGCGTTGCCGATGAAGTAAAACAAGCCGCAGGGGAATAATAGTTATACCTTGCCCCCTTCTAGTGAGGGGGCAATAATATAACTGTTTAGCGATAGTTATTTTCTTCCCTTAAATCAGGAGTTTTAAAAAATGGTTTTCTTCCCTACTGAATCTTTAATTCTAGGCTTATTTATTATGGCGGCCTCGTTATTGTTCGCTTATTTTCAAAATGATTTAGATTCGTATTATTTTAAACGTAAATCTAAATTAGCAAAACGTTTAGGTCTGATTTGTTTTATTGCCGCCGTTGCTTGTGGTGTTAGTTCTAGCCTTATGCCTTTAAATTAATGTTGCAAATTATAACGCCTATTGTTCGAGGCGTTATATTTGGCAATATTGCCGTTATTAACCTAATCCCTTTAATGGAGTTTTATTACTATGATTATTTCCGCAGAAAAACAAACCGTTATCCTGAAAATGGCCGCTGACTTCAATTTCTACGGTAAACGTCTGCGCGCCACTAAATTGGAAGTTTGTGACGATATTTCGAAAGCGGTATACGATACTACTAAACACTCCACCGCCATTTGTGATTGGCTGGAAGCAAATAAACCAGTCAAACCAAAAGCGGCAAAAGTAGCAAAAGCCATTAAAAACGATGAGCGCCCAGAAGCGGCGGGGATTGTTTCTAGCACGGTGGAAAGCTGGGAAGTAAAGCAGGGCAAACGCTTTATTATTACATCGATTCAGAATAATACTTTCCCGCATAAAAACTTTTTAGCAAGTCTGGAGCAATATGCCCAATTTATCGGTGCTGATTTGCTTGTTTCTAAGTATATTTATAATAAAAACGGATTCCAAAATGGCGAGGGCGCGGATGGGATAAAATATGATTCCGCATTCGATAAATATATTTGCAGCAAAAACGTGTTTTTAAATAACCGCCGTTTTGCTTTCATGGCTGAAATTAACGTTTTGCCCACCGCAGATTATCCGCTTTCTGGATTCGCTGAAACTGCAACGGCGCTTAATCTGGAAGGTCTGGCAATTGGTCACGCTAAAATTACCGCCGAAAGCGTGCCAGCTTTAAAAGGTGAAGTAGTGCGCCGTATGTATTCAACTGGAACGGCAACGCTCAAAAACTACATTCAGCAGAAGGCAGGACAAAAAGCCGAAGCATTGCATAATTTCGGTGCGCTTGTTGTCGAGTTCGACGAAGACGGTGAGTTTTTTGTTCGCCAGCTTGAAACGATGGATGAAAGCGGGGTATTTTATGATCTGAATGTTTGCGCTACTCCTGCCGGATGCTATGAAACGTCGGGGCATGTTTTAGGCTTGCAATATGGCGATATTCACGCCGAAAAACTGGATGATGATTGTGCCGTTGCGTCATGGGCTGGCGAAAATAGCTTGCTTGATATTCTTAAACCAAAATATCAGTTTGTGCATGACGTGCATGATTTTACATCCCGCAATCATCATAACCGCGCATCCGGTGTATTCCTAGCAAAACAGTATGCCGCCGGACGTGATAAAGTTCTGGATGATCTTATCGATACGGGGCGCGTGTTGGAGTCAATGGAGCGCGATTTTTCTCAAACAATCATTGTTGAATCTAACCATGATCTGGCGTTATCCCGTTGGCTGGATGATCGTAATGCTAACATCAAAGACGATCCCGCCAACGCCGAACTATATCACCGCCTAAATGCCGCGATTTATGGAGCTATTGCAGAAAAAGACGACACCTTCAACGTGCTAGATTATGCGCTGCGCAAGGTTGCAGGTTGTGAATTTAACGCCATTTTCCTGACTACTGATCAATCTTTCAAGATTGCAGGCATTGAATGCGGCGTACACGGTCACAACGGCATTAACGGCAGCCGTGGCAATCCGAAACAGTTTAAGAAATTGGGTAAACTGAACACTGGACACACTCATACCGCCAGCATTTACGGTGGCGTATACACCGCTGGCGTAGCTGGTAGTCTGGACATGGGTTACAACGTTGGCGCGTCAAGCTGGACGCAAACGCATTTAATTACCTATGCAAACGGTCAGCGCACTTTGATTGACTTTAAAAACGGTAAATTCTTTGCATAATTAAATTATTACCCTAGCGGCTTGAAATATAGCCGCTATTATAGGAGCTAAATTAGAATGAAAGTTACATTACCCAAAACATTGGACGAAAAAGTATTCATTTCACCGGATGAAATGGAATCCGATAAAGTTTACAGCTTCGGACCTATCCTAGCCGCCAAAACTAATACGGATGGTATTATTTCCGTCGATTCCCGTGATAACGATATTGTCCCTTTTGATGATGATGGTGCTTTTTATGAGTGGCTAAGCGATAATAACTTACCCGTAAACGGTGAATTAACGCCGTACCAGATGCAGATTATTATCAAATAAATTAAACCCCTTATTAAACTAATTGGAGTTATAAACATGGCTAAATCTAATCGCATTCCATTCGATCGCGCTCAATCCTCAATTGTTCTGGTTTATTCTAATGGCGAACGTTACCACGTCGAGGCGGGGCACGTTATTGATGAGCTATTGGACTTTAACGACGCCTTGCAGGTTACTACCTTTGCATATATGCAAGGTAAACTAACCAGCCATATTAAAGCAAAAGGTGTTTATGTTGACACTGTGAAACAAGAAACGATTATCATCGACGCCGTAAAATCCGGCCTAGCCTTTGCAGTTGTCGCGCCTTGCCTCGCTTGCCTCGATGATCAATTGATCAGTGCAAAAGTATATACCTGCGCGGGTATTCGTTCCCATGTATCAGGTGAGGATGTTAGTTTTATCGCTGATGCTCTTGCTTTTGGTCTGGTGTTCTAATAGTTAATTGAACATAGCCCACTAATAAAATATAATTAGTGGGCTAGATTGAATTAATCTAATCCCTTAAATGGAGAACGTAACAAATGAATAAAGCTATTATGAATATTTCCCGCAGCTTCCCGCATATTTCCCGCGTCATGATTTGGGATTTAGACGGCACTATCATTAATTCTTTCCATCGTGTAGCGCCTTGCTTTGATAATGAGGGTAATTTAGATTTAAATAAGTATAAAAATGAAGCCTGCAAACATCATTTAATAATGCAAGATACTTTATTACCATTAGTTGAATACATGCGCCAGTGCATGAATGACTCAAATACTTTAAACATTATTTGCACCGCTCGACTAATGAGCAAATCAGATTATTACTTCCTGCGCAAACAAGGCTTGCGTGGTCGTGATAAAAGCAATATCCGCGTGTTTTCCCGCGACACACTGCATAAATATTTTAAAGCTGATAAGGTTAGCGAAATATACCACAGCAAGGACGCAGTGTATAAATCTTATTATTTTGAGTTATTTAAACAGTTATATCCGAACGCTGATTTTACAATGATTGATGATCATAAAGGCGTGCTATCAGCGGCAGCGTCATACGGATTTAAAACACTGGACGCACAAGCCGTTAACGATATTCTATCAATCGGCGTGGCATTAATAGGTGAAACCTTTATTGATGAATCCCTCGATGATGATAATGATTATCAATTCCTAGCTGATCGTTTGAAATTATGTTGGGAAGGTATGACCGAGGAAGAACGCGCAGAATATAGTTGCAGCCCGCAACAATACATGGAGAAATTAAAAGTTGCGTAATAATTAAAGTTGAAATAGTTTCATCCTGCAATTAAAATGGTTGCAGGATGAAACAATTACCTTGCTAATAGTAACGGGGGTGGCGGTTAGCAGACTAAGTATTCTCCCCCAACCCACTGG